TCTGACTTTGCGGGATTGTTTGTCGCTCATCTGTTGTAACCTTACAACAAGTTTTAGTATTGGTCAACTGTTTTTATCAAGTTTCTATTGGTAGCACAGGTGGGAGTCGAACACACACGCATTTTATCAATAACCAACTGTTTTCAAGACAGCATCCGTAACCAGAATCTTTCGGATCATACTTCCTTTTAATTTTTAATCACGTTCATAAATATAATCATTTATTTTTTCTCTGGACGTTTTTCTGTTTGAGAAATCCATATAATCGAATAATTCATCTGGAATGTCTATTCCGTTTAATTCTCGTAAGTCTTCAATCAATTCCCTAGAAAAAGTAAACCCTCCAACTTTAATATCCTCTGGATATATAATTGGGCAGTTTGTATTTCTAGGTCCGTATTTGGATTTCATAAAAATTTATTTGTAAAGCATTCCCACTGAGGGTCGAACTCAGTTCCTGACCGTGAAAAGATCATATCCTAACCTACCGTAGACGATGGGAACATTAAATGGAGCAAGCGAAGGGACTCGAACCCTCAACCTTTTGATTGGAAATCAAAGACTCTACCAATTGAGTTACACTTGCTTTTCGTTAAAGTGGTGTTTAAAGTGACAATTTGCACAAAGCACTTCACATTTTACAATACATTGAAGCAATGTCAAGTATTGAATTCAAATTATCGTGAGAATCTATAGCGTAATATACTTTAAATTTGTTATCAACCCCAAAACATCCAAGAAACTGCTCTTATTACATGATAAGCAGTTAATCTCTTCCATCTGGATATCCCTAAGACTCTCATATGTTCCAGAAAAATGTGGTCAGCTTCCTTCCTAGTAAATACTAGGTCGCCGATACCACCCTTATTCCTATATAACCAATCATGAGTTAATGTGGATAAAATACCCAACTCAGTTTTACTTATAAGTAGTCTAGCAATTCCCACTGACGCTTGATCAAATTCAAAGCCAGAAGAGATCACTATTGGTCCCTTTTTAGTCAGAACGACATATGTCACTTTGAGTTTCCATAATTCCTTTGGAATTATTTCTTCCACCAAATGGCTTATATCCTTCATATGACCTATTTAGTTTGGTTGGTTTCGTCAAGTGGCGCTATCCTGATATCATTTTACATTCGGCAACCATTCGATATCACATTCCTCTACCGACCCCATCACCCGCCAGTCGTAAAAAACAGGGATTGTGAATCTCCCTATTCTGCAAGTCAGCATCCCAAAGATAGCCTATGAACAAGCTTTATGTAAATCTTTTTTTACTTTTTATTTAAATTTGTTAAGTTGAAGTCCGCCAGTTCGTGTTGAGGGACAAAATATGCGGGTGTCCCGCCATTAGGATTAAATAAAAATTTATCCTGTATTGCATCTGATCCTAAAATCCATCCTTTAATATTAAAGACGGCGTTGTGTTCGTATACTACTAAGACGTATTTGTGTTCTAGGTTATCTTTTTTGTGAGGACGTATAATTAAACGACCTGTGGAATAGTCGGTGCATCTAACTTGCCACCCACCCGCTACATCAACATCGTGAAATGAATTTACTGTTCCGGTGAATTCCTCACCCAACAATCTTGCAACTGCAATTTCTGCTCCTGCGCCAATCACATCATTTTTTCTCCAACATCCCTTCATGGGTTTACCAGAGTGACTTAAATCAATTAGTTGACCGTTAACATTAGTATCTCTTCGGGCGTTGCCCCATTTTCTGGCTTCAAAGCGTTCTTCTTTAGTGAGTGTTATAATGTTGCTCATGTATATACTATACACTACTCAACTTCTACATTCAACTCTACTGCAACTTTAGGAATTATTTTAATATCTAATGGATATACATATTCCGTAATGGGTGATTTAGCAAAAGTAAATCTCCACCAGCGGGGAGAATTATCATAAGTCGTTGTGTGCTTTTGGGCCGTTTCCACCTCTGCGGGTGAAGCATCCGTATATATTGGGATCAATATACCCATAGCATCCTCTTCATATAAAACAAAACCTTTACCCTCATATGAGGCATACATAACACTCGGGGTGACATCAAAAACCGGCGATGATCTAGATTTAACATAACTCATCACTAGGAATAACATTAAGAATATACTACCCACGACGAAAAAATAAAAATGGGCGCAGTCTCCATGGTCATCGGACATGGAAATAACAACAGTAATTGTAATATGAATTAATAGTAGAATGATAAATAAGATCATGTTGGTTAGGTTGTAGAGAATCATAACCCCTCCACAACCAAAGTCAAGTTAATTTAAATGTTTCATAAACATTGCCCACTTCGGGTCTTTCATTTTATCCGCAAAGAATAATGAAGAAGGCGACGGTCTCTTAGGAGGACGAATTAATTCCAATCCAGCCTCTTTTGGAGTTTGGTTAGACTTATAAGTATTAATTGAAGTATGGCACGTTACAAGGTTTTCCCATGTGTTTCCCCCACCACGGCTTTTTGGGATAACGTGATCAATGTTTAAGTCTTTCTTGGCGTATTGAACGCCCGTGAACTGACAAGTCATGTTGTCTCTAGCCATAATATTCCGCTTGCTCATTTTTGGTGGATTGTTTGGAATAGAGCTAAATTTAGAACAAATTACGATATTTGGGACGCGAATTTCCAACGTGGAAGTTCTAATAGACAAATCCGTGTCACGAACTGGAAGTTTGATCCAGTCGTCCCACCCCAACGGACTAAGTTCAGTTGGATTTGAAAAGTCATCGTTTTCAATATCTTCTTCTGACCAATCCATATGAAGTCCCAGTAGGTTTCCTGTCGAGAAACTTTCAAATACCTTCTTTGGGGTTTTTAGTGTGATTGGGAACCAATTTTTGTTCAATTCCAAAATCACTAATTTGTTCATTATAGTCTTCATAATTACTAATTAGTCTCCTTTCATTCGAAATATTGGTATGATACCATAAAAATATAGTCGGTCGAGGATAAATATTGACATGACCCCGAATTTTAACGAAAAACTACGTAAGATCAACGAATCCTTGGAACTCATCGAAGAACGGCATTACGCTAAGTGGTTGGACCAGAAGGGCCGAAAAGTATATCCAGGTAAATTATCCCCAAAGGAAATGAAAAAGGTTTTACCTCGCCGTATCGGATTTTTCCAAAAAGGCGGACACGTTTACTCTCTTCCACTAATCCCAACAACTGGTAAAATTCAAAAAGACTTTAGAAAATATTATAGAAAGACTTTTGGCCCTAGACCATTTAAGTAATATTAATAATAACTTTAAAGCCGAACACACCCACGGGCATTCGCCCTAATAAATATTTTAATTGCTTTAAAGTAATTTAGTAATTAAATATGCTTATGAATTATGAAAAACATTTCATGGCATTATGTATACCAGGAGAGTCTGGTAATGGTATTATAGTCATAGAATATGGCGCAAAGCAAGTAGAATGTTTGAAAATCTTTGCTGGCGGAAACACTAACTTGACTATACCTAAAGATTTATTCGATGCTATGGTGTTGGAGGAAACCCTTGAAATCATTGAAGAAATGCCTGATGATGTATACGCAGATGTTAGGCTAACTTGGGAGAATAATGATAAAAAAGTGGAATCTACTCCTTCCATGGATTAAGTTATTGACATGAACAGTCTAAACTTAATCTTGGACGGAAATAACACAATATTCAGAGCATACCACGTAACAAAAGGAAGTCAGATGGTGAACGGCGTTAATATAACAGTCGTAACTCAATTCCTTCGAATGGTTAAAGGATACATAGAATCCTTCAAACCCAATCACGTATATATAGTCTGGGATAAAAGGTTAAACCCAACAGGAGATAATTACAGAAAAGAACTTGTGGACTATAAAGGCCACAGAAACATAGAAGATGATGTCCGAAATGAAATATTTGATGCCATTGATCTTATCATTGAACTCACCCAACACTTAGGTATCAAGAATATGTACCCATGGAATTTGGAAGCGGATGATGTAGCAGCATACCTAACAACTACACTGGAAGGAGATAAGGTCGTGATATCATCCGATAGGGATTTATTACAACTAGCATCTGAAAATACAGTCGTATTTAACACTACCAAAAATGTCAAAGTCACCTTAGAAAACTTCGAGGAGTTTACAGGCGTTCCAAAAGAATGCTTCGTTGATTATAAAGCCATTTTAGGCGACAAATCAGACAATGTGATTGGGTTGGATCGATATGGTGAAGTTAAATCTAAGCGTCTTGCAATATCAAAAGAGTGGGACACCCTAACTACCGATCAAGTGGATATTTTAAAAAGAAACCGCAAAATTATGGATTTAACTAAAAGTATAGCATTATCAGAGGGGGAGATAGAGTCATATGATACTCAGTTGGATGAATTAGTAGAAACCAACACGTTCAATGAGTCTGAGCTTCGATCCATGTGTGATACATATAGATTAACTGCGGTGACTAGAGATATCACCTCTTGGAGATCATTATTAAATAACAAGAATCTACTAGAAGAGTGGTTTTCATTTAGCTAAGTAATATCATGAATAACATTATCAGAAACATACCAATAACCTGCCCTAGATGCGGATCATCCGTTCGAGGTAAAGAAACAGAAAGGTTACAGGAAAGCAAAATTATAACAGAGTGCCATTGGAGATGTAGGTGTGGAACTTTCGTAAAACACGGCATCACAGCAGAAAGAGATAAATAATATGAAAGGGGTTTTACGACTACTAATAGCATTATCATTGCTGATCTTACCATCATTTTTGGTTGGGTTAGGATTGTTCCTTCTATTTGATATATCTTGGTGGGGAATTACGGCAATTGGCGTAGGGCTACAATGGTTCTATACCTACTGGCATAAACACCACAAAGAGTATAACAGAATTGAGGAGTCTCTGGTTAAATATGATGCACTGGAATTCAAGCAATATCTAGTCCCCTTAACCTGTCAGGGCTGCGCTATGGAAAATGATGTAGAGTTAGATTTAACTGAAACTGAGTTTGTGTGTGTGGGATGTGGAGTCAAGAACTCCATTTGGATTAACTTCACTACAGCGACTACTACGGAGCCAATTACAGATGCTGTAGACTTCTTTGCTAAGCAAAATGGGATATCAGTAGGATAATGGGAATTATGACACCAGATTCCGTTTTTGTTGATAATACAGAAGTAAACGAAGAACACCTATTGGGTAGCGATATTGGCGCTACGAAATTAGACACACCTATACCTAAAACGGCAGGGGAAGTTACAGAGACTATTAATAGTCACTTCTCCCAATATCCTAAAATCGATGACTTCTATAAGATGATTCGGCACTATGGTAGAGTATCTAAATCTAAAAAAGATACAAAAGAACAATTCTGTAAAGTATTTGAAATATACATATCGGCCATGAAACAAACCATCACTAAGGACAGCGAGTTTGAGGCACTGGAAGAAATCACTAAATCAATGGAAACTACTAAAAAACTACTTGCTAATTTTGTAGATGGTAGTAAGATAGAGAATGATTACTTCAGAGCAGGGTTAGCTGCACTACTGGTAAACATATTACACTAAGATGAGTAACGGAATTAAAAAGGTCAACCGAACGTTGACATGTAAAGTCACTGGAAGAGAGATAATCGTAAAACCTGACAAATATAAAAAATTGTTAGAGTATTACGGAACTGAAGAGAAAGTCCAGAAGAACTTCGTATCATATACAGTAGAAAAAGAAACCAAAACTCCGACTTTTGAGTTTTGGTTTTCTAATTGTATAGAAATGAAAAACTTCGAACACCTAATTACTATGATATTAAACAATTATAGAAATTCAGATAGAGGCACAATCCAAGTTGCAAAACTCCAAGATGATTCATTTAATCTTTGCGATGCCACAGGTATCAATAAATATAACATCGAATTCATTCAATCTAGTGATGACGTTGGACGTTACGTTAGCGGAATAACCATTAAGGGCATTCCGTTCATCGGAAAATACAAAATCGAAATACTATGATAGCTAAGTCAATACTAGACAATAATACAACGCCTATGAAAAAGGCATCTGAAATGTCCGACCTAGAGTTCTCTAGGTGGTGGGCATTAATGCAGGGACTAGAGGTAATTTACAACCATGCAGAGCGATACGACGTAGACACAGATAATATCAATTTAAATACCAAAAAAATAATTGATGAATATGTTGACCCAATTAGCGGTGACATTCTATACGAAATCCAACAAGCTAGGAAGGGTAATAATGATGGATTAGTGAGACAGGGCATTCTATGAACCACATACCAGGTAAAAGATTTAAAATTATTAAAAATAATGGCCAACACCCTAAATTTAAATTAGGAAACATCTATGATATTGCAACTATGAGGAAAATAGAGGATGAGTTTGTTTATTATTTTAGGAACTTAACGGAAGGTCAACAATTTTCAATACCCTTCCCCTCCATTGAAGACGCTGATAAATTTATTAATTCTATATTAGTTTTAACTTAAACACAAAAAAGCCGACTCTTAATTGAGTCGGCTTTTTTCATTAAATTTTAATTAAACAGCAGGGACTCCGCAATTTTCATCAGTCTGAATAATTGAAGTATGGTAATCTCCATAAGTTTCATCAATTTTAGAGCCTTCAGAAGTGGTGGAATCCACATTTCCCGTGTCGTTGTTCGGAACTAATCTCCAATACTGGTAGAAGAAATCCACTGAGAACTCCGTAAGGTCAGTAGACTCAATATTATAAGCAATTGGTCCTAACTTAGATGGATATACACCCACTAGGTCATATGTTCTAATAATACTACAAGAAGTTGCATCAGTTAAACCGATTCGGATTACTGTATCTGCACAAGGTATTCCAAAATTCCCGCATGATGTCTCGTCACTAAACATTTCAAAGTGCCATCTTTCCAGAGCATTTCTTACTAGATAATCACCTGGCGTTTTAAATGTAACAGTCCATGGATTATCGTCGTATTTTACAGAACCGGGCGTGTGAAATTCAAAACCCTGGTATGGTACAGTAATATCATTTACGGTTCTTCCTGGTATAGATGCAGTCTTTAAATAAAGCGCACCTCCCTCCCCAACTGGCTTTTCTACGACCTCTCGTAGAACATAGTCAGGTACTCCGAACATTGAAATGATACGGAATTGAAAAGAACGCGAGAAATCGTGTTGTTGGTATACATCATAAGCGTTTCTAATTGATCCTAGTGGCATAGTAATATTTATACCTTAAGATACATTTTACTGCTGACGAATGACTGGAACTGCTTTAAAAGCCACTCCACCCTCTAAAGTGTCTGTTCTTTCCTTTCGGATGACTGCTCGTTCCCCCGCGTCAAGAGTTATACTGCGTCGATTATCTGCTGTATCTGGATTAGCTCTAATTGTTATTAATGCTACTGTTCCAGTATTAATAACGCTTACGTAAAGTGCGTCTTGTACTGTTGTAGCTGTGGTTAGGTCTGTTTCTAATGCTTGTGGATAAACTATCATAATATTATTTATATTTATTATCCTAATAAAATATTACTAACTAACTTTATTATTTATAATATTAGAGACCAAACACTATTACCACAATCCCAAATTCTGTCATATCCATTGATCTTCATGTTCTCCCATTCAGATAGATTGCGGTCGAATTCTTCCAACTTATCTTCCAACTTATGCTTCTGGAACTGTTGCCTAGATTTTAAATCCCAACAATCACTGCCTTTAAAATAAAAGTAATTTGGTGGACTATCACGAAGGAAAGAGAATCCCAGTTGTTTATATAAATTCCCATTACTGTGTCGTCTATTAGCATATGATATTAGACTTTCGGGTTTGTAATTTCTAGTAAAATATTTAAGAAGCTTTGATGCTCCCCCTATAATTGAAGTGTTTAATTTAGATGCAAAGCGACTAAGCTCCCATTGGTATCCCTTATCGAATCTAGACTTACAGAACGTCATGACCGATACTAACTCTTCTTCGTGAAATAGTCCTAATTTTATGGATGCCTTGTCTTGTCCTTGTAGGTGGTTATAGTCCAGAAATTCATTCTTTATAGATGTATCAATTTCTTTAATTTTACACTTACGCCCATATATTCTAATATTATTACCCAGCTTTGTGTTTATAATAGATTTCCAAATATCTTCTTTAAATTTCCACTCACTTTCAAATATATGAAGTAATTGGATATTTTTAGACTCACATACTTTGGTTTTATTTAAATGGTATTGTTTATCCTTTCCACTTAATTCGGAGTGCCAGTAGATTCCATTAAACTCAATTGCCAAGGAGTGATTTGGGATGTATATATCTAATTCTAGAGGTGGTATTATTTTTCTAGTGTTCGATACTTTAGATTCCTCATTTATAAATTCAAATACTTCCATTTCAGGTTTGGATACCCTACAATTAGGACAACCACCATGAATAGTAGTGTGTACCTTTCTATCCCACGTATGATCACATTTTGTGCAGTTTAGAGTAATGACACCATCATCAACATACTGATCAATATCAGAAAGGATTTTAATATTCTTTGCGTTTAATCTAGGTTCCCATATATGATAGTGTTTTGCTCTTTTAGTTCTACCTGACGCTTTCCCATAACATGCGGGGGTGGAGCATCCCGATACGTAACCTTTAATATACGTCTCAAATTTTAAAGGTATATTACAATCAGGACAATGTGGCTTATCCATATCATTTTTAATTAAATATACCACTTCATTTGGATTTAAATCTCCATGGATTTTATAATAGTAATTATAAATATCGGGGTGATGTGCAATGAGTGTTTTCTCAATATTTGTTATATTGGTATCCTCCATCTTGTTAATAAACTGACGGAATGTTTTCTCATCTATTACTACATCTTTAGATAGTATTGTTTGTTTCTTTTTATTTAAAATATCTATAGCGGATTCAGTTCTATTCGCCACCCTTAGTTTTATCACTTCTGGGTTTGATGCTGCACACGACTTTCCACAAAAGGAGTTGTATGCTCTATTATTGTTAACCCCAAATACTTTTATTTGATCTCCGCAAGTTTTACAATCAGGAATAACATCCAAATCGTGGGCATAATGGTATAATAGTTTAGCATTAGAATCTAAACCCAACTCACGGCAATATTCCACGGCGGCTTCATAATACTCAGGATTATCCCTCATTATCAGTCTAACATAATGTTTGGGATATGCCTCCCTAAAATCCTCCAAATATATAGATTTATCCATAGTTATAATTATAACATACCTATAGGTTTAAGTCAAATATCAAATACATATACATAAAAAAGAACCAAGGAAATTAATCCTTGGTTCTTTTCTACAATTTTATTTAATGTATTTTAGAGAAGCTCACCGAAGTCAATTCCAGTTCTAGTAACAATAAAGTTCGCTTTTATGAATTCCATCGCCTTAACTGGCTTCAGATAAATGTCAACATTTAGAACATTTTGGTCAATAGTTGAAAAATTGTTATTTCTCTCGTCACATACGACCAAGTAGTCATAAAGTCCCTGATTCTGCTTAGCATTCTCAAAAATAGGCTTCAGAGTATTCTCAACTCTTGTTCTAGTAATGATTGTGTTTGGCTCACCAATGAACTGCCATAACGTTCTCTGTGTAGCTTTCTCCCACTCTAGGAGACCTCTTCTTACGTTGAGTCTATCAAGTGCAGAAGGCGCTCTTAACATCGTCTTCTGACCCCAGATTAAGTTTCCTTCTCCTGGTAGGTTAACGATTGGGTTAAGATTGATTCTGTAAAGCAAGTCTCTTTCCTTTTGATTCGGATTGATTGCAAGATCAATAACGTTAGATAAGACACCTCTAGTTGGTCCCATTGGCGCGAACCATGGGAAGAAGTTTTGATCTGTTCGTGCCATTGCTGCTGCCGCGTAGGAAGAAGCTGGGAACCAACAGTATTTATCTCTACTTGTGTCGTAATCACGAATCCAGTTAGGATAAGCCGCTACATATGATGAGTTAACACCATCGTATAGATTCTTAAGATATGTATATATGTTACGTGAGAACGTGCTATACTTCTTAGAGATGTTTCCAGTCACAGGGTCTAGTAATACTTGCTTCTGTCTCTTCACAACTTTAAAGTCTTTACCATTAATAAAGATTTGTCTTTGTGGATCGGAGATGTGCAGGTGACCCGCGTAAGTTGGATCGGAATCACGCTTAGCGAAGCTTATGAAAGCATTGTTAACCGTAGCCCAACCATCCTTAAGATCACTATTCAAGGTAGTTCCATCTCTAGGAGATAGGCTATCTGTATTAATGTATACTGAATCATCGAAGTGGTAGCATGTAGCTACTGGACTGTTACAATCATCATCTGACGTTGCTTGTCTTGTACCCCAAATTGTGGATAGACCAGCATCAACAGTAATGTCGATATCATATTCAAGTGGATTGTCTGCGCATACCAAGGCTCTCTCAAGTTTACAAGGCAATGAACCAACGTCCTTCTGGACACATAGTTCATATGTAGCATCTTGACAATGGCCTGTATATTGGCCAATACCATACAAGTTATCACCGAACGCTTTAAGTGCATCATCGGCATCGAAGTTGTCGAATACTCCACCAGTAGCTTCACGGAAAACCCTTACGGATTTTTGTGGAGTTCCCTTTGCGTCATTCCAGCAATTGTTATCTGATAAGAATGGATTAACAAACATTGTAAGATTGTTTGATCCCCTATTAACAACTTCCTCAATGAAAGATGTTCTAGGTGGTCCACCAAAGCTATCCTGAACCATTCTTTCAGAGTTCAATGAACCTGTGAATTTTTCAACCAAGATTTGGTCCAACTTAGTAATATCTTCAGTGAATCGCGTAGGTCTCAATTTGAAGAGTGATACAACAATCGAGTCGTTGTATTCCACTGCCCCCAAATCAAGCCCTGCGCCCTGTTCGATTATTTCTGATATAGAACCCGCATTACCATCAAAAGCGGCTGATACTTCAAAATTAAGCCTCTCTTCTGGTAATGGCGTCCATGCACCTTCAATTTCCAAACATTCTTCATCGAATCTACCGCAAATACCAGTAACTTCGTCGAAGTCGGTAGATGGGTTAAAATTCAAGTTATCGTTGATAGCAAGGTAGTAACCACTGAAGTCTTCGAGTTGAGCAGTCTTAGCTTCGTTTACAACGATTAGTCCTGCGCGAACATCATTTCCTTCAAGGTCTAGCAATGCTTCATTATTCTCGAAACATCCGCACTTCCAATTGAACTGCTGATTTTTAAGTAATTCGTATTCTGCGTCACTTAGAGTAACGTGAATTGGTTGACCCAGAACGTAGTAGTTAGCGTCATTAAGCTGACAATCACCTCCAACTGGGTTGTAGGTATATTTTGCGTTTTCTGGAACTGTTACTCCTAAAGAAGTCAGGGTATCGCAAGATAGTCCTGAATTAGTTGGGCTGTAGCAGAAATCAATAAGATAATCTAGGCTACCGCTTAGGCAATTAGTTCCATCTGCTGAACCTGCTGCATAAAAGGTATCTCCAACGATTGGATTATTACCCGAAAGGATAGTAGAGCTACCGTTAGATGAGATATAATATTTAAAAACTCCAGCAGTGTCCCAAGTTGCGATTAAGTCTCCTGCCTGAACTGGCAATCCGCCATCAGGTCCAGTAGTTAAATCCCAATCTGCTACTCCATTAGCAATACTTAATCCTGCGGTATCTTCATCGCCTGTAGCGTAATCCTGTAGGTTAATTGCTGTTACGACATCAAAGGTACAATCCAATGAGTCTGCTTCTGGTCTAAGTAGGAACGCTGAGAACGTTTCAGATGATGTATCATCATCAACAACCCATTTAATATTTTTAAGTTTTCCAGCATACTCGAATTTAAAGTCGTGAGCCACAAAACTCCCTCCACTGTCTGTCAGTGGTGTTTGTGGGCAATCGAATTTATTTGATCCAATGCATAGTGATGGTTTCACATAATAATCCCCATGTAACCATGGGTAGTTTTCACTTACTTCCGCCTCGGATAATCCTTGGTAATACGTACACACATCAACTTCTGTTGCGGATAGGCCCACTGTTGGGAATACCATTGCAGAATATGAATTAGCGTAGCCTATACCACAAGCAGACCCGTAAGGCATTCTAGTAAACAACACATTCGAATTCGAAGTTGTGATAATTTGTTTAACTGCGTTGTGTGCATATCTTTCTGCTGCTGACTCTGGGAGACCAAAAATCTCTTCGAATTCAACTAGACTGGAAAGGTTTGTTGGCTCATCGGTTGGACCTTGTGGGGTAAAACCGACCACATAAACATTGGTTCCGATGGGAATATCAGGATTTAATGATAGGTCTACTTCTCGTATCTCTACACCTGGTGATTCAATTGTTAAATTTAATTGTGGCATACCAATACTTATATTTTTTTAGGTGGCTTTTAATTCTTTATATATTTAATTATGATAGTTAATTTTTATGTCCACTGCGAGAATTGGTTGAGATGTATCGTAACATATTTTTTTAGTTCGTCTAAGCGTTCAATCGCGGCCATATCTCTATTATTCTCGGTCGATTCTTTGAGAGTTCTATAATATGCTATAAGCCCCTTTATCTGTTTCTCAATAATAGCCCTATTCTGCTTATTTTTATGCTCATTATCCGCAGTGCTAATATCATAACCATCCTCTACACTAGATTCAAAATCCATAGATTCCACTATTTGTTGTAATTTTCCTAATGCGTCTCTGTCCATAATATTATTTAGTCTGGTTAATGTATGATTTCCTATCAGATTTAAGTCTAGATGTGTGGTATTTACCTTCCATCCATTGTAAGATTTTACCAAGAGCATGGACAATGTAACTTATGGCCATAACATATAGTCCAAATTTAGCCATATCTATATTTTCCAACATTTGTTCTAGGGGCATATCACCTAAACTGGGGGAAGTATTTGAATCCATGTTCCCCATACCATCATCAGTATTTGGTGAGAAAAACCCCGAAATCTTACTTGCAACCGTATTAGCCTTTTGCACTAACCCAGATTCCATAAATTGTTTAGAAGTATTCAACCATTGTTGAAATTCCGCCACACTTTGTTCTAAATTATTATAAATTTTATATATGGCATTACCAGAAATGCTGGCTCCAGTTGCCCCGCCAATAGTCCCAGCAGTCTTAAGAACCTTACCACCACCAGACCCTTTTTGTATTTTTTGCTGTCTCTGCTCTATATTAGATGACGCCTTCAATGCTTCTTGCATTTGCTTCATATCATTACCCATTGCTGCTAGTTTGTTATGAAGAGTTTTAATATCGGAAATGTCTTGTTCATCAACATCTGAATTTTTAATAGTCTCAACATCGGACTGGGCAATCGTTTCAATCGACGATTTCATAGAGTTCTCAACTGCCTCATTATATAATTTTGAGAATTTAGTGGTCATATATTTATTTATAATATAAATAATATAAATAATATTATGTTAAGGTTCAAAGAATTTTTAATGGAATCAGTATCATCCATTGTGTATCATATGATATCATTCGATAACGCACACAAAGCACTAGAAGGGAATTACATAAAGGCTAATGGGGGTCTTAGTACCACCAGAAGCTTAACTGGGAAGTATCACATAAATTATAGGTTGATTGGTGTGATTTTTGAATTTGATGGAGATAAGGTGAATCAAAAATATAAAGGACACGCACATGGAACTGATAATTTTACTTACTACGGGAACCCCAACGACGATTTAGAGGCAGATGAGATGGAGGAACATGGCATGTCGTGGAAGGAAATTAGCCAAGACCCAGATTATATGGAATTCCATGGAAAGGACAACGGGCAATTAGAAGATGTCATTAAACCTAAAAACAAAAGATTTGAACCACTAGATCATTTTGTGAAAAGCGCCATCATGTTCTTACCCAAGGAATTTTTAGAAGGTAATTATAAGGACAGGTTCGACGAGGAATATCTAGACCAAATTAAATATATTGAGAGGGTGGAAACGCAACTTAATGCTAAAAACATCCCAATTCGATATGTAACATCGGTTAAAGGATTATTTAATAGAAGTAATAATCAGGAAGAATTCAACAACATCATGCGAGATTACGCTGATGAAGATGACGAATTAGAGTAACTCCATTTTTAAAAAGGAGAACTCATAGGTGAAGTCACACTCTAACTCATTTGGCTCTCTTTTATTAAAATTTAAAGAACCTAACGATGTTGGGAACGCGCCATACATATTCCACCTAGTTCTAGGGACATTATACTCTCCCAATGCGTATAGAGAGAACGTAGTAGAATAGTCCGCTAGATGTCCTCTAGGATCATCTAACAGATCATGTGGATCAAACCCACCATCCAAGGTATCATTCATAAGGTCCATCCATTTATAAATCGTGTAGTAATTTTCGTATTTTGAATCAATTGTAAAATTAATATTAATAGGTTTCCATGCTGGTCTGGCAAGGGACGATACTTTAGGGACTTGTCCCCACCCAGGAACTGCTAAACTCTCCATTTCCATCTCTGGTAAAATATTACCAAATACATTCATTTGTAGTTTATCCTTTTTAAATACGGTGCATGACCTACCATCTCCAGTATTTTCTAATTTTCGGAAACATTTAGGGAGATCAATTACAAGTATAAATTTATTAGTACGTGCAACGTTTAGATCAGATTCTTGAGTTGGGTTAAACCCTTCAATCTCTTCTGGGTCCAACGCACAAGGCTTTGTTTCTTTAAATTCTTTAATGATTCTTGCCATGTAGATACTTATAAAATTGTCCAACCCTGCGTTCCCATATCCATCATATCCTTTTGGTGGGGCGTATGGTTGAATTCGTTGGAAGATACCCCCAACAGCATTGGGGCAGGGTCACCAATTTGAATGGCGTGATCGTTGTCCGCCCAAAGTGGCCCTAAATATTTTTCAAATTCCCCATTAGGGTCTTGAATCATTTTAGGCTTACCCACATCATCGTATTGTAACACATTAAAATAACGTTGCGCGATTTCCGTTTCCAGTGGCAATAATGCCCAAATCATCGCCATTATTCTATCATCATGGAATTTCTCTTGAGCCGCCCAAGTTCCATTATTCTTTCGTCTAAAGGTCTCATACTCCTTCAAAGTAGCTCTATCATAGATAGTAACTGCTAATAGCGTCTCTACCCAATACTTCATATTCATAATTCCAGTATATTTGGAATTAGTATGGCAATAAACACCCATCTTCTGATACATTCCTCTAGCGTCATTATTCATGGCATAGTGAACGATATTATCATATTTGTGTACATTATATAAAGCATCAATAACTTGACCACCACAACCATTACGCTCAATGCTCATATATGGTTTACCCCAAGCTCTAGCAATTTTATTAAGTTTCTCTGCGTATACATATGGTTGTACCATATTAGAATGGTATTGTGCCACTTGTCGGATGTCCGTTAAATCGGTTATATCCATTATTTGGGCCACGCTGTAATCTAACCCTAGCCCTTCCGCCGTATCAACACCAATAGTATATATGTGTCCCGCTTGGGGTTCTTCCCAAACAAGGTAATCGCCCTCATCGAATGTGTATATTGGTTTTTTAATTCTTTTTTTAAGTTCTTCCAATACAGATAAATTAACTGCAACTGCTCCACTCTCATGGAACACGCAACAAAATTCCTGATACCATGAATCCATGTCACCAGAGAAACCCGCAATTTGTTCTTTTTTAAATCCTGCGAAATCTATCTCGCCTTTGGCGTTAAATCGTGGCATCTCATCCCACATAATTTTAGAAGTATGAAAATTATTCCAATCTTTATGATCTTCCCCCAACTCCCCTTGAGAATAAATCTCATAAAATTTACCAGTCGTTCCGTTTGGAGTTGACGACATTATAACCTTAGAAGTTCTAGAGCGTGAGATTGTTGGCCAAACTGCTTCGTAGAATGCATGTGCAATTTCAGGTCTGATAAAGGCGAACTCATCCAAAATCAAAACATTACAAGCCTGTCCACGAATACCTTGCTCTGAAGTAGCTGCTGTATTAATGGAAGAGTCGTTACCAAACACCATTTTAGTTTTAGTGAATTCTTTAATTGGAGATTTAATCCAGTTATCCATCTGCTCGTATGCCATGCGGATACGGGACAAGATCATCTTAGCAGTATCTTCTTTGTTCGCTAGAACGAAGATGTTTTGATCTTTTTTAAATAGCGCCGTCCACAATGCGAAAATCGTAACGATGGTGGTTTTTCCAATCTGTCTAGATGCTACAATAGCATTATATCTATTCTCTTTGAATGAAATTAAAGCTTCCTTTTGACACTCATATAGTTTAATTTTAACTTTACCGTAATCAGGGTCAACAATAAAAAAGTAATTTTCCGCAAAGTGAACAATATCATCATTACATTTTTCCATCTCATCTAACATCCAAGGTTCCCACTCCGTTGTCCAATTTACGGTGGGTAGTTGCTCGTTGCTAGATAAGTAAACTCTCTCGTTAGACATACTAATAATTATAAAAACCAGTAGAACTTTCTATTTTACAAAAAAATTAGCAGTCAAAGTATAAATAGTTTCATGAGTAGAGACTTATCAGAATTTTACGTTCAAGAATATTTGACAGAATCCGCAACCCCTCTTGAGGGCGCTGATGCAGGTCAAGAAACCCCACCAATTCCAGAAGGTGTAGAAGACGTTGTGGAATACGACGACTTGGAGTTTGACTTAGGCGATGAGCTTAGTAACGAAACTTATTACGCTGGTGGTGACGAAGGGGATTCCAGAAATTCCGCAAAACCAAAAATTAAAAAAGGGGCTAAAAAAGGCGTTAAGAAAGAATCGTTTGCTGCTCTCTATAGGTCCATTGTTGAAGAAAACATGGATGAATTTGGAGGAGAAGGTGAATACGCAACTGACGACGAAATGGATTACGATGAAGGAGATGAAACTGTTTCAGTTTCAGCGTCTGTGATTCGTGACATTATCTCCCAACTAGAAGGAATTGTTGGAGGCGGTGAAGAAGAATTTGAAGATGACTATGCAGAAGACGGTCTAGAAGACGAGTTCCCAACTGAATCTTGGGATGGTGGAGCAGGAGACCAACGTATGAAGGGTAACTACTCTGGTAAAGCTACTGGCGGTAAAGAGTCCAACCTAAACAGCAAGGGCCAAGCAGACACAGGTTTTAAGCCTGATGATACTGAAGGTTCTGAAGGTGACGGAAAAATGAAGGGCGATTATAGCGGTAAGGCGAAAGGTGGTAAAACATCTAACCTCCACAGCAAAGGTCAAGCTAAAGTTAAAGGCAAGAAGACCAAGCCTGAAGTAGACCTATTCGGAACTGACTAATCTCTAAAGAATATAAAAAAAGCCGACTCGTAAATGAGTCGGCTTTTTTGTGTACAAAATTAAACCAGTATAAGTATTTTTATGACTACTGAAGAATATAATACATGGAGTGAGGGAGTTAAAGAATATTATAATATTATGAGTCTCCCAAACACGCTCAGATCGACTTTCGGGGAAGAGTTCCCAGTGGAAACTTAAAAATTATGTGATGCCATAAACGAGTTTGTGTCTCATACTAATGACGAGAAGAAGGAAATTACCCACTTATAATCCTAATACATTAACTGAGTTGTCGTTATCATCTGGCTTCAGCCATTCAAAATCTAAACATTTCTTACCACACTTTTGACATGGTAGGTAGAGACCAGTGGATGCATTTAACCCAATATAAAATCTACCGTAACACTTCTTGCAGTCCGACTTTGCTCTCTGTTTTAACCTAACTTGAAAGCTATCCAACATCTCAACTTCATCCTCTAATACCTCGTAATATTCCCCAGTGTGGAATGACCAATATAAGTGTTTCTGCATAATTAAATTTACACTACCCATCTTAAAGAATCAAGCATTATCCGCATCAAATACTTTATCTCTATAAAATTTTAAATGTTTATTTGCTAGTTCCGCCTTCGCTTCTTTTTCGAAGTCATTAGACTCTAAATCTTTATCTATTAGATTCTGTATGGAGTCGAATGCCTTGTTGGTTGCCTCTACATAATTCTCATCTACGGGTATCTCCTCAGAAGTGTAGTGGTAGTTTTTCCAAAAGTATGACCTATTACTATACATACGAATTGTTAATTCTCCATCCCAAATATGAGCCGCTACCAAAATGGGTAAATCCCCCTCAGTTTTATCTCTATACTTTCGCACTATGGCATACTCCCCATCTTCTTTCTTGGGGCGCTTGAACCCAAACGCCGCACTATATTTAATCATAGAATCAGTAGGCTCCCTAGTGGGTCGATCTTCTGGCACTGCTCCAGAAATAAATTCAGAGATGTCATCTACTATACTTGAGTAGTCCTCATATCGTTCTAAAAAGTCCTCGTCGTAGCCGTATATTTTTACGGTAACGTTATCATGTGATTGCCAAGTAACTAAAATACTAACCTCGTTTCCATCCTCAGTAGTTTTAGTCATATTTAATGATGGTTCTCTGTAATGACTCTTGCCTGTTCGCGCTCGCCAATCGGGAAAGGCATCTATTATATCCTTGATTAATTTCTTACTGGAGTTTCTAGTAAACGTCTCAACCACTTTAAATGTTCCTGCCTCTAAATATGCTATTTGGTATGGTTCATTTGAATGTATTATTGCATTTCCGCTGTCTACTATAGTATTATATCCCGCCTTCCTGAAAAGCGTGTTCCAACTAGAATTTTTACTTAAATTATTCTCGTTCCTGAATCTCTCCATACTTCCCCAAAATTTATGACCTATAGTATATTCTCCACGGCTGTTGTGGTAGGTACCTTCGTCATGTAGGTATTCTGGGGGTATCCCCATTTTGGTTAGTATGTCGGATGCCATATCTTCCGACATATCCAAATCTAATATCACTGCTTTAGCAGTGGGGCGAATAATGTGCTGATACTTATTACTATAAAACCCACCATTTACGTTAGTCTTAGATAACAAATATGATCGGTGGAAGACATACACACCTAATGGATCATGGTGGCTAGGGCTAGGGTTAAAACTAACTTCCGGCATATTGGAGAAGTGTACCCCGTCTAATTTATTAGTGTATTTATTCTCAAGTGCGTCGAACAGTTCAGGCATATGCATGTCCGCGCTTTCATTAATGAAATTTTTAAACCCAATCATATAGGGGTATTTATCATTCCCGTTGGGTGGATTTTATTTATCCATACTATTACATGCACGTATGCAAGTTATAGGGGAACTCTATCGTGAACAATACACATGTGTTCGCAGTCGCGACAATACGACCTGTTGGTATCTTTATACTCTTCTGGGTTGTCCATGTTCACACATCCACCCGCAAGAGTTTGCTCGTTTTTATTACCACCGCATTTAGGGCATCGTGCGTGTGCCTCCCTATAATCCTCCATGAAAATATCTGTTTCGCTCATAGTAATCGCCCGTAGAGTCTTCTGCATTTGGGTTTTAATCGGAAACAACCGATGTTCTATATCACTCATAATCTTCCTCTTAATATACCCCAGAATTACTAGAGGTCAATTGGTATTATTCTGGAATTTTACAATGGACCTTGAGTATTTTATCAAAGTATTTTGACTTCGAGTAATCTTCACTCAAATCTCTTAAATTATCAGCTATACCAGCATCGTTGTTGGTTAGCGTGATTAACCTGTAGTCAAAGAAAATATGCCCATCATCCTCATAATGCTCATATGAAAATGGATAAGGAATTTTAAATCGTTCTACCTTATCGGTGTTGGGTTTTTCAAACATAAAAGTAATCTCGTAATTATTATTATATGTTTCAATCCGGTACAAGGAAAACCGACCTCTTTTATATATTCTGCCATTCAATTCAAATTCTAATTGCTTTTGAAGTTGACTTTTTAATACTTTTTCCAAAACATCTTCTATCATCTGCTATATTTACAGGATAGTTAAATTGAATTCAACTATTATTTACGTCCAGTATAGCCCATATATATTAACTTCTCGCGACTAGTCAACTGTAGAACTCGCTCCCTAAACATCAACCAGTATGCGGCTCGTTCTTCGGGGCTGGACACATCATAGAAATTTCTAACAATTGAACCCTCTGCTGCAAAAACTCGGTATTCTTGTCGGAAAATATCCCAACCAACCACTAAATTATACTTACGGTGATTATACCCCATACCAGCGCCTTTAGGTGGTTTGAAGTGTAATGCACTAAACCCCAAATCCCCATTAAGTAATTCAAAATTTGTGGTTACAAATGCTCCCCTAACGCCTGACCAACCAGGTTTGTTATGTCGTCTCATAAATCTAGCCTCCACGACATTGCTTTTCATCAACGTTTGGAGGCTATTCATATCATAACCAAAAGTATCACCCATATATAATACTTAATTCAATCCACCAAACATATCGCCCAAAAAATCGTCGTTAAATACGTCGCCCAAAAAATCATCAAATGGCGATCCGCTAGGAGCCTCAGTATTGGTATTTAGCAGGGAGCCTTGAATATCACCAAAACCCAGTGCAGATAATAGTAAAGACTCTTGATAATCCCCAAACCTTTTTGTAGAGTCCTCAATTACTTCCTCACATTCTTCACTAGTTAGCCATCCTTTAATCTCTACTTCTTTTTTATCAAAATCTTTATAATGAGAAAAGAAGTGATGTAATTGATCAACAAAGTATGGATCAAAATCATCTATTTTAGTGAATTTCTCCTTACGGTGGTGGAATGTCGGCATACAAATAATTTTAACGTCTCGCTTACCATCATCATACATGTCTAACCCCGCGATTGGATAACACTTAACCACTGCTCCCAAATTAATGGTTCCAGCGTTCACTACCAACACATCTAATGCGTCACCATCCATTGCTATTGTTTGGGGTATAAATCCATAATTACCAGGATATCTCATCGCGGGTAAAAGAATTCGATCCAATTCAAACGTTTCTAGTTCTGGGTTATATTCATATTTGTGATTGGACTCTTTGGGTATTTCAATGACTGTGTTGAATTCCTTAGTAGTTCCCATTGGTACGTTGTATAGTAGGTTCATAAAATATTATAAAGTATTAACGGCTCTGACTATTTACACCAGACCGCCTAGTGGGGGTGGACCATTATTATAAAAATAATCGATTACTGATTGAGGCATTATTAATTCTAAAACCACTCTAGGCGCAATAGATTCGTATTCGTCTCTCATAATGGTTCTTTTTGCAACGGTCATTAAGCGTTTTATAATCTCTGAATCTATCTCTGTCTGAATCGCCCTAGCCCAGTTCTCCCTAGTAATTTTGTCTGTAATATTAAAACTCGTCTTCTTTTCGTCTGACTGTTTCATCATCGTTTGGTGATACTACTGCCATTACTAATTCCTCGCGAATGAATAATGATTTACCGCCATTTGGACCTTTCTTAAGGCCAACCATCCCCAAGTTTGGAGGTACAATTACAAAGCAACCAGCACTAACACTGTCCGAACAATCTGGACCAACTTTAAGAACCCTACCAATGCGGTAGAAGTCTTTTAGTGACCTTGCGTTCTCAGGAATTATAACTCCTCCGCGTGATTGTTTATCTCCATCGTCACCATCAATAAACTCCATCCAAATGGTGTCTTTAAATACTGCATCAATATTCCAATCTTCTAAATCAAAATTATGATTAAATTGGGTGTTTTCAAAATGAACTGGTTGTGGTTTTTCGTATGCCATGACAGTATTTAAGATCGCTTGCGGGACACTTCAACTGATTTTTCCTTTTTGTTCATATCTTTATCTAACTCTACCATTACTGCTGCCTCCCTGCAAGAAATTTCTAATCTTCTAGCTAAAAGCTTAACATCATCTGCATGTTCCTTTTTAGCCTTTTTCATATAGGAAATTCTCTTATATCCAACGGCTGGAACCATTGCTAAAAATCCATCATGCCACATTTGTTTATCTTCCATGGCGGAAGCGTGTGTGTTTATAGTTTCATTTAAAATAAAACAAAGTTCTGGTGATACCATCGAACACCACCTCTGTATCATAAATGGAACGAAGTCCTCACCATCCTTAATGGTATATTGTTCTTTATTTTGAAGTATATTTCTAAGGTGTCCAAAAGTGTCTTTCATATTTTACTATACCACACCATTTTATACGATTCAACGTGATTGTTTTGCTCTTTGCCTCTGTCCAACCCAGCTATAAATAACCGTATTAATAGTTCCAACCAAATGATAGTAATTCTCTTCAACTACTGCTGCCTCCAAAAGTCTTTTATTTTTAGGATCAGTATCTAGGTCAGTGTAGCATTTTAATTTTAACACTGGTGACCAACTGGCGGCGTTATGTGTATCATAATGCCCAAACCGAGGAAAATCAAAGTAGAATACCCAACCCTGCTTTTTCATTGCGGCAGGATCGGATGCCTCTTCTGCCATTGACAAATCGTCATCATAAAAATCAAATTTAAGCTGATTTACATCATCGTTCTTACCATTTGACGCTATCCATTTATCTATAAAATTAGATTTATTTAAATCTTGAGATAGTTTAGTATAAATTTGTCTTGCTCTATTTGTATTTACTTTTTTAGAAAACTTAGGTAGCGTTTTAGATACATCAATATCTGCCCATATTGTTACAATTCTTTCTGGGGATTGTCCCGATTTTGTTACAAACTCAGGATTACTAAATTTAACATGTCCAAAGTCAACTCGCCTCCCATCCACTAATAATCCATCTTCATTCCAAACTTTATTCCAAACTTTATCTTCTTCATCTTCATCATCCATACTTACTGATAGATATGTTAATGTTAAATTTTCTATAGGTTCTTCCACTAATCCCGCCGCTATCATTTCCCCTAGTTTAGATGACCATTCTCCTTCAGCTTCGCGTTCATAATATTCTGCATCACTCACAACTCTACCTGCCCATTCTACCACATCATCATCCGTTTCAGGATTGAAGTAGCTTGCGCCATAGTCCATGCCTTCATTTACATCTACACAAATACTACCATTATATGATTCCTGAAAATCATATCCAAATATTTCTTTGTATGCATCATGATTCTTTCTATTGCTTTCTTGCCAACCATCATCTGCTAATTCGTAATCACTATAATCATAACAAACTGATACATTAGGACTAAAGTATTCCTCATTAAACTCACAATCTACCCTGACGTATTTCGCCTCGTTATTAAAGTCATCAAACACCTCTTCCGCTTCTGCTATTTCAGCATCTGACACTCCCCCAGTTTTAATATCTAAATCAAACTCCTCGTTGTACCATTTTTTATCCTCATATGATAGATCATTATTTGGGTTGAAGGACTCCTCTCCATAACTTCTAGTCTTAACTTTCTCAATTCCTAAATGTCCCAACAAATATAAAATTGCCCTATGGTATTTTTTCTTTGGTTTAGTATTTGCTTGAGCATAGATTTGACCAGATATTGGTGCATCCTTATCAATATCTGCTGACATTTTAACTTCTCCTGACGCAGTTCTAAATGAGAATAGTGTCCCCAAATCGCACGTACCGCAAGCTATCTCAGTACTAGAACTCTTCTTATTTAAATCAGCCCAAAAATGTTTAGTGCCTTCAATATCAATATAATCTTCTCCGTCAAATACCCCCAATACCATTTCTTCACCTTCTTTCAGTGATACATTTGTTGCTTCCTTACTATACCATTCATCTGCCTTATCCATAGCCTCATCCCAAGTCACATCAGGAGTAAATTCTCCAGATTCTTCAATCCATCTCGATATGTGAGGATATGTATGGACGGCGAGGGTTTTGGCTTTGTCATATGTTAATGTTTTGAAATCTATTCCTGTTGGTTTTTTTTGAATTTTAAGTAATGTTGCAACAGCACTCAATGAAACTGGAAGAACCTCTAGATAATCTAAAACGTGTTGTTCCCAATCGGTAGGCGGGGTAGGAGAGCTTATATCAACATCGCGTGTTTTATATTTCTCAACAATAGTATTGGCTATAATATTAGCTATTACTATAGATTGCTTATCTGATATAGAATGCGCAAAATCTGCAATTTTGTTGGCAGGGTCTTCGCCAAATTTAGTAGTTAGAAATTTTTTAATTTTTGGTCGTAAATCTTTTTCTAATAGAAGTTTATACTCAGCGAAACTTTGCATAGTTTTATTTATACCTTTTTACGTCTTTCTATATTTTATATTTTTAAATTCTCTTCGTTTATCTCTTCTAATGTTTTGTAAAACATAGTTTTACATTGGTCCAAAAATCCTTCCAATTTTGTAGGGCGAACCAATAAATTCATAATAATTTGACCCTTGTAATGGTTTCCATAACTCCATAAATGAGACTCCACTAATTTAAAATACCCATCTCCATCCTTAACGTTCACTAAAATATCCAACCCATCAACTTGTGATGATATGGAGGTATGATCGAAAAATAGGGAAGCAATTATGGTTAAATATATTTTCTGAAATAATACTGCCTCAGTTCCCGTGGCAAATGGTATATCCCAAATACACTGAACCTGATCCAGCGATGGGTTCTCGGCAAATAACACATTACCTAATGGGCTGGGAGTATCTGCTAATGCGTGTAATCTTTGGCTTAATAATTCGTCTAAATTCATTAAAACATTTCTTGTTGTCCATCATCACTAACATTATCAACATCCAACAAAGATAGCCTATCTTGTAGGGTTTTATCTATACCTTTCAATATAATACTATCTGGTCGAGTTTTCAACACTGATAGGAAAATCTTTGCGATTGTTTCATTATCTAGAGTTGCTAGGTCGTTTGCTATTTGTGCTGGCTTTGTAGATTCTGTAAATGATTTCATAATATTATTTATACCTCTCAATAAATGTTGGAGCTAGTTCATGCCATCTAGCATCTGGTTGACCCAATCCTTCATGTCTAACAAAAATAGGCCAAGTTCCTAATGTCAATCCCGCTCTCTTGGCTCGAAAACAGAACGCCAAATCATAAAAATGAAAGTCGAAGTCTTCATCAAACGTCACACCAGCGTCTAATACAGAGGTAACATCAACGCTAATAAGTAAACCATCTAAAAGGTCAGCAGGTTTTTTAGAGTCCCCAAATACTGACATATTGGTCCTACCGTCAGGGAATATATGAGAAACAAATCCAGTATGGTCCGTAGTCATAAGGTGCCATAGGGGTGGTCCAGTTGGAGCGAAATTTGGATTATTTCCACCTGCTAGACCCACCACATCAAATTTTTCGTGAGCCTCATGTAGTTTTTCCACTACAAACCCATCATCTAAATGAACATCGTCGTGGACAAACACCACTAAGTGATCTCTATATTCCTCTGTTAAATATGTATTATACACCTCGCTCAATCCAGTCCTATTATTATGAACACGTATAACTTCAACGGGTTTAACTGATCCATTATATTCAGTTGTGATGTTGGACAACTTGTCGAATGCTGCATCAATTCCCATGGGAGATTCGTCTGATGAACAAGCCACAAACACTACTGGCTTACCTTGTATGTGGTAACTCACCGCTTCAACTGGTTTCGTCTCAGCAATAATTATAGGCGAATTATCCGCCAACATCTCTAACCGTTCAGATATAACAATTGCATCTAGTTGAGATACCAACACCATATCTTCCGTGGTTTTTGCTAACACAACTCCCGATGGGTAGAATGCCCACGCGCCATCGACACTGATAAAGTCTTGCGTCTTTTCTCCTGATGAATTAGTTAACGTCGTCGTAACGATAATATCGCCCTTATATGTTTTTCTCGCCCGTTGAAAATTTACATCCATACTGACAATTTACCAGAAAAGAACACATAAATCAATAAATAAGATTATGAAATCGTTTAAAAACAGATTTAACACACTATTACTTACAGAAGAAGATACAAGTTCTTACGGAAATCCACAATATGATGGAATGGCAGACTCCGAAGAATTTGACAATGGGTTAGAGGTTGACACCGATCCCGAAGAATTTGAAGTTAACGGATTGAAAGATGCTATTGCAGCAGTCAAAGAATCATTTAATAAAAAAATGTCAGAGTTTGCAGACACTTTAGATGATGCTTCTCTAGAAGCGAAAACACTATCAGAAATTAAAGACGATGTTAACTCTGTTTATAAATACGTTAAAGGTATTGAAGTATTTATAGGTGCTAAAAACGAAGTTGGGGCAGACAATCCTAAAGCAATTATTGCTGGATTTATTGCGGCTGACCCCGTTAAAAGCTCAGCATTCAAGACCTTAGTATCCAACTTGGAAAACTTTGCAGACACATTCAAAAAAACGGAAGGGGCGTTGGATGACATGAAAGAAGGAATCAACGATTTCGTCGAAGAAGTGGTTAGTAAGGACATGGAAGACGCTGAAGTTGAGAAATTTGGACGTGATGGGGTAGATAACGATGAATTACCAGTATACGATGAAATGTAAGAATTAGATTTTTACAAGTGCCTTTGAACCTACAAAGGATCGATTTATGATTTCGTCTGGATTAATACTCCAGACGTTTTCGTTTACACAATAGTCATTCAAATCTTTATAGTTCTCAAATATGTCGCTCCATGTGAAAAATAAATCCGTGGAGTTTATAGCCATCTCTACCATCTTCTCTCGGCCAGTATCGTCTATTTTAGGATTGTCGAAGACCCAAACCTTCTTTAAGAATGGGCAGTGCCTCCTCAACAATTCGTCTTGGTAATCGGTCAAATATACACCAGAAATAGCCACAGCGTTAGGAAGGAACATCGCGTCAATAGCGCCCTCCATTATAAAGATATAATCTAACTCATAATCAATTCGGTCTAAATTAAAAATAGATTTATCAGAATTTAGCTTAGATAAAAATTTAGCAAAGCCCTCTTGTTTGGCGGACAACGCTCTACTCTGGTAGAATTCCACTTGTCCATTTTCGTCGTAGAAGGGGATGGTCAGCCGATTCTTATGTACATAGTCATTGAGGGACAAGTAAAACGCCTTGGGCCTATATTCAGCCTTTAATATCTGTCGCCTACGCAAAAACGCGACTGCTTGCTTCACCCAGTAGTTATCCTTATAAAATAATAATTGGGTCTTATCCATAAGATTTATTGAATCTTTTGGCAGTGGTTGAGGCGCAATCAGAGATTTCTCATTATCTATGGTAACATGTTCGTATTGAAATTCAGAAGTATCATACCCAACTTCAATCTCTTCTTTAATTTCGGAGAATTGTTTACCCGATACTGTCTTTACCCAATAATAATCAGAAAAAGACCCACACCCATTATGGCAGAAGAAATACCTATCATTTGGGAAGTAATATAATCGTTTCTTCTCTCCCCATGATTTTCCTTCCATGCACATTGGGCATGATGCCCTATACCCAGTAGCGGTTTTATCAGGATATCCCGCGTATTCAAAAAAGTATGAAGTCGTATATTCTATTGGTAGTTGAATCATAAGTAATTGTATGACCAGAAAGTTTAATCAGGTGTATGAGAATATACTACACGAAACCTTAGTGGGAAGCAAGAAAAGAAATAAGCTTCCTGGTATGGGTAGAAAGGGCGGCAAGCAACGAGACCTTGCCCACGCTCGCGCACAGGCTAGACAACTCAAAAAACACGCTGCTCATATTAGACCATCAAATAAGGTAACAGGTAACGAAACTGGTGTTCATTCTAAGAGACCCGACTCGAAACCAGTGTATGCCAATAAAAATGGAATTAAACCAATGACCAATACCTCTCAAAGAACTTTACCTAAAGGAAAACGACCATATAGTTCAAATCACACTGATCGAGGTGTAACTCGAAAGCTTAAGGACGACCGAGAGAAAATCATGAGGGACTTAGAAAACGGAAACTAAGTAAATACTATTATGATTAGTAACTGTGGATTAATGCTACCAAGATGGTATGATACAAATTGCCCGAATATAAGACCATCAATAACGGGTCAACACATTCCCTATTTTCACTCCATGTTGTGTGAGTGGGCGTATGGTGTTGCTATGTCATTTTTCTGGGTAGTTGTAATTGATGCGCAGGATAAAAACCACCTAATGAAATCCGTATTAGAGGTGGGGAACATCGAACCAGAAACTAAAGGAAAATGGAAAGTGTCTGATCGTGAATTGAATGCTCTATTCAACGAACAGACGCAAGATACTATTGGTTGTATTTTTGCTGATAGTGTTAGGGTTCCAGGTGAAACCGTTTCGGTAGAAGGCGTAGGTGGCGGTAGAGGCGGTCACCTAAAAGGAAAAAGCATGGGTATGCGAGCGGAGTTGGGAGATTTAGAACTCGGATTTAGAGAGACTAATTTATCATTTACTGATTTTCTATTGAGACCGTGGAATATTGTATCTGGTTATAAAGGATTAATCGCAGATGATGGTGGACTATCCTCACCATCGAATGCAAACTATTGGGGTGGAAGTATAAAATCTAACATCCACCTATACCAATTAGCTAAAGATGGGAATGGGTATGGAGACTGCGCACCATCAGTGGTAAGAAAAGAATTTCACTTCTTTGATGCTGTACCAACTTCAATTAGTTCTGATGATCTAGTTAGTGATGGTGGATCGGGAATCAATAAAAGACAAGTAACATTTACCTATAATTATTATACTGTTGGATCTGGTAACGCCTAAGTGGTAATTAAATATATGACATCTTATTTAATATGGATACCGTCTCTACAGGATTATAAAAGATTTGGTGAGTTTAAAACCTCCCACCAAAAGCAACTATCAAAGTTGACGGATGAACCCCTAGAATTTCTATTCACCCTAAATAATATTATTGAGGAGTTATGTGTAGATGAATTAGATTTCAAAAATTTAACATTGATAGACAAGTATATTATTTGCACCTATCTTCGGATGCGATGTATTGATACTAGTATTGACTTGTCTATGGAATGTCCTACATGCGGAGCCACATTCAAAGGAAATATTGATTTAAATGAAGTTATTGAAAATAATATTGATGTGTTGGATAAGGAATATAAAGCAATTATATCCGTTGGTGATTACATATTTAGTTGTAGTATGCCCACACTGCAAAATGAGTATGAGCTTTTGCGGGTGTTGCAAGATAAACACATCCAACAGAACTCTATGGAGAACGTGTACTCATACCACACCCTTGCGCACATAGACACATTATCACTACGGGGGGTTGAATGTAAATTAAAAGAAATTCCTGCGGATTCTGCGGGATTAATTCTATCTAAAATTCCATTAAAAATTATTAAGGAAGTTCAGAATAAGTTTGTTACACCCACGGCTGAAACTCTTAGTCCTAGTATAATGAACATTCCCTGCCCCACAGGAGAAACATGCAACCCATTCGAATTAAACTTATCTCTAATAAATGTTAATGATTTGGTTAAGTTGATGTTCCAAGAATCTCCAGTTGAGATTCTGAGGGAGATTTTCTACCTTGCGCGTTACGGTCACGTAGACTCATACTACGTGGAAGACCTAACACCCAAAGAACGAACCACCATGCTTAAATTTATTATTGAAGAAAAGAAAACAGAGAAAGAACAAAGCGAGAGAAGTCAAAGTGGTCAAGAAATGACTGCAATTGGGTCAGAGCATGGGTTTGATGGAGTGGAATCACCTAGTAAAGAATTTGGATTTTAACTTGCCTATAAATGATATAGCGTGTAAATACCTGTATGTCCAACGTAAACGAGATTTTAACTTTAATTGAAGAAACTAAACAAGATGCCAAGTATGATGTATACATTCCGTCAAAGAGTGAAACATATCAACTACTGCCCCTAAATGCCAACGACCAAAAGAACTTGGTTAAAGCCTTGGTGGACAGTCCAATTTATTCAAATGAGACAAATGTGAAGTTTGGGCAGATGATTCCAACCATCCTGCCCCCTGAGTTGAACATTAATGAATTAACCACATTTGATAAAATGTTAATTGCCCTTGCAGTTCGCATTGAAAATATTCAAGATGACTATACAGTTCAATTGAAGGATGCGGATGACAACAAATTCGAAAAAACTATATCCCTATCTAAGCATATGGAGAAAATCGGGAAGGTGAAACACCCCACGCCAAAAGAAATCGAAGTGGGTGAATATAAATCAACATTAAGTGTTCCTTCCATTGCTCAAGACCTAGAATTTGAAATGTATCTGGCTCAAGCAGCTTCCCAAATCAAAAATAATGATGAGAAGGGACTACGGGGAATGATCAGTACATTCTATATGATTAATATTTTACGTTACATTGAGACTGTAACAATAAAAGAGACGGAAATTCCATTCAGAACTCTCCCACTAGCAGAGAAAATTCAAATTGGACAGTCTCTATTATCTAAGTTCACAAGGGAAGTGGTATCTACTATTGATTCACATTTTGGTAAAGAGGCAATGGATGTTATTACATTCAAATTCACTAAGGATGGTGAAGAGTATGAAGAGGCGATATCAATAGATAACACATTTTTCATGGCATCTTAAACTTAGATTTATAATAAGTAGTCTATATGCAAGACTTTTTCTTTGAATTTGAGGAATACGTACGTAAAAACTACGGAGAGAAGCACTTCTTTAAGACTTTATTGGAAGACTCTATTCAGCCTCTTCACGATGCACTAGAGGATATAACCAGTGGAGATATTATTGAAAGTATCTTTGGAGATATAGACACGACCAAATTTCAAAAGGCTCTAGGCAAACTTAAACTACCTGAACTTAGTGGAACTGGAACTGGTGGTGCATCTGCGGCAGTAGCTCGGAGTGCCGCACCAAGAGAATCAGGGTTAAGTGCTAAAGTAATCAACGTAAATATTAAAAGTATTGATAAAAATGTGCTGGATGCGATGGGCGGGAAAAACCAAGGTAAAATATCTAGCATAGGGGGAGGAGTAGGTAAAGCAGCAGCAGGGCTAGGTATTGCAGGAGCAGCTATTGGCGGGATTATATCGATTTTTAGTAAATTTGGCGAATTTGACGCAGATAAAATTAAAGATAACGTTGTAACACTACTATCAATATCAGATGAAGTTGGGGGTAAAGGGGAAATGCTTAAAGAGGGTGGAGCATTTGTCCTTAGCATGGCGGGTATTGGATTGGGGTTAGCGGTATTTGGTATTGGTTCGGGTGTTGCTGGGTTAGCAGATGGTCTATTAAAAATGGGCAATCCAAAATGGGCCAAAAGTATTGTGGATAGCGTTGTAACACTACTATCAATATCAGAGGAAGTTGGGGGTAAAGGGGAACTGCTTAAAGAGACTGGAGCATTTTACCTTAGCATGGTGGGTATTAGTGCTGGCTTAGCGGTATTTAGTGTTGCTTCGGGTGTTGCCGGGTTAGCAGATGGTATAACGAAAATGGCCAATCCAAAATGGGCCGAAAGTATTGTGAAGAGCGTTGTAACACTATTAAGTATTAGTGAGCTGCTGGGAGGTAAGGAAGAGACGTTTTCCAAGACTGGAACATTCTTCACTATGATGATGGGTATTGGTGCTGGCTTAGCTATATTTGGAGGGGGTAAGGCAGCGGAGGGTATGGTAGCGGGAATAACTGGAGCAATTTCATTCTTCACTAAGGAGAGTCAAGTAGAACGAATTGTGAGAGAGGTTGGTATATTATTAACTATTGGTGATAATGCTAATATGGAATCGGCGGTAGCATTTGAAAAGGTGATGGGCAAAATATCGAGTGGATTGGGTAAGATCGCAAAACAAAACCTTTGGTCTTCACTAACGAATGTAGGAACATCTATAATATCATGGATGAGTGGCGAGAACACACCAATGGCAGCACTCTTAGAACTTGCTGAGAATGGCCCCAAGTTAAAAGAAGGGGCAGATGCCATCGCACTTATTGGTGACTCATTAGGTTCGTTTGGAGCGGCAATTGGGGGAGGGATGGATGATTTTAACTTTGAGAAGATGGCTAAGAATATGGGCGATGCAATACCATTTTTTGAAGCGTTATATAATGGTGGTCCAGCCGAAGATGGATGGTTTGGCGGCAAAATGGGAGCAACCAACTTTGGGAAGGGTCTGAAAGGACTTGAGGAAGATGGAGACTTAGGTAACATGGTTAAAATAATTGATAAGATGAACTTTGTTTTAGGGCGATCATCAATTAACCCTGACAATGTTGAAGCATCCAGTTCATCCGAAATTAATAATAATAAACTTAAGGAGGCAGATGTGCAATACAATAAGAGAAGACAAGACTTGAAGGATGACTTGAGTGAACTTCTATTTGCGCTTGGAAATCAGATTAATACCGGAGCGGGAGTAGTCATGGCAAACGTTGTTAACGCCGTGAACGGAATTCCAGTGGGGGGCGAAACAGTTGTTACTAATAACACATACTATACATCCCGTGATGTTCCAACAGTAGCTCAAAGAAACGCTGGAAGGGTGGCAGTTGGTGGGTAAATAACAATATGAAGCGCAAAGACATCACGGAACTCAAGAGGATTTCCTCATACAACTACGAGAACATTTTTACCGTAGAATTGTCGGAGGATGGTCTATACTATTATAATCTTTATAATAGTATTTTTGTGGGGGATGTGGACGCAGGACTATACACTTTACATGATTTTAGTGTGGGGGAGTTTTGGACTAGTTTAGCTAAGAAATACTACGGGGAACCTAAGTTATGGTGGATGATTGTAATTGCAAATGAAATCCAAAACCCCCTAACCCTACCAGAACCAGGAACAAAGTTAAAAATATTAAAAGACTTTGTTGTGTCCGATATTTTAAGTGAAATTTTAAATGGAAGAGAATAACTCACAGGTAATTAATTTTAATGGGCAGGACCATTACGTGGTCGTTCAATTCGACAACGGAGAGACCCAAGTAAACTTAACATCAAACGCTATAACCGAACTAGTTATAACCGAATCCTTCATGGATTGGTTTATATCAGGGTGGATAACCATTGATAATGCATATGACCACTTCGAAAGATTGCCTAATTTTGATGATACCCCACTTCCTGAAATTGATTTAGATTATAAATATCGCGGGGACGGTAGAGACATAATTAGAGTTAAAATAATACCCAAGGTTTCCGATCAGGGTGATTCTGAATTACCGCAACTAGAGCTAAAGCCAGAAGTTTGGGAAATATATTTTGAAGGGGTGTTATATGACGTGGAGGAATTAGAGGGGTATACGGTTGATACTAAAAAGAAAAGATTTTACTTTTGGGAAAAGGAATATCACCTCATGTCTGAGAAGAACGTAGAATTTACTACAGCTAACGTTGGTGCCAATGAAGGCGCTGAAGATATCCACAAACTAAGCAACGATGAACGAAGCTTAAGAACTGGAGAAGCACTATTAGAATTATTTAAAGCCACTCCTGAACTAGCCAAAAAAGTCCCAGCAAAGGTTGGGCCAGATTGGGCAGCGGGAGACGAGAAGAATACTATAATGTACACATCTCCCTCTAATTATAAACTAATTGATGATGCTAACGATATTCTAATGGCGCATACAAATTCCAAAGAAGATGACTATGACATATGTTTCTTAAAATATAATAGAAGAAAAGCAAATAAAACAAAATTGTTTTCGTTTGAGTCCCTGTCATCGTTTTTTGAAAAGGCGGGAACCGTTTCGGCGAATAAGTATCAAACTGAAGTATTCACGCTAATGGATATGAGTGAAACGGCCACTAATATTATACCAATTGGAAAAACCCCCCAGGGAGGAACGATCCCGGCTGAAACTAATATTAGATCACTCACAACAAACGAAATAGCTCAATATCAATTTAATGAGATGTCTGGGGTAGATAGCGCAGATTTAATAGCGGTATTTCCCGTACATACATACAATAACCAATATGGTCAGTTTAATGTCCACGTAATTAATAATACTCCACAAAAAGCTAAAGAATTTCAGGATAAACAATATGTTAGAAAGATTGGGCCGGACTCCCACACTAGATTACAACTAAACACATGGAAAACTAACGGAACTAATTTACAAAACGTGTTTAGTTCTGGGGGCAGGGAATCGTGTTACGCCTTTGGTCGTAATAGAATTATTAAATCATGCCTGTTGAATGGTGCCGCTATAACATTTGATGCAAAAGGGTCAACCTCAAGACAGGCTGGGAGATTTATGTCTATCAGAAAAGAAAATAGTAATGATACAGACTTTGATGATAGATTAGAGGGGCAATATTTGATGATGAGCGTAACCCACAAATTCTACTTCCAAAGTAAGGAATATGATAATACAATATTAGGGACAAAGCTACACAGACATAGAAAGGGGCCATTGCCAGAAAATGATGAAGAACTTTTGGCGTAAACAGTTGCTACATAGGTAAATTCCTATAAATAATAACATGTCTGAAATAGTATATAATAATTTCTATCACGGGTTACGAGCAGGACCAGATTCTACCCGCGAAGAGGGGACAGTGCTGGATGAACTACACTGGGCTATGCAATGGCAAAAGAGACCAATTGATAGAACATGCCAAACTATTTCCCAATTTCATGGTCCATATTCAGGATCGTCACCAATATTATCAAAGGTATTGAACGCAGTTAAAGGAGCAGAGAACTCCCTACAGAAGTTAGCGCGGACTGCGGATGAAGGCGTACACATAGTAACCCAAGAAATAGCAAAGGTTAGAAACATTGCAGGTCTTATCAATGATGTAACTGGTGCAAATATGTCCACTCCATTTTTGAGACATTTCGTAACGGAGTGTCAGTCCTTACACCCAGACGTAAACGCATTCATTCAAAATAATATTAATCAATTCCCATACTTCCAGCAAGTGTCAGAGCAGATTGGAAGCCATTTTACTATAATTTCCGATGTTAATATGATTAGCCAATTATTCAGCATTGAGTGTGGGCAACTACCCATTAATAATTTAAAAACTGCTTCTAGGATGGTTAGATTACTATCATCCAAGATGTTTAAAGCTACGGCAGGAAACATGGAAGACTCCCAAAATTTCTTAGATACTATGTCTATGAGAAATATGCCATATGAGGAAAACTTTGGGTTTTTAAATCCCAACTACGCTCAAGGGGAAGCAATGGCACATGGTCATAATTGCTGCATGGATGTATTTCACCAAAAACGCGCTGAGAACGCAATCCCAAAAGTTTTAGAAAATTTAATGAATATATTTGGGGATAAATTAAGATTATTAAACCAAATATTTCCCGTGGAATATCGAATAAAACATGAGGAAAAATCATACGACATTATGGTTGAGGGAGAGTCACAAACTGTTGATAGGCTCAACCGTAGCTTAGGGAGAGAATCTAAAATAGAAGATCTGAAAGCTACAGAGGAAGGAAAAACTACTGATGGGGAGGGATCATAATGAAAACAGGCCAAAGATATTCTGGAACATATAAAGGTATTATTATTCAAAATAATGATCCTGAAAATATGGGGAGAGTGAAAGTATATGTTCCGCATATAAGCATGACTCTATATGATGATTGGAATGATAATCTGAAAGATGATAAATTCTTCAAATTCTTAGGTAGTAATTTAGATTCGAACTTAGATGCAAATATATTAAAAAGACTTAAAGAGAGTCTACCTTGGGGGGAAGTTGAGCAACCCTTATTTGGTCCAGTGGGAACCGGATATTATTGGGCTGAAGCTGACCACGGAACCATTGAGCAAAGCGGAACCATTGAGACACCCAACCCGCCAGCGCCAGAAGACACAGAACCAGTGGGGGAAGAGTCTACAGCGCCACAAAAGGAGTCTTCGGAGAGTCCTGATACTGGTAGTAAGACCCAGCCACAAATACAGGAGGATGCTCCCAGTGACCAACACGGTCCACCCGAGAAGACAGAAGTATACACTACATTTTATCACGCGGATGAGGCAGTTGGTGATCCGTTTTCCGCAGTAGGAAAAACTGTACACAACTCACCTGATTATTTCGCCAACAAGGAAGGTGGAACTGAGAGTGGTTCATTTCGAAATGGAGGGATTGATGTCATTGGGAATGTGGCAGTTGATCCCAACAAGATACCATATGGTTCGTATGTGGACGTGGCGGACTCTGATGGATTTACTAGACGCTATGTCGCGGCAGATACTGGGAGTGCTGTGGTGGCTAAGACAGCAGCTAGAGCCAATGGTTCTAACTCTCCTGTAGTTGACGTGCATCTACCAGTAAAAGAGTGGAACAAAACTCATGCTGGTGGTAGCCAAACTGTTATAGTTTACCCATACAAGGGACCAACTTGGTCAAAATTACCTAGTGCAACTAAAGAGACCTTTTATACTAATACAATTAAAAATTCAAAACTAACTCCAACTAGTGTTGACCCAAGAACAATAACAGAAGATTTTCAAGAAATAACAGTAGCGTCCACTAGGAATGGAACCAAAACAATTAGAGCTACAAATAGTGGACAAACCGAAACGTTTACACTCCCAGATGGAACTAGCGGACCTACCAGAGATGTTGGCGATAATAGTGGACCAAGCTCGGCGTTGTTCCCTAGTAACGACCCTCTAACCAGTGCATTTGCTAGTGGACCCACCAATGCGGAATCTGCGACTGGGGTTAGTGCTTCTAAAAAAGAACCAATACTACCACCCGAATTCCCAAATGTACAAGGAGATATCGGATCATCTGAAGGAAACTCACACTCTAAAACAGAAAACGGAATAGAAGCACTATCTACTGGACCAGAAAGTGGGACTAGATTGGGGAATGGCTCAGGAGAACCTAACAGCGATCCAAATAAAATTAAAGGAGGGAATACTATGATTGCTAACACTAACCCAGTGATGCGAGCAATTAAGGGAAACCTACCAAATGGATTTATATCAATTCCTGACGTGGGTGGACACGTTTGGGTAAGATTTGAGGGTGGACACCCCCTTAGCCCGATAATAACTGGGGCAGTTGCTATCAGCAGAGAGTCACACCTCTTGAATAGTGGACAAGCTAATGCATAAATAAATATAACTGATGCCAAGACAACATACAACAACTGACCCAGGGGCGTGGCAGAACGACCTACCTAAAGGACCATCGGGGGAAAATTATAGAGGTAAATCTGATATAAGACAACCTTCTGGTGGCATAGAGTTTATTAATACTAAAAACGAAGAACAGGTCACTTTTTATTATACTGGTGGTGCATTCCTACGTTTTGAAAAATTTGCAACGGATTTATTCGTTCCCACATCATACCAAACCCATGTATATGGATCGTCATTTGAGACCGTGAACAAAGACAAGGTAACCCATGTAGATGGAACCATAGATGAAACCCACTTGGGGGATAAAATGTCCACCACTGGTGATGTTGATAAATGTCAGAAGCACGGCGAGAAGTGGTTGAAAGATATGCAAGAATTGCATAATATGAAACGACGTTTCGAGGTGAAGAGATGTAAACAACATAATGATATTGATCAGGCGGAAGGGCAAGAGAAGGATGGAACACCAGCAGATTGCCCCACTGAACAAATAAAAACTAAACACATTTATGGTAAAATCGTGAAGGACTACTGGACACCTTCGATTAAGGCTAAATGCGGACATACTATAGCAGAACTTAAAGATAGTGAGTATGAATATGAGTCCCGTGGGAGCGAAAAAGGAAAAGCAATCAAAGGAGGTTGGGAATGTATGACATGTTGGGGTGATGGACTATCCCCATCGTCACAAGATGGTGAGTGGAATAAGGATGAAATTAAAAAGGAAATTGAAGCAAAAATTGCGGAACTTACTGACCCTCTAGCAGAGTCAGAAAAACACTTTGGAACCAATCAACACCCAGCGGGGGGAACCGAAGTCAGAACCAGTAATAAAAATGTAGTAGAGCATGTGGGAAATGTATTTAACTCCATGGAGTCCTATCGAAAAGACCCCAAAGGAAAATTAGTTCCAAGTGGATTAAAAATAGACCCATTTGGTGCTGGAATATACCCACAATTTAGAGAAACCCCATTGATAGAGAAGGTTCACGTCGATCCCGTTCCAGGTGGATCATACCATAAAACCGTTGCGGATAAATACACGCTAACTGTTGGCGCAAACGGGATTTCCATGAAGACTAACGGTGATGTTAATTTATTTGGTATTCAAGCTAATATTTTATCTGAGAGAACCACGATTCATGGAACATCTGAAGTTATAATTGGCGGGGAAAGGGTGGACATAACAGGAGAAGTTATAACATTACGACCTAAAAAAGTGGAGAGAACTATTGAGGATGGTAACGGGGATGATAAAGAATTCCAAGCGAACGGAAAGACTACAACTGAACCCGAACAACAAGTATTGGTGGATGGTAATTTGAATGTTGGTATGAACGTCATTATTGCTGGTGGTGCGCACGTAGAGGGTGAGTTATCAGTGCAACATATAACCGCTCCTTGTGAATACCAAATAACTGAAACCGACTTTGAAGTTAATATACAAACACCCTGCGGAGACCCCACAGGAGATGAAATAAAATGCATTGAAGATGTTGAAAAGGGTCCAACATATGCTGACATATTACCAAATTGTAAAATTGGTGTAGCGATTGGCACTGACTCAAATGGAGATTCCCACGCATTGGATGTGTTTTCTATTTGCGCCCCAAATTCAGTACAAGTCCACCCTCACCATCACTGGTTTAAAAATATACCTCTTAAATTAATTAGAGATAACACTGAATTGGAAATAACTGTTGGGGATAGAGTAGAAACATCAACTCCCGTTGATCCACATTCAGTGGTTAGATCAGTGGGAGCAAGAAACAACTTCGCTATTAAGAACTTACCAATGCCAGTGAAGAACTCCAAAACTAATAATACAGTTATTGAAAAATTTGAGGAATGTTAATATGGGAAAATTAAAAATAGAAAACGGTGATTGGAATGCCGTCAAAAACAAGAACAATACCAAGCATAGGGGTGAGGGGTGTAACACGGAGAACTATAACCCCGACCTACTACGTAAAATCCAAGGACTTATTGAGGCGTTTCTACAAAATAAATATAAATGCTTTAAGGAACAACTGGGAAATGAGTCGAATAGGAAATCTCCACCCGTAGATATGAACGCACCTAACGATGGTGCAGACACTATTGGGTCTAGATTTGGACCAGGTGTTATTGGGGATGGAATTGGGGATGGGTATGCGGGAAAATCTAATATTTTTGTAGGTCTACCCGATAAAGACGCGTTGGAACTTTCTGAACAAATAGAAGCTCTAAAAAAAGAGGAACGGGATAATAATCAAACTGAAAATAATAATTGCTAATTACATAATAAATACGCTGCCCTCAGCTTGCCCCCAGAGTTCATCTAGGTAGTATTCAAAGGTTCTCTCATATGATCCAAAATCATCGTAGCCTTCGGGCATGGTGAATTTTCGTTCCCATGGTTCTTCCCATGGCTCGTCAGGATCATCTATAATTAGTGGAGTGAGTTCAGTGTTAAATTTTACTTCTCCGTTAATTACCTGCTGAGCAAAAATCTCATGGATGAATTCATATGGGCGCGTAATATTGCCATCTCGGGCAGATTTGAAGGTTCCAATTTTATTTAATAGTGCTGTGGCCTCTGCATCGTTAGCACCTATCCAATTTCTAGTATTAAATTGATCAACTGGCATTCCATATCCCTCAGACACTAAATTTAGGAGTTCTACAACTGAGTCTATCATAGCATTATAGTTATGCTGTATTCCATATATCTTCCTACTAGATGCAAATACGTGAGAAATTCTATGGGCAAGAATCCATGGTGTTAGAGGAACTAATTTGTCTCCGAAATTTCCAACAAATATAATCGAAATCGACATACTATCTTCATAGTCTTCATAGTCTAATCCCGTTGCATCCCAAAACGAATGCGTTGGTCCGACGTTTCCGTTTTCACCATTAAACTCCTCTCCGTCAATATCACCAACTTCTTTATTATTTAAAAAATAGAAGTTTAAATCAGAATCAACACCCTTGAAAGCGTTCGTAACCCTTGATTCATATTTTTCATCTTGCAACATTGCCGCCGATTTCTTATCATATGCGCCCCGTTTTTCCCATGAAGAGTCGTCTCCTATTTTTTGAAAATTGGCGATGGGCATTTCTACCAATAAACGGCTCAGTGTATCAAAATCCATAATGTTATTTAGTTAATAATGTCGTGAACTAGATCAGCGAATAGTTCTTTTGCGGAGTATTCATTGAACCCACTCCAACCATTATAGGGAACTTCCATGTCCTCTTCTGCTTCTGATACATTATCAAATACATACATCTCGTATTCACTTCCTGCTGCCTCCATCAATCTTAATAATTCTTTAAGGGACATCTCCACAGAATACGCAGCACCCCCCCAATAACCATACCCCGCCACCGTTTTATACATATCAGTAATAATGCTATCATTTTCCAGGTAACCGCCTCCATTCTCCACTTCAAAATTGACATGCAGATTTTCTACTGCATATTTATATGCAGCAGTCATCTCTCTTTCTGCTCCCTGAGAATATCCCTCTGCCATAGACCGTCTTAATGCATTTTTAAATTCGACGCCATCTTCCTCATTTTTAATAAAATCTTCCACGGTCCCATCATAATAATCATATGATTTTTTTATATATTTTTTAATTTTAGATAGTTCTGGTTGTAATATGTCGTCTGCATAATAACCATTTACATCTTGCTCCACATCAAAATCCCTAGTTAGTAAAATTTTGTCGCCCTGAATATAGCCAAGGTAATTATTTAAATTAGTAAGATTGCCGCTATCTAACTCAATCAACTCTTCCATAGTGTCTGCAATTTGATAATGGATGAAATCCTCCCCATCCTTATCCACAAATTTCAATCCATTACCGTGTGCCTTCATTAATTTTTCTTTAACGTCCTCAGTAAATCCGTCAGTTCTATATATGTCTGATATTGATCTCCACTCTGGTCTGATTTTAAGTAGTGCGTCCTTATCTTCGTCGGACAAATCGGTCAGGGCGAAATTACCACTGGGAGCATACCCACCACCAACCACCTCTTTAATGAAGAACTCACCATCTTCTTTATGTGTTAATAATTTAATAATGCTATCGTGATAGATTTTATTGGGTTTTTTATTAGCCCTACCTTTCATCTCCCCTAAAGTTTTATCGGCAATATTATATATAAAGGTTACTGATGGTCTTTGCATAATTCTAGGGCGACTCTCCGATCCCACATCTTTCTCCTTCCTTAACGATAATATGGTTTGTCCTGGTTTACCGTCAGCGGTATTACCACAATGGCCCATAGAGCCACCCTCCCTCGTACATTTATATTTTTTTAAATCTATCCATTTCCACCCATCTCCAAGGTCAATAAGAACCTCATCATCCTCCGCAGTGTCCACCATACCCTCACCAATGGACTCAGCCCATTCATCCTCCAATTCGGAAAACTCCCGCAACGTCGGTGTCAACTCCTGTCCACTATAGTCATAATTATCAATACCAGTAACAACGTTAGCCATTGAAATACTATGTTGTAATTTAGTGTACATGTTATCTAACCCATCATAATATACATCATCAGTACTCCCAAATTCACTACCATACTTAGACATCATCTTGTTGAGTGTCTTCTTTTTGGCTAATAATTCTGGGGTGTCGGGGTTATCCTCCATGTCAATCCAACCAAATATCGCCTTAACCAAAGCAATCCTAACATGCTTCAACCACCAAGTAATTACTCTTTCTTTTTTTAAGTCTTGCCTAGCCCTAGAAATTTCTTTAGATGCCCGATCTTTATACACATCAGAATTAAGTTCATCATCGAATTTATCCAACCAAGTGAACATGGCGGCGTATTTGTCTTTATTAGATTCTAATACTATAGAATTAGCATCTAATATCTTTTGCAAGCGGGTATCAAAACTCATAAGTCTACTTATACTAAATCTTCGTATGGGTCACCTACAGATAGACAAATTTGCATGGCATTTACCCACCTATTTGTAAGGCCACTCCAAAAGTCGCTAGATTCATCTCTACCAACTCTTTCCCGCTCATACCATTGTCGAGACAAGTGTAATCTTAGTAATAGGTCTTCTGCTGTGTGCTTTGCTGCTGCTGCGCGAGTTCCTGACCCCACCACGCCATCTAATCCGCCCGTATACGTCCCTGCGACCTCTAACGAGTGTTGGAAGATGTATGCTGCTCCAGTAGGTCCGCGATTGAATCTACAGTCCATTAGGTAGGCATTAACTCGGTCATCGTAATGCCATTCAGGATCAACAGAGGTGTAATCCTTAATATAATTAATAGCGTATAATTCCGACGCGACACAATTACCATTTTCAACTAAAGTTTTAAGATGTAGTGCTTGCTTGGGGTGATATTTATTATTAATTCCAGCAACTTCATAGTCACCGCCGCCATCACCTTCAGGTAAATAATAAACTTCTAAACATCCGTTTTCGTCTCGTCTTCCTTCCATCTCCATGATGAATTGTGCCATTTCAGTGCTGGTATCCATATGGATATTTATCCTTAGAATGGTATTTCCGATTCAGTGTCGTCCCATGTTGGACTTGCTTCTGGTTTAGGGGTAGGCATCTTCTTTTTAATTCTTTTGCGTTTTATTTTCTCGCCGCCTTGTAAAGATGGTGGTTCAGGGGGACTGTAATCAGGGTCATCATAACCAGGATCATAATCGTGGTATTCTCCGTCACGATCTCGCATAGCATCCCTCTGCATTTCTGCAAATGACACTCCATCCCAAACTGGATCAATGTATACAACTTCACCATTGTCTCTCAGCATAACGTTAGTTTGTTTTTCGTCATTCCACAATCCTGCCATAACCAACTCGGTTTTTGCAGGTTTTATATCTTTCCAGTTTGGATGACGTTTTTTAACTCTCTCTATCATTTTGTCTTGTGATACAGTTCTGGGGTTGGGGCCATGTTCTTCCTCATATTCTAACGTTCGCTTATCTTTCATTTCATACCACCTATTATTACCGTCTGCGTCTACCGTGTCACAAAACTCCAGTAAGTCTAAATAATCTTCTTTAGATATTGGGGATAGTTCCTCAATTCTAGCAGCATACATTTTCTCATCTTCATACCCTCGTTTGTAGTTGGGGACTATGCTTCTGGGCTTATCCTTAAAAATCGGGAAAGCTGAATTTGGATTGGACTTTTTCATTACCCACCTCACAAATTTTAAATATGACATATCGTCGTTAAACAACTTCACCACATGATCCCAATCGGGATGCATCATTACTGGCGCTCTACCACCGTCTGCCATAGTTCCACCACTCTCCTTAAATTTTTCAACTAACTCCCGCCAAGTAGTATCATTGTTCTCAGGATTGAACAATATATCAGATGGGGTCATCCCCTCTTCAAACAAGAAACGCTTAAAAGAAATCATTTAAAATATTTATCCACTTAAGCGTTAATTATTATATTAAAAAGATTTACCCCTAGCTGAGATTCCAAATCATTGGGTAGAATAATTTTATTATTGCTGTTGTATGATTCAAATAAATTGTTATGGTGTTTAACCTGTTTAACCCAATCTAAAAGAAATTCATCCGAATATGCCAATTCTCCCCCCACTTGATCTGTGAATCGTTGTCTACCAGTCGCTACTAACTCTTCATCGCTCATATTAACTGCCATATCGCTCCACGCTCGGGGATATACCATAATTCCAAAAATAGAATTCTTGTTTTTCTGGGATAGTTTCTTAGAAAATGCGTAGTAAAAGTGGGCGGGTGAACCCATTTGCTGGGTAATCATATCTATTTGATCCCACTCTGATGGATTATCCTCTTCCGCTAAGCAGAAATTGGACCTAGTATATTGCCCGTAATTGCAAGATGATTTGTGGTTTGATGGGCGAACAACTAAATGTGTGTCAGTATCCGCAAACACTTCACCCCGTGAATCCGCAAATTTCATAATCTCATCAATGGGAAGATTATTTTTAATTTCATTTTCCAATATATGTATATAGTCGTTAAAAGTATTCATAATTTATTTTAAATATTTATACTTCTTGTCTGACTTAGAATCGGAATATATTAGCCTAGTAAGGTCAAACTCACTACCCATAAAATCAGAATCTAAATTTAAATATTTATGACCTGTTCCTGGTTTAACGTATGCAATGGTTGAGTGGGGAGTATACACTGGGTAGCCATCAGTGCATTCAAAAATGTCACTAACTCGTTTGTTTAATGCTCGGATATCTGGACCTGATAGATTGATCTTAATAACATCATATTTCTCATTCTCAAACAGACTAACTTTAGTTTTAAATTTAACTGTGACTGGGGATATTTTACCCAAAGTCGTAAACACCTTATCGTGGTCGTTCTCATGTAGTCCGTATTTAACCGTTACGTGTGGGTCAGTCTCTACCCCAAATCCATCTTCTGGTTTGTATAGATCATTCTCGTCAATCTTCGTAGTGAGTTTCATGAACTCCTTCTTTAATTCTGACGGGAAGTATAACATCAGGCAACCAAACCCAGTTCCCTTTTTCTTTCCTTCTAAAAATAATTTAAAACTTGCGATATTGGTATTTATACTATATTAACGGTTAAACAATAAATAATATTATGAAGTTCAGTAAGCTTTACACGATATTAGAAGCAATATCTCCAGCCGATATTAAGGCTATGATGAATGGTGGGGAGAACGCAGACGACCTACAAGACTGTGAAACAGTAATAAAATTAGACCAACCGACTAAAACCAGCAAACATGGAAATTGGGGAATGTCTCTAGCAACAATAGACTCTTGCCCATTTTCAGGGGATTGTAAAAAGAGTTGTTTTAAGAACCAAATAGAAACAAGATTCCCCGAAGGAGTTGCCGAGAAAACTAAAAATAATATGGAGTTAGTAGAAGCTGAGAAAACTACTAAAAAGATGGCTGATCTTCTACAACGGTCCATATTGGCAGAGAGGCGAGCCGCACGGAGTTCAATATTCCGCCTTCATAATGGTGGGGATTTCTTCTCAGGGACATATTTTGATGCTTGGATTGAAGTAGCTAATAGAATGCCAAATAAACTGTTTTACACATATACCACATCAATTCCATTATGGGTTAAACGCTTAGATAAACTTCCATCAAACTTCGTTATAACTGCTAGTTATGATACTAATGAATATGGGAAAAAACTAATACTTAAACACAAACTTAAAACTGCTATAGTGGTGAATACACGGGAGCAAGCGGACTATTTAGACTTAGAGGTTGATAAAATTGATGACTTAGCTTGGGGTGGTGACGAATCATTCGCGCTATTGGAACATGGCGGAATGACTAAAAACACTGAGAAACAAAGAATAACTGATAGAATACCCGAAGTTAAAAAGTTCTTAGATGAATTAAGAAGCTAATATTATTATCCTTCAATAATTATATTCTCACCTTTAAGGCTATTAATAATCATCTTCACTTTCGCCAGTAAATGATACACTATATGGTGAGTTTAACTTCTCTAATTCGTCGTTGATAAATTCGGCTAAATCGGAATCATCACCAGATTCACCATATACCATATTTTTGAAATCCTCAACATCATCATCTAATTCGGCATTGTCCCAAATCGAATCTAAAGCATCTTCCCAATTTTCCCACCCAGATTCGTGTTCTCCATGAACAACCCAATCGTATTTTTCAGATAACTCTGCTATATGGCTTCTAGCCTTTTTGGGTGAACCTGAACCACGTAAAACAATAACTGGTGAGGTAGCGTTTGGAGTTCTTTCTATATCTTCACCATCTATTTCAAAATCGAATTTTCGATAAAATTCGCGTAATTTTTGGTCGGATGGTCCACCCTCCTCCGACTGAACCGATCCAGTAATCTTGATATTATGTTCATCCGCCTTTTTAACTAACTCGGACATGAACATAGACCCAGCACCCGATCCATGTGGGGTTGCTTTAATGTATGATAATCGCAGACCTCCAGACCAGCCACCTAATTCGACAGTAACCGTGGAATTGGCATATGCCTTATAATACAGTCTGCCATCAAAGTGTAAAACTCCCCAATTTTCTAAATCGTCGAAGAACCCATCTACAGATTCGGTTATTATAAATTGTTTAAATGATCTCATCTGGTATATTTATGCTATTATCCTTCAATAATTATATTCTCACCCATAAGGTGATCAATCACCCCATATCTAGAAAAATAAGAATCACCCCTTGTCTCCACATACATAACCATGATGTATGGGCAGTAAATAATATGGGAGTTTTCGCCGTTTTCTTCTTTTTGTTTTTGGCGTAATCGCAATTCATCAACAATCTCCCCAAAATCGAAATCGTTTTCAAATCGGCGAGTTCCTGATTCTACAGCAGTTTTCTGGATAGCTGTTTCATACGCAGTAATGTAGACGCCAATAGCTAGACCAACTGGACCAGTCATTGGTTGTATAGATATTGTGTCATCGTTTAAGATTTCCTCAAACTCTTCACTGTATAGGCACTTGACAGTTTGCGTCATAACATCTAAATTCTGTTCTAGTGTTAGGTGGTCATTCGCCTCACAATATCTCGCAGAGTTTGCTAATAAAGTGCTTCTAATCATCCCCGAATCCGCTTCACAAGACGGTTTACCCATATTAGCTAAATCTGTTGCTAGTTCGGCACTTCCTTGGTTTACTAAAATATTAAAGTCTTCTAATGTTAATTTCATATTTATAATTATGGAATCGTGGGTTACAATGCAACTCTCTCATGAACAGTATGATTGTCAATGTATCTCCATTTAGTAATTTATATCAATAATTCAAATCAAATTAAAGAATCTTCGCTATTTCCATGTGCATTCCATCTTTTCTACTGAAATGTCCTCCCCAATAAAAGCCGAATTTATTAGCTAAGGGTATTAGTTCCCTAACACTTCCCTTTGTTCCCTTTGCTGCTGGAACTCGCCCTAATTTGTTGTACCAGTAACAGATATCGAATGCAGTTCCCCAAGAGTGGTTGGATAGTGTGCGCCTAGAGCCTCTCACGTAACGAGGGTAAAATGCACCCTCATAGCTTATAACGCGCTCTAACAGCCCCTCATCCTCCCATGCTTGCCACAACTCCCGCAACTGGTCTGCTGCCTTCTTATGGAAGCGCATACGAGTAAACTGACCACTAGTAGCCTTAGACAACTGAGGCAGATCAACACTTACAATATTTTGGGATTCCCAGTTACCGTGAATTTTAATACCTTCAGGGTTATTGCTTGTGGGGGCGTTAGAATATTTAAATTTGCCAAATATAGCCTCTCTTTGGGCGTTTCCGACCAATGGGCTAAATGTCGGCTTAGGGGGGAACTCTGAAACTTCTGGCATCAACGCCAATCCGTCTTTAAGCATCACTGATAATGTCCCATTACCTATAATCCCATCAGGTAGGAGTCCTTTATCGCGCTGATACTGTTTGGTTGCTGATACTGAGTTATTGCCAAATATCCCGTCAGCAGAGCCAACAGGATATCCCTCACCATTTAAAAAATATTGAATGGTGATTACATTCTTCCCGCGTGATCCATACTTGATAAGTTCCATATAATTACTTACCAGTGTAAATGAAAACACCTCGCTATTGCGAGGTATTTTTACTCTTACTCGTCAGGATCATCGAGAAATGGAGAATGTGAAATTTCATCCAACAATGATTGTAAAGATCGGGAATCTCTAGGTGTAATCATTTTATTGAACACTACCTCATCACCTTCAGCAGTATATCCTAAAATTATAAATGAATCTAAATATTCGGATAGTATATTGCTCAACATATCAAAGTTTTTCTTCTTGGAAGGCTCTAATATAGCAGACTCTTCAGTATGCTTAAGTTCTTCAGTTAATTCTTCTAACTCCTCACTGGATAGTGAAGGAATCCCATCTACTTTCTCTTCTTCGTCTGGGTCCATGCGACTATTTATCAGTTTTCCCGTAGCGAGGGTGCTTATTAATGATACCTCGACTATTTAAATGGGTTGCAACTATTTCAATCGAATCTGTAGCCAATTTCAGGTTACATGGAATGAATCGCTCGCCGTCATAAAAAGAAAAGCTAGAATCATTGTAGCAAGTTACTAACACTGATGCACACCCGTTATCAACTAGTGCTACCCATCTACGGGTATCCTCCTTAGTGAAGGAGATTGGAAGTTTATCAACAATGTAACCACCGTCTCGTAGTCTCTTGATGAAGTATGATTTTGTTGTAATTTTATTGTTTGCCATATTATTCTGATGCCTCCTCTGGTGGTAAAATGTCAGATAAAATCTCGAAAATGTCAGACGGGTGAACTTCCACCAGTTGTCTTCCATCGCCCAAAATATCGTAATTTTTAATACCTCTATCTCCTCTATTTACGTTGAAGGTCACAAACACATTCGCAGTGTCCCTTCCTATTAGAGCAGTCCAACATCTGTGGTCAGACTCATTATAATGAATGTCTAACTTTGCTGATGTTAATCCACACTCTGTCCTCAATTGGCTACTAAATTCATCGTATCTCATATTATTTTCTCAGTGCTGTTGTTATGTATTGAAGCTTATATTCGTCGGTTTCAACTGTTAGAAGAAACAGACCAAACTTATCGTTTATCTCTACTAGTATATCACAATCCTTCTCTGAAATCAAGGAGAACAGGTCAATATGTAAAGGTATTGGGGTAAAATCTGTTCCAGTATACTCAGGAACAATATTAAATGATATGGTGTCAATGCTGGTCTTGGATGCGTCGTGTCGGCTGGCAACTACACCATCCTTTGAATTGCCCGACAAATAAACTTTACTAGTGTCTGCCCCCACAAATTGAGCGGACTTTCGTATCTTAGCTAAAGAATCTTGAGACAGGGTAAAGCTATGGTCATATGTTTGCTCTTTAATTTTTTCCAACTTTAGTGGGATCTTATCATCGAAGAATCTGTTATCTAAGAAGAATGACTTAAAGCGAATCGCATCGTCTTTATATAATAAATGATTTGGTTCTACGTCAAATGTCATCATAGTTTCTTGAACGAACCCAAGAGCAGATAGAAGTCTATTCAAATCTTTCAAAACAAATGGGTCGGTGTCGTCGCCTTTAATGTCCTTCAAAGTTGCTTCTAAAATTACGGACCTATCGTCAGAATGCGTAACACCTGTCAAATTATTATCATTGATAAATACCTGAGCAGGTTTATCCGTCAAATCGAATCGGCTTAAAGGGGTTACAAAATTATTAACGAACTTATCTTTTGATACTACGAAGTTACTCATTATCTAATGATACACTATCTATTTGTTGATTTCCAGTTTCTTTTTCTTCTATTAACTTTAATACTTTATATAATCTAGTGCTGAGAGTTCCTACCTTCTTTTTCAAGGATACGATTTCTCTATTATTATCTTCTAATAATTCTTGCATGGATTTTGGGAGTTCAATACCTGATGCCTTAGCCGACTTGGATGTAGGTGTCGAAAAGTCGGTATTTTGAAATGATGTAGTAGTAGGACCACTAACGTCAGGCTTTTCAAATTCTGTGTTCGCCTCTCCTAACTTAAATCCTGCTGCCTTCTCTGCGTATTTTTTTGCAGTTTCATCCATCGGTATATAACCAGATGGGTCGTTTGGTAATGGTATTGGAGCAAAATTCTGTTGCTGTCCCTGATTTGGGATTTGTTGCTGCTGTTGCTGTTGCTGTTGCTGTTGCTGCGGGTAATGTTGCTGTTGCTGTTGCTGGTGATTCGAGTAACCCCCCTGCTTTCGATGCTTCTCAGGTAGAAATTGATTAATATCAAGTCTCACTGGATTTAAAATCTCGGCATCCCTATGGGAAGTAGTCGTATTCGAGTTGATATGTTGATTCATACCAGCTAATACGCTTGCCGCTAAATGTGCTACATCTCTGTCAGGGGAATTACTCATACACTTACTTATTACTTAGAATCTAGATCGTCAAGTTCTCCGAGAAAATCATCCATATCATCGCTCAACTCTTCAACTTTAGCGTCAGGGTCGGCGAAATCCATAGGGATATCATCAGTGTCATCAGACAATTCTACTTCTTCGTTCACGGACGCAGAGGCATTTCCATACCAATGTTGATCCAATAGGGCTTTAAGCTTTTCATCAGAAAGCGCCTCGGGGATGAACGTTTCCAAGTCCAAGGTGGACTCGTAGATTTCAGAAATCTCTGCTTCGCTAAGACCAATATCATTTGGGAATTTGAAGTTAGACTTAGAATAGTCATTCCACCCTCCCTGATTCTCCTCAACCTTAATTGCGAAGTTCACGCCATTACCCGTAAGGTCAAACGCTTTCTTACCAATGTCACCCTTCTCATCGCCGAAGATAGAATCCTGAATCTTCGCATATAGCGGAGAAGTTGGAACGCCATCTTTATTGACTTTAGATGAATAACGAAGAACCTTAACGGTTCCATTATTATCTGGATTAGTTGGATCGTCAATGACGTATACATTTACCATTTCTTTCTTCTGTGGGAAGAGAGTATAGGAACGCTTCATCAACGCTTCATCGTTTGCTTCCTTACCCTTAGAGTAAGTTGCCCACTGAAGGTCTTTAACCATATCCTTGCGGCCCATACTTGATGGTGTTCTACCAGCATAGATGTAACCAGAACCAGTCACAGACGTGAATCCGTATTCCTCGTAATCTGCAAAGGTGGTTGCGGGGTTAGCACGATTAGGAAGTAATCTTACCAAGTAAGTGTTTCCTTTTTTTAGTGATAGAAAGTTCTCATCCGATGATGATGATGAACTCTCTCTTTCTTTTTTCTTAATCTCGCTTTCGGTGACGGTGTTCATCAACGAATCGAGATCGATTAGTGTATTACTCATATTATTATTTTTACTATTTTTACTATTTTATTCAGATTTTACAATCTCTATTACTTTTTATAATGCAACAATCCTTTCGAATCTATGCAATATAACTTATCGTTTTCCTCACAGGTTTGCAAGGAATTCGTCAACTCTAGTTGCGATTTTCGCACTTGTATTTTGACAAAATTGTTTAGCTACTTTACTACGTTCATATTTCCTCTGTAATTCGACTATACTAATATCACCGAAATATAGGTGGAATACATCTGCCTCTAAATTCACTAACACAGTATAAACTGACGGAATGGAGAATGCAACATATATAGACACTTTATGATCTTTAATATGTCTCAAACAATCTTCCAATGCTACGGACTTGTGGTATGCATAATCATTTAACTTCAACTCATGGTCCTTACAGAACTTATAGATAAAGAGGAAGGATTGTTTTAAATAATCCAACTGCTCATCAGGTGGTCTATTCTCGGAACTCTTAGATAGTCGCGAGAATGCACCAACTGCTCGCATGGAAGAATAATATTTTAAATCGAAATGTCCTTCATCTCCCAGCGTAAATGGCGCGGAGAAATATTCCTTACACATTAGATGTGGCGTTTTACTGAACCTTGATGACAAAGCTTTCAAGTAGGCAAATTTATCATCGTCCACAAACCCATCAAAATTTTTACGTAATGTATATGGCTTATTTTGACAAGATCTAACCGAACTAAGGTATAGATTGTAAACTCGCTTATCAAACTCTGTTATTTCCATTATAATATTTTGTTAATTTTCTTAGATTTATGTAATATGGGATATCTATACGTCATATGTTTCACTAGATCAAACCATGAGCAATGCCCAATGCTTGCCATACTGTTTCTCAGCTTTTCATCATGTAGTAGTTGTGAAAAGAAAGTAACACATGAAATGTTCTTGTTCAAGAGTATTCCGCAAAATGCTCCATATTTGTTTACTAGATCATCTAATTCTCTAGTGTATATATCGTCTTCTAATTCGTAATCAGCCATGAAAATTATTTATAATTATAATTTCCATAATTCAAGTTTATATTAGTTTCTTAACCTTTCCATTTCGGAACAGATATGCATGTTTTATAGCGTCCCTCGGAATGGTCTCAGAGGAGAAATCCCAATCATTTCGCCATGTTAAATTCGGCAAGGCGTCTTTATCCAACACAAGAAATACTGATGCCCCTAAATCTCTCGCATTTCGTAAGGCGAACCGCCCTGCCAATTTGGAGTCTCCTGCTGAGTAGGTTCCCTCTCGTCCCTTACCAACATCTCGACTATCTGATTTCAAGTGTCCCTGAGTATGTAATTGGGAAAATTCCTTAGTGGAAAGACCACGATATGTCTCATTAGATTTAGATGGAATCTCATTAACGAAGTCAGCATAAACTCGTAAGTCACCCTCTGGCTCCCAAATTAGATAATCTTCAATCTTTTTGCCGTCAAATTCTGGATTTAGCTCATCCTTATCTTCCAACTGTTCTAATAATATTCGTGATCTTCTGTTAAATCTAGGAGTCATACACTTATTTATAATTTCCATAATTCAAATCTCGAATTTTTTAGTACGCGCTCCGCAATGTTTACAGTGGCCGATACATATATCATGCCCGTAACTACACTTACCATGGACAATAATGTCCCATTTCCATATGTGGAATCCAAAATAACATTTAATAGCTCTATATGACATAATTTTCTAATAATTTTAAAATTTCTTCCGTTCCGTCATCATCAACATATTCCACATCAAATTCTGAACCAGAGCAACACTCACCATCTACCCTATATAGTGTGCCGTGTTTCTCCATATAATCCTCTTCATACTTAAAATGAGGATTACATTTACGAATTCCCTGTACGCAAATTTGAAACAGATTACCGTCTTTATCTAACCACTCTTTAAATTCACGTTCAGTTAGTCTAACATTGGTATCCTATGACCAAACCTCAGTTCCCTTAACGTACCAACCATCTGGATCGGCGTTAACAGTTAATTTTACATATTTCATAATTTTATTAATCTCCAAATAAATCTCCAACAATATCTGTCATTACACTAGCGTTGGCAACTGCTTGAACCTCACCACCCGCGTCATCATCTAATAGTCTTAACGTTGAGTAATCTACAGGCCAAAAATGTTCATTATTTCTCTCCGAATCTCTAGCCTTTTTAATTGCCCAGCGAAGTAATTCAGCTTCCCGATCCTCATCAGACTGCCAAATATTTACAAGATAGTCCATGTCTGATAACATATCCCACGATCCTGCAATTCTATCTAGGGATGGCCCACTAGCTGCCCCCTCACCTCTATTAAGCTGAGCAGCAGACAACACAGGAGCATCAAATAGATATGACAATGCTCTACTTTCTTGTGTGGTAAACTGCATATCAGCATGTTTAGAACCTTGTGATATTGATGGCTTAAGAAGTGTATGGTAATCTAAAACAATAACATCTGGTTCAAAGTTCTTCTTTCTCTTCAACCTTTTGATATAACCTGCAACGTGTTTTGCACTAACCTGTTTCGTTGGGAATTCTTTAATTATTAGTCGCCCATTATTTTTGCTTTGGAACGTGGTAACAAACTCCAAATATTCATCAGTCTTATTCGCCAAATCCACCTGCTTAATGTCAGATAACATAGAAGCTAATCGCTTAGCATATCTAAATTCAGACATCTCCAATGATATAACTACTACGTTGTAGCCTTGCAATAAAATATTAGTACCAATATTACCTAAAACAATTGATTTACCAACATTGGTTTCACCCGCAATGCCGTAGATCGCTTTACCTTCTTTATGTAATCCACCTCCCAATTCTCGATCTAACCAAATATAACCAGTTGATATATACTCATCCGCCTGTAAAAGTCTATCCACAAATTGTTGGGAATCTGCAAGTAAATCTAAACCTAAATTATCTATTAGAGATAAGCTTTGAATTTTATCAAACTCTTTAAGAACTCGCTCCTCATCAATTCTTTTCTCTGAAGAGTGTTCTTCCAACGACCTCTCAATATTTTTAAGCAGGGAGCGTTGCTTGATAAAGTTCTCAGTGTTCTTAACTAGTTCCGATATGGTATAATCCTTATCTAAGTCTTTAAAGTCCGTTAAAAGGCGTTTAAACGACTCTAATAGTGTCTTGTTGTTGATCCTAGCGCGGATTTCCGTTCTATTTGGGATTGTGTCGTTTTCCAGATAGAAATCTCGTATGACTTCCACCACGCAAGCAGCATCTCTATTGTTGAATAGTTCAGGGTCTATATGTTCTACAACTGAGGATAGGTATTCCTCATTACCTGTTTTTAGGCAGTTGTATACAATTACTTTCTCATATAGGTCTAGATTAAGTTGTGACATTAAATAAATGTATCACAGCCAACCCATCAGTTCAACTAGGAATTGTTAAATCGTTCTTCTGCTGCGTCTCTATCATATTCCGCATGATAATAGGCATCATGTAGGCTTATATTGATGTAGCCTGATAATTCAACCCAATCGTCTCTATCAAATTCGAAATCATATTCCTCATATTCCTCACTAGCTACTTATCACCATTTCCAACACTCTACCATCCATTCCAGTGTTGGCTACATATTTTTCGAATACATATTGGTCTAGGGCAGGTCCATCCAACTGTTTAACTTTTAATATATTACCGTCCGCCAACTGAACAGCATCAGCCTCAGCGTCTATTTCTATAGTCGCGTATTTTGGTTTATCCACGAAAAATCCTGCTAATTTAAATTTAACTATCATGGTAATACTTATACGCAAAAAACCCGCAACTCAATTAAGAGGGGCGGGTTTTTCTTTTATCTGTTCGGCAGAGAATTTAATTCTATTTCGAGCTTGGTTCGTTTTTTCCACGCTTCACCCCATTGGCGGAGTTTAGAGCATTGGAGCCGCACTTCCTCTAGTTCAGATTCAACAGGACGAAGGCACTCCGTAATCTGATTCATTAGTTGCACGGATGAGATCGGAGACGTGCATTCTTTAAGTTGTTCCAGTATTGCTAGAGCCTCGATCACTCTTTCTTGCGGTGGCGTGATAGCGAGGCACACAGGAGAGGGTTGCGGCATTATCCCACATCGCTGCTCGCTAGTAGTCCCAGATAAGAAGCCGAACAAGGCATCGCAGCCAACGCCTACCGCGTCGGAGTCAGTGGCGAGATCGGAGTTCTTAAGCGCGGTAGTCATGGCTGGATTTTAGCGTTGATTATTATGAAAAATACAACGATAAATTAATCAGGAATAACTACCTCATACTTCTCGATAGCCTGTTCCATAATCCCCAGTGGGGTGAAATCAGTTCCATTAAATACTGCGTTCAAAATAGATGGGCTGAATCCTGAGACCATGCCCGTCTTATCACTATACGCGGAGTCAGGCGCACCAGCATAACCTGAAGTGTTCCAATATACTACATTTGGCTCGTCAAAGCCGCGATCTGTCCACTCTTTAATAAGATTTCTAACCTCCGTTCCATCTCCACTAGTTCCAGAATTAAACTGCATGTCAGAGATAATTAGAAGCGTATTAGGCATCTGCTCAGAAGTAACATTTAGGAAGCTTCCAGTATCTAGCAATAGGCGAAAAGCAGAAGCAACGTTAGTTGATCCAATCCAACCGTAACCAGTAGATTCGGCGAATTGCCCCACGCCGTCAGAAAATCCATCAGCATTCTTCCAATCAAAGAACTGAGCCTTAGTGGAGAATGGAATAAACTTTCTGTAGAATGGGTTGTCCTCACCAAGGCGATCTGATGCATACATTGCTAGTGAAATAGCAACATCGGATGCTGAGGTATCCCCCGCAACGTTAACACACATCGAACCAGAAGTATCGATAATAGGCATAACCCGCATATCAGTGTCGAAAAAATCTGGCATAGCCTCAAATTGAGCGTCAGCTACGTCAGACTTACCATACTTAATGTCGGACCAACCGCGACCTGTAGATGGTAGTGCCTTCATAATGTCATGAGGAAACAATGCTCCCGCGTTGATTTTCTCTTTAGATTCTGGGTTCTTAACATCTTCCAAATACTGCGTGAACCGAGTTTCATCATGCTTTCGGAAAGACTTACCATACCGTGACATAGCCACGGATGGAACTGCCCCAAACTTGATTTCGTTCCAGTTTTTGTTGCACATTGCAGTCTCAACAACTTGGGTATTAGCAGTCAACCACTTACGATATTCCTTTGGGGTAAACCCCAAAAGCTTACGAAGTTTCTTAGCTACGGTGCGTCCTGCCTTATTCTCTCTAGGAGACCACTTACATGCAAGACCATCTTTATTATTAATGGCAGATGCCCATAATTCAAGGGCAGACGACTCACATGGAGTTCCCACCAATGCGATAAGGTCATCCCAACGACCAAGTTCAGGGATTTTAGAAATATTAAGATTGATCCAATCCGCGTCAACTCCTGCGAGCCAAGTTAGAATAGATCGTGATCCACTTCGATTTCCGGCACCACCACGAACGTCACGACACCAAAGAAGGAGTTTAAATGCCTTCTCCTTGTCTACTTCCCATGCGTTTAAAAACAAGTCTAAGGCTGTTGCCTCATTCCCGTAATATGATTGGTTAGCCTTCTTTTTATCAAAGAGTGATCCTGCTTTTCCGAAGAACTCCACTAGTGGGTGTCCTGTGCTATAATTTGCGTTTGCTCCGTTATGGGTGTTCATAATTTTCTGATTGATTTGTTTATTTGTTTATTTTAAAATACGTTTGCTGTATTCAATCTATTATGGTGTTCAGACTCAGATTACGTGTTTTTTGTGTTTACGTTACAATTTTTAGTTGCTGAATGTAATCTCTGAACTGTGAGACTTATATTACCCCATGACTTTAGTATTGTCAAGAATAAATTGAATGTTTTATTCCCCTGAATTTTCCGCAACCATAGCCTCAAAATCTACCTCATCAGGGTCTTCCTCATGGGCAACATAAGGCTGAGACGTGTCAATGGGGTCTGGGAGACGATAATAACCCTCAACTGCATCCACAAATTCATCATTTTCCAACAAAGAATCCATCCATTTTGTGTCCTGCACAATTTCCGATTTTCTCTTATTTTTATCAGATTCTGGGTAAACATACCAAGCACCCTTTTGTTCAATAATATCAGTATGTGCCATACAAAGATCAAACAATGCTCCATACTTGTCAGGTCCGCCACTATACATTACAGGAAACGGGATAGTTAGTTTTTCTTTGATAAATCTTGATTTATCAATATTTAATTTAAAATCAAAACCATCCAACACCTTTCCGGTCTTCTCCTGAGATTTACCAACTAATAAAACAGTGTCACTAATATACATAACACCCGTTCCACCACTCATAACAGTAGTGGGAAATCTATCTTGAGTCTGATACGTATGACCAATCCCAACAAACGATATTTTGAATTTATTAATATATGGAGTTATAATTCTACCTAAAGACTTCATTTGTTTAGCTCTAGTCATATCTGCTGCCTCATTTCCGGTTTGAGCATCTACCACCTCTTTCTTAGATGCAATGTTACCTAAAGAATCTACTGCAACAAAAATATCGTCGGCGGCATCCATATCGTTCAACTGTTTAGCTAAATCAAATTTTAGCTCCTCTAAGTTCATGACAGGGATGTGTAGTAGTCTACTAGCATCTACCCCAAATGTTTCCAGATAACTAGGCTTAGTGCCGCCCTCAGTATCATAGAACAGAATAACACCATCTGGCTTTTCCCTTTGGAATGCCTTCATGCAAATACATAAATAGTTTGATTTGAAGTGCTTGGAGGGAGCAGCAATCATGGTCACCCCAGTACTAAGACCCCCGTTAAGCCTTCCGCTCAATGCTAAATTTAAATGGGGGTATCCAGTATCATAAAACACATCGTTTCCGTAAAATCTGCTATCGCTCATTATCTCGCATTCAAGCGTAGAATTTTTCTTTAGTCGTTCTAATAGTTTACTCATAATATAATATAACAAAAAAGCCGCCCCATTTCAAGGGCGGCTTCAAAGTTTTTTATTATTTTATGAGTCTATTAAAATAGATTTTGTGCTTTTGGTGTGGTGGTCGGTAGCACCGATCCATCAGGCCCAACCAATGCTCCAGCACCGCTAGGCGTGGCTATTGGACTTGGGTTTTGTGCTTCCTTATACCCATTAAGGACTTCATCATTAAGTGGCACGTCCGCAACAAGCACCTCATGTTTACTAAAGGGAATCCCGAAATCTAGATCAGCGCCTTCCTTACACAACACCTTCAGGGTAATTGGGGGATTCATGCTAACTAAACCTAATGGGATGTATTGTAAACTAATGCTTTGTCCCTGCGCTTGAACATGTAGAATGGATGGGTTTTTAAGAACCACCTTATCTTCATCTTCGCTCACCAACTCGCCAATAACGACTTGGGCAACATCTCGTAAAATTGCTCTATATTGAATTTCTTCTGACATAATATAATTTAGTAATTTAATATGGGTTATGCAACTGCACCAGCGTCTTTTTGTTCTTTCTTCTGATCATCAGAGAATAGCATGGCTTCTGATGTGTCAGCCCCTTTAGAATTACGTAAGGTTTTAACATTATCACTAAGAGTTTGATATGCGCTTGTAGTTCCTCTAGAATTCGCAGCATATGTCATTGTTTTTCCTGCATCGAACCCAAGCGTTCCAGAAGTAATAACTGCGTCTTGATTAGCTCCAATAAATACAAATTCCCACTTATATTCTTCCGTTTGGAGTTTAACTAATTCTTTAATATCGCTAGGGGAAAACTCTCTAGATGCGTTTTCATCACCGTCCGTCATAACGCAAATTAAGACCTTTGATGGTCTGTCTTTCTCGTCGAGAGCCGCTAACTTCTGTCCAACACTATTAACCGTCAGGCCAATGGCGTCTTGTAGAGCAGTCATGCTTCGTGGTATGAATGTCTCTTCTGTCAGTAGAGGGACTTCTCCAATATCAGTAAAATCTTCTAGCAGTTCATAACTACTGTCGAATTGTGCTAATGTTACAGTAGCATATCCCTCTTCCTTTTGTTGGTCTTCAAGAAACTGGTTAAATCCTCCAATGGTATCGTCTTTAATCTGTTTCATAGAACCAGAACGATCTAGAATTATTGCAATATGTGTATAATCATCTTTCATAGTATATAATATACACCATGGAAACGACTCATTCCAGTTTTTTGTCTACTAAAATTATACTTGACTCATAATAATTTTAAATTTCCTGTAATCACATCAATCCTATCAGAATAATCTGGTCCCAAGGCCAGACATGTAACAGTGGGCTTACCTTTAAACTCAGTTTTACCCGAATCCTTAATTACGTTACACTCAATTCCTAAATGTTTGGCATGTGCAGCAATCAAATATATCTGATCCTCAGTATCTGCCGCCAAGCAAATTTTAGTAAACCCATTCTCAATCCAAGATCGGACTGGTTTTGAGAGGAGGGTTCGAATTAAATTATAATATACCCACACCCCCCCAAAGCCAAAAACATGGAAGGGTTTAGTTAGAAACGACAAGGACGCATGACATCCCTGTGAGATGGACTTACCCGTGGTCATGTTTAAATCTCGGCGAACTACTATTACTTGTTTAACTTGTTTCATCATTTTCTTCAATTCCTAAAAATTCAAATAAGTCTAAGGTTACAGGTTTATCAATGTTGGGTAATCGCCAATCGCTACCAATGTAACACCTTTGTATTAAAGGAGTTACCATTTTTTTGAACTGAATGTCGTAATCTGGAGACAATTCAAACTCTGGTGGTAGCGCGTCAATGAACGCAATGAACCGCATTCCTCTCTTATTCTTCTCAAGATACACCATTTTTACCTTTTGTCCAGAAGAAATTTTCGGGTATTTTCCCCCCAATCCAAGCTCATCAATCAAGCTATTATAATAGATGGCACCCTTATGGTGTTGGGGTGTTCCCTTACCGCAATCATTACCTTTGGCCATGGCAAGCCACTTCTCATGATTTTTAATATTTTTACGTAAAGCAATATCGGGTGCTGGCAAACCCTTAAAATTATCAAGAGCTTCATTGTAAAATTTATTAGCCTCGCCTTTACCAGTCTCATAGAAAATACACTTCAACACCTTAAGTATTAACTCTTTAACTGGGTCTGAGTGAGAAGATTTCTTAAGTTCTACACCAGCCATTGCTAATTTATCGCAATCCTCGCCCTCGTTATTCAATACCCTAAGAATATAATTCTTCTTAGTTAAGAACGTGCCAATTAAACATATCTTCTCTCGGGAGAAATGATATCTTGGATCGTTGGTATTTAACTGTGATATCGCCCAATCATTAATTTCATCATTTAAGTTATCCTCAAACTCATCAATAACTACAAGAGCTTCTGGAGTAACTTTCATTTCACCATCAATTTCCCGAAAGAACTCAACTCCCATATTTTTTAATATTTTATCAAAATCAAAGAAGTTTGAATCGGTGTCTCCATAAACAGTAATTTCATCCGTTACGTTAGCGCGTTTCAATGCCTCATCCTTCATGATATCTGTAGACTTCCTAATCATGGCTTGACCAGTTTTAGTAACAGACTCCGCAATGTCTAAATCATATAGTGGGAAATATTTATTACCAAATACTCCATACACTGAGTTGAGAAGAATCTTTAAAAGATATTGCTCAATATCGAGTTTATCCTTAAGAACCTCATCATCAGTTTCCCTCATCTGCTTCTGTATGGCTTTACGATCCTTATACATATCGTCCAAGAACTTTGCACAAATTCCCATCTTTCGCTGATGGAATAATACATTAGACTTAGTTATAATTAAATTATGTTTTTTGATTGTAGCTTTAAGCTCAGACGTAGATATAATTTTACTTTTACCTGACACTAACTCAAGCCTAACTTGATCATCACTAATCCTGTGGACTCTACCCACCTTAGTTTCTGGTGACGTGTTAAGCGTAATCATTGTATTTGGGTACAATGAGTTCACATCAAATGATACGATGCCTCTATGTACCTTACCAGATGGCTTAAACACATACCCACCAACAAAGTCTGCGCTTTCTTCAGGTGGTTTAGCTGATACAATAATTTGATTATCGTCTAATCCAGCCTTAGCAATCATGCCAGTAACAATTGGTACAGAGTCTAGTGCCTTCTCTAATGGAGAGAACCCTCTATATGCCTTACCACGGGCAACCCGCAAATAACGCTTCTTAGCCTCAAGCTTAACCATAATGTTAACATCTTGGATGTTATATGTGACAAACGTGTCCCAATCTTCATCTGCCAACGTTGCTAGGTTTGCCGATTCGAATGCCACCTTGCCATCAACCCCTTCCAACTTCGCAATGTAATCTAGAGTATGTGACTCCTTGTCATTCATCTCTGATTTAGCGTATAGTTCAAGGTAATCAATATCTGCGACCCCATCCAAAATCCAATGTGTATAGTAACGATCCCAGTAATTTTTTCTTGGTCTAGAATATATGTTTCCCACTGGAGAAAGTTTCTTAACTTCAGATTCGCCTAGAAGTTTTCTAATTCTATTTACGATGTAAGGAATATCGAATGTAGAAGTGTTCCATCCCGTTACAACATCAGGGTAGTTGTTGCTCCAATAGTTAAGGAAACACTCTAAGAGGTCAACCTCGCTACTACAAGATACGTATTTAACCTGATCTGGCTCTAACCCGATTTCATCAAGCTGGGATGGGTCATACTCTTTCTCCAATCCCCAAGAGTAAAACAACTGGGAGTCCGTGTCAAAAAATGTGATGACATTAATAGGGAAATCGGCTTCATCGGCTTCAGGGAAGGTATCATGTGAATATACCTCAATGTCAATATAGTAAGTCTTAAGTGGAAATTGCACCATATCATCCATAGATGTATTTGCATACTTCTCCAATAGATATTGCTGCTTAACGGGAATATTAAAGAAGACGCGCTTGTTTGTTTTCTCTGCGAACTTACGGCGCTCCCACTCTTTATCAAACTCCAATTTACGCAATGGAGTATCAAAAATACTCATAGCATCAGGGTCTGGTTCAGAAGTTTCTACATATAAGAAGGGTAAGAAGGTCTCACGTCTTTCCACATGGTTTCCTACGTCGTCCCACGTCCACTCAGTTATTATACTCTCTCGGTTGTTGTAATGAATGTTTCTATACATATCTCAATTACACACTATACACTGGAATTTTCTTTTTGTCAAACTGAGATTTATTATTGGCATAGAAGACCTTATTTTTCTTACGGGATTCGTCCGCATATGGCGTATCGTACACTAACTGTAATTCGTCTAGGTGATCATCCAACCAAAAATCTTCAATGAATGAACGTGCTAATTTAGATGCATACTCATAAGTTGACTCATCATATGTAATCATTTTAATATGATCAAACATCTCATCGGATGTATTAAACTTCCAAGGTGACATTTCATATGGCGGAAGGTCTTGGCACACCACAGGAACTCCAATGGCAGCGCCTTCCAAAAATTTAATACTTGATTTAGAATCGGAAAACGAATTCTGCATTAATGGGGCTATCATAACATCTACCCCCAAACTCTCCAAAATAGTTGGATATTTATCAAGGTTTCCCCAAGGGACATGTTTAATCCTTCCGTCCTTAACGTATGGTGTTAAGTTAGAAGGATATCCACCAAAGAAAACAAAATTATAATCATCAACATATTTAATTATGTCATGAATTACGTGATGAAAATCGTCTCGTTGTTTAGTTTTATTTGCAATATCAAAGTGAGTGGCAGACCCAGCATATCCAATAGTTGGTTTATTTTTCTGCCGATCAAACCTTTTGGCTATTTTCTCAGGATCATATAATCTATCCGCCCAATTACGCGGGAAATAGTTTGGAAGCACACTAATATTATCATACGACAAAAAATCAGAATAGTGTTTCCTCATTCTCTCAGATACAACGGAGACCTCATCACAAAGATGCACAATTCTCTTTACCGTGTCTCCAATTTGGGGATTGGTAAAAGCATCCCTACACCGATTGTATTCTGGTATGTCTGCCACTGGTGCAACGACATCATCCACCTCCCAAATTAATTTAAATCCTTTTCCAGTCTTCTCCTTTTTAATTGTGGAAAAATGCCTCAACGCCTTAACGAATTCATATTGATGCTCCGTGCATTGTCGTTGTAATCTAACGGCGTCTACTCCCATATAGAAATGAGGATTTAACACCATTTGGTAACAGGTAGAAACCACTGCGCGATTATGAACTAATAATTGCTCTGATGGCCAAATCATTCGCCAAAACCCACAACCACTTTGGTCAGCATTAAAGTGAATATATCTAGATAACCCTTCACCAGGTAATGGTAATTTATCACTCTTTTTGGCTACTGGTAAATTACCAAGACTTCCTACTCCCCCCTTAATATCATCTATGCTGGGATTACTACCCGCTTTTCTAAAATTAGCCATGGCTTTACTTATCCGCGATAGTCCAGTGCGTCAACTTTCTTAGTTAACCTATCTTCCTTTTCAAGATAAATAACATCTCCTCGATCATCAACTTGGCTTAATTTATGAGTAATAATAAAAATAGATTCGTCATTTTCATCGGAGTGTTCCTGTAAAATATCTAGAGCTTTATTAATTCCGACATTGCATATTGCCGAGTCTAGAATCTCATCAAACATAGTAACATTAACGTTGATATTAGATTGCATTCTACGTAAGTCTTTGAAAGCAAACAACATAGATAAATCTACACGCTTCCTCTCACCACCAGATAATGAGTGATATGATACCTCTGCACCATTATCATTAGTAATAGTCTCGTCAAAATATTGATCGAATTTAATCGTGAAGGGGGTGGTTAAAACACTCAAATAATAATTCAGCTTAGCGTTGAATAGCTCCACTATCTTAGATAATATGTGAGCCTTTACGCCTTCGGGTGAACACAGATATTTAACGTAATCTAAAATCTCAACTTCTTCCTCCAACGCAGAAACTAAATCAGTCTTGGTAGAAATCTCATCGTCCCTAGTATCGATACTAGCTTCAAATGGATTCTCCTCATCCCCAATCTCTATTATCTTCTCTCGGAAAGAATCGATCTTATTATTAAGATTAGCTATCTGTGTTTCTAAATTATCAAACTCGGATTGAAGAGTTTTAATGGTTCTCAATTCCGCCTTATCCTTAACCAACATCTGATTAAGCTTAGTGATTCCTACTAATATTTTATTATGCTTTTCTTCAGCGGATGGTAGAGTATCTTTCAACTCTAAAATACTCTCATTAATTTTATCATTTTCTGCTTCTATATCCTCTGGACTATGATCATCAAATGGTCGTTTACATGCATTACACATTAGAGCATCAGGTGATATTAAAGTCTTTTTAACTCTTAACATCTCTGCTTTAATATTATTAATCCCGTTCTGTGTTTCTAATTTTACAGACTCTGCCTTCAGTATGCGAGAATTGTTTGTCTCTAAGGAAATATCCAATTCAGCTATTCGAGAAGACTGATCTTGGGGGGATTTTCCCTCCAACTCCACTTTATCTAAACGTATTTGTTCTATTCTACTCTCAACTTCAGTTACCTTAGTCCCCTGTTTCGTCTCCCATTCAGCGGCACTGCGTTTAGCTTCGTCCTTAAACCGCTTAATCTCAGCGAGTTTTGCTTGCTCCAATACATATTCCTTATTCTTAGTGGTGTAGTCCGCCTTTACTAATTTTAGCATATCAGAAAACACAGCCATGCCAAATACAGACTCAATAAATTTTCTTTTCTGTTCAGGTTTTTTAAGTAAGAATGATGATGTATCAGTGTCCAATACAACCGTGTTAGAATATACTTCACTATCACCAGAAATTATCTTACATATTTTAGCATTGGTTTGCGCTAAACCGGCTTCTTGATTAGTATCATCGCCATCTATGGTTAATACGCATCTGGAGGGTGATACTGATCGTAATACTTCATATTCAATACCATCCACTTCAAAGAATAGTGTTACCAGAGGGGTTCCACCCTTTACATTATTTATGATATCTGCCTTTTTAAGTTTACCCGAATTATCACCATACAATGTCCCAAATAAGGCAAAGAAGAAAGCATTGATAATTGTGGTTTTGCCCACTCCATTATATGTTCCATTATCAACGTTGTAACCCGTTAGGAAGTTCAATCCGGTCTTAAATGGAATCTCTATTGCTGGTTCCCCCACGGACATAAAGTCCTGTATTACCATCTTTTCAAATTTTATATCTTTCATATTATTACGTTTAGCCCCAGTTGCTCAAATTTCGTAGTAAACTCTGGAAAATCCGATTTAGTAGGCTCAGGCATGTCTATATTTTTCTGTACTTGTGCTTGGTATAAGTGTAACATCTCATGCCCCACCACTTCAAGTAAATTCTTCAACTTTAATCTAGTTCGAAGTTGAATTTCATACTCATACTCACTGTCATCGTCCCACTCCCAACAAATACACCAACCATCATACCCAGCAGTATTCTTAACAGTGAAAGATGGAGGGGTTAAAACACCCCCAAAGATTTTTTCATTAAATAGATTAAACCAATATTCAATGCGCTTTGGAGTTACTTCATCCCCAAAGCTATTATTTAACAAATTAGATAATTCCTCCATTAGTTAATTTTATACAAACCATGAGATCGTTTAGGGGTATCCATGAACACGTTAATGGGTTCATTCAAACCATATTTAGATGGGTCCAATTCCTTCCACCCCCAATTATCTCCCATATTATTAATTATGCTTTTAATGTAATATGTGGCAAGTAAATATGTACTCTTTGATTTTTTAAAATTTTCTATAACTTGTTCAATTACAGCATCATGTAAATGATTTAGAAAATCCTTACAAATAATTAAATCGACTTTAGGCAAAACCTCAGTCACTGCATCAAACAATTCAAAGTTATATTTCGGGAACCTCTCTTTATTGGAGTTTATAACATCAGGTAAAATATCATATCCAGTGTAATCAATACCGTCTAATTTAACTGACCGCATCCAATTCCAGTCACCGCAAGGGCAATCTGCCACGCTATTAACATCAGCTAAGATGGTTTTCATATTCTCCCTTAAATGATACGTCTGTAAGAGTGAACTAGTATTACCCGATAAAGATTCTAAATCTTCGCGCTTGTTCCTATTATAAAAGTCTAGTGCGCCTTGTGTATAGTCTTGCATTAGGATAACTTAGAGTTGGTATACTGGTAAGTCAATATACGTAACCTAGAAGCGCAATATCGTCTTTATATATCTCAGACACTATCCGAATCATTTCATCATCGTAGTGATCTTTATAATTGGTTGTAGTATCAGTATGGGAAACATCTATTCCATACACATCCTTCAAATATTCATCAACCTCATCCATAAACTCAAACCGCATTATTTGGTCCACCTGTAATTTACGCCCATCAAATATATATGAGTGTTGGTGTCCCCACCCATGTTTAAATGCGGGACGGTGTAGAACCGGCAAATCTAACAATTCCCTATTATTATAAAGCATCTTAACACAATCTTTAAAAGTATAATTTTTTAATAGGTCATAATCAGAATTCTCATCCAAGTGGCAATCATTATAACAAGCAAATACCCTATCCCAAGGATTTCTAACGATGGAAAATGACTTGGGGGATTTTATATTAATTGAATATAGGTCATAATCTCTCCAAGTTTTGGTTACGTCGGTATATCCCTGCATAGCAATATCAACCAGTTCACCACCACTTTTAGGAATAGGGATGAATACCAAGTTTAATTTTTCACTGTAAGGCATTTATACCAATTCCTCCAGTGCCTTAATATTATTTAAAATAGCTAAAGTATCCATACCCATTGCTGTAACTGCGTAACCTGCATATTTTCCTAATTGATTTGGAATGTCGTTAACTAGATGGATTGCTCTTTTATTTTCTGGGACATAAGACTCAAACCGATCAATGGAGTGTAGAAAGCCTTCGCTATTCATATTACCCACATCTCCTAAATCTGCACTTAAGTCGTATGGGCCAATGAGGAAACTATGTAGATGTGGGTAATGGTCCAAATCCAACCGTGATAACAAGTCAATACCTAGAGTCGTTTCTATTTGAGGTATGAGTATGGGAGTAACCTGTTGTAGTTTATGTTCAAACTTCCCCCATAGATTTTCAGCCACTAATCCTTGGCCGCGCCTTCCTCCCGCAGGGGGATATAAACAATATTTTTCTATATCGTTTAGTTGGTCTATTGACTCCACAGTAGAGAATATTATTCCACTGGCACCAGCATCTAATATGCGTCGAATGTAAGAATTATCAATGGTTGTTATTCTAACTAAGGCAAGTTTGCCTCTAGCAATAGTCAATTGGATTAACGAATATAGAGTCTCATTATTGAAGTTTCCGTGTTCAACGTCGAATACAATTCCGTCAAAGTCACTACTGCAATTCATCAAAGTTATCTCTGTGGATGGTATCTGTTGCCAATGTAAGTTCATAATTTTTTAATGTGTGTTGTCATGGTTTTGTTGTTTATTTCTATACCGTGTTTTTTTATAGTATAGGTTATATATTTTTCTGGTAAAAACTCATCTTTAAATTCTACTATATCGTCGCGTAGTAAGCTATCATAAAACTCTCTCATTAAAAAAGACATGTTTTGATAATTTGAACAAAAAACAAAATCATTAATAAAAGTATTATTCCATCCACCACTACTGAAAACTGACGGAGTAAAATCACTAAAAATTATAGGTGTATTGAAGATGGAATCAAATCTAATCTTTAAAACAAGATCATAATTTATATCGGTAGATATAATCTCTATTCCTCTTTTCCAGCAATAAAACTGACAAAAAAACGAGTTGAGTGTAAAATTTTTATTTCTAACAAAATTTAAATCTTTAAGATTTGGGTTTTCAGACTGTGTTTTTAGTAATTTATAATATTTATCAAAATTTAACTCTACGTAGTTTTTTGGATTATACGTTTCAATAACATTATCTTTACTTGTTTTGATTGAATCAATGGGGTCGTAGCTATCATAAACACTACCGGCTTTAAACGTTCTGTCGTGTGTCTTGTCCCAAAAACTAAGATATATATCTATATCGCAATCAGCATTGGACTCTATTACATTTGTTTTAAAACTATTAAAAGTTTCTTTATACGTTCTAGTTAAACCAGTTATTAATATTGCAATATTTTTCATAAAACCCAATCAGTGCAAACTCCATAACAATTATAATTACTGTCTCTCCAGTCTTTACTGTTATCAACTATAATACTCTTTTAGCCTGTTTTTTTGGTTGGAAATGTCCATATTAGTCCCTTTGATGTTAAAGTATAATCATCGTCCTGATGCCAAAAACAATGTGTAAAGTCTACAATAGATTCTAGACACTCTAAATTTTTACAATGTATCCATAATTTTTCCTTTTTAATAAAATTTAAATCAATTTCATATTGGGGCTTATCGTGTCCAAGTATAAATTTATTATCAGTATACCACAAATCAACCTCACAATCAATTCCCAGCTTTAAAACTCTTTCTATTTCATCTGGGTGATTCTCTCTATTACTCGGCCCTGTTAAATTAGCTCTATGCGATATAATTATCATCTGGTAAATTTAATATTCAATTCATTGTTAAAAGGATCGTTAGACGTAATTGATGATATTTTAAAATTATTGTCTTCAAGAAAGGATACAACGTTCTCTTTTGAATTGTCAGATTCTTTATATAGTGGATTTTTTTCAAATGCCTCTACAACTCCACCTTTTAATATATTGATCTTGTCTCCAAATGACTGTAGCACCTTTAAATCATTACCTTGTGTATCACAATGCATCCAATCAACCTCATCTATTAAATTGTTATTTATAAAGGTATCAAGTCTCATAACCTCAACCTCTATACTATCAGTAACCTTAAAATCAGTTCTATTTGGCCAAGTCTTATCTAAACTTTCACTAAAATCATGTAAAGAACTACAGCCCCAATCACGCTGACCCGCTATATTAAAGTTTGCAGTCCCATTAAAATCTGAGATAGCACATGGCACAACAATATAATTATCGGACCTATTAGGATAAAGATATTTTTCTAAAAGAAATGGAGTTGGTTCAAAAGCATAAACAGTATCCCCTTTACGAGAATAGCTCAAACAAGAACTACCATTATTAGCTCCCACATCAAAAATTATCTTTTTCATTTTCATTTTTTATTTAAATAAATAGTTAAGTCCTCTGGTGTTCCGAGACCCCACATTTTTTCAATATTAAAAGTTTTAATCTTTTTTCCGTCTTTTATAGCCTCATTAAAAACTGGACAAACATAAAACTCGTTGTTAAATCTCTTGTTTTGGTTAATCATTTGTTCTGCATATTTAACATAATCTGAACCCCGTTTCCAATAATAAATACCTACTGTGGCTATGTTTGATATGGGGTTTTTTTCCGCGACTTCAGTAACAAAGCCGTTTTCGTCAATTTTGGCAAAGGACCACTTAGGGTGGGTTGATTTAAAAGTTAATATACCGCAATCAACATCCTGTTCTTGCATCTTATACATGAACTCACTTGTGTCCCAATCAACAAACTGATCTGAATTTGCTATAATTAAAGGGCTGTCGTTATTGATAATGTCTTTGGCTAATAGTGTAGTGCAAGCTGCACCCTCCGTAACACCATCAACTTCAACAATATTTGGTCTATTTGATATTAGACCAAGCATAGAGTCAAGATTGTATTGTTCTCTGTGTTTTTTCTGGACAATAAAAGTATATTTACTTTCAAAATTTAAATTATCTACTACAACTTGAATCATTGGCTTACCATTAATTTCAATTAATGGTTTAGGGAATGTATAGCCAGCTTGTTCAAAACGACTACCTGCGCCAGCCATAGGAATTAATACGTTAAGGGTTTTATCCTGCCATTTTGCTTTCATATTGTTTGTTTCTAAAATGTTTCTTTCTATTTTTTCAATTGTTAAATCTTTTGCATTTTTTACTCTGATCACCTTCGCCCCAGATCGCTGTGCAGCCAATAGACCGTTTGGCGAATCCTCAACGATTAATGCTCGCTCCGGTATAACTTCAAGAATAGACATTGCATCCCAATATATTTGGGGGTGAGGTTTTGAATTTTTAACATCTTCATTAGAAAGTATTAAATCAAAATATTCAATAATACCGACCTTCGAAAGCATTAAAATTACAGACCGTCTAATTGAATTAGAGCAACATGCAATTTTTAGGTTTTTTGATCTTAAGGTTTTGAATATCTTTATAAGTTCTTGATTAGGTTTAAGGTCTTGTAATTTTTGAGATGTTATTTTTTGCTTTATATTCCAAACTTGGTCGTGGAACTCTCTAGGTAATCCCTTTTGATCTGAGAGTATATTTAATTTTGCCCTAGTCTTTAGACCATCGTAAGTAGTTAGATGCTCTTGTTCTGATATAGTATAATCCCCTCCATCAATCTCAGACAACGCTTCATTTAAAGCATTATAATGAAGGATTTTTGCATCGACTAGAACACCATCTAAATCAAATAATATTAGTTCTATACTCATTTTATATTTTTTATGTAATTCCAATCTGATTCAGTATCAATATCTAAATTGTGGGGGTAACCAACTTCAAGTATATATGGATTATACCCTATTCTATTATTAATGTCAAGAACATTCTGTTGAAATGCATATAAATAAGAATTTTCGCAATAATATTTAGGCAAATCTTGCGTCTGCTCTAGTTTCATTGGATTGTGGTTAACTGGACAATACCCATACTCCTCCTTACGCCAAAATCTAGTTTGCATAACATCTGCCGCAAAGACAGAATCATATCCATCATTCTCCATCTTTGAAAACGCAAAGTCAACGTGTGTAATATCTAGGAATGGGGACGTTACGTGTATTTGGCATATGTTACCCGACAAACTTAACTTAGATAAGAATTCCCTAAAGTTTTTTAATAGGTCTACAACAGAGACGGTATCACCGCGTAGGTGGGTTGGTCGCTTGAATGCTGTAACGTTTTTACTATGGCACTGGTCTATAATTTCCTCGGAGTCCGTGTCAATGAAAAGCTTATATTTAGGATCACTAAATTTATCTACAGTATGCTCCCAAAGGGGCTTACCATTGAAAAGCCTAAAGTTTTTATTTGGAACTCGTTGAGAGTTCTGTTTAATTGGAATATAAATTATCATACTAAAAATGGTGCTAATCGTTGGGATATAAATTCAGAACCAAGATGGGTTAAGTGCATATTGTCCACTGTAAATTTCTTTACATCGTCATCATCCCATTCTAATAAATTTACTAAATTTGTAATAGTTCCTACTGTTTTCTGGGAGTAATCAGCAACTACATTTATATTTTTTGGGCGACCTGAAGAATTAATACGTAGGTAATTTCCCTCCCAACCAGAAACTGTTCTGTTAGTGTTTATAAGAACTAATTTATCTCCAAGCGTTTGTAGATACGGGACAACTACCTTTTCATATGCGGCTAGTGTTATTAAGCTTTTTGTGTCTTCTCCCATATAATCGAAATTATAAGTTGTATCTAGGTCTACATACTCCCCCAAGAACTCGCGCATAAATTCTAACTTATTGGCTGAACATTGTTTAAAGTTTGACATTGGTCTAGGGGAAAATTCCACAACACCAGTATATAAAACTATTTTGTCATATTTATCTATATTTATTTTCTTCTCCTCAATGAGCTTTATGAAATCTAACGATGTTGTCCATTTGTAGGGACATAACATAAAATCACAATCATGTGTCTCTGCGTAGTTCTGCCAGAAGATTTTTAAATTAGTAAATGTATCTTTAATTTTTCCCCTAGAATCAGTGAAGAATAGTGTTTTCACGTTATAGTTCCTCCTCAATATTTGATTTTCTAAAACATTCCAAGGTAGATATTGAGCTACAGTTGACAATATCAATATCATTACTCACTGCGAATTTAGAGAGGTAATTCCATGCAGGTAAGTGGTATTTATCGGACTGTGGAAAGTTGTATGCGTCACCCTCACGCTGATAACTATCAAAAAAATAATTTGGATTTTCGGCGGGAGTTTTATGCATAACTAATCCACCAGAACTTGGGGATGCTCCATCCACAATCTCTTTATAATTACAATCAGCCCCTATTAGTATTATTTTTTTATAACCAAGGCAGATTCCAACTTGGCAGCAATTAGCTCCAGTGTTACCCCCAAACCCAAAAGCATCAAAGGTTGTCGAATAGTGTCCAATATGTCCCCTCATTTGGTTTTCTGGTAAAACGGTTAACCGTTTAGATTCTCTCACCCCACAATCATTGAGTAGGAAAAAATGTTCAATTGGACTTGAGTTAATTAATTTAGCATAATCGTCTCTGTGATTGACCGTAACTCTATAATCAAAACACCCAAAATATTTTGGCCAAAATGCATTTTCATAAAAATACCTATATGCCCCATTCATTCCAAACACATCTTGGTCGTTAAGAATATCTAAGTCTATGTCCTTCAAAGATGGACCATTACACATAACTACCAGAGGCGTGTTGCCCATATCTGATTTATTTATATTTATAACCTTCATGTTAAAATCTAATATCATCGACACGATCTACCATGTCTTCATTGTTTACTCTGGGGTGCCATAGATGAACAGCGTAGGTGTTATTGTTGGACTTGACCGTAGTTCCATACTTGTCAACTATCCGCTTACATAGTTGTGTCTCTTCCTCACCCCATTTTTTAAACGACGGGAACCCGCCCACACCTTCGAATTGCTCTCGTATAACTGAGAAGTTATAACCGAAAGGAAACCACCATTTCCACTCAATGTTGTATGTGTCGGCTGAGCGTTCGGAGTGTCTATCCGTTCCAATTTGATTGTTATTTTCAAGCCAAATCATTGCATCCTTAGCACTCTCGAAGGAATCCAATACCCCATCAACTGGAGGGGCAGTGGAATAACCAGGACCAAATATAATAGAATCTTGCATAACTTCGTCTAAATGACAACGTAGAAAGTCCCTACAATAAATCATATCAGCATTTGAAAATACTAATCGTTTACCTGTTGCTTTCTTTGCTGCTGTGTTCCAATTGTCCGCTAATGTGTATGTGTTTTCTTCAGGACTATCGTTTAGAGAGACTACAACGTTTGGGTGTTCCTGTGCTACCCAATCCAATGTTCCATCCGTTGAATGATCATCCGCTAGGATGACCTCATATTCAAACCCTCCTCGGTTAGATCCGTCATTAGTAAATTGTTTAGATAAAGAATCTAAACATAACCGAAGTCTTCGTCTCTGGTTAAAAGACGATACTATGATACTTATATCCATTAGTCTTCAATTGATTTGAGAACACTCTCTAAATCCATGGTAGAAATATCTCGGGCTATATAATCTTTAATTGCACCCAAAACGATTCCCAACTTATCAGAATCTGTTAGAGCTTCATCGAAATTAAAATCCTCTTGAGTTATTGCTGTTGTTGCTTGTGCCGTAGCCTCTGGCTCTGGCTCTGGTCGTTTGATCTCCTTAGCTGGAAGTAACGTATCCGCTAAAGTCTCTGAATTGTTATCGTCTTTGGATTGAAATTCCCATCTAGACGTTTTATGGTTACCCCAAATTGTTTTACTGTCCATGCTCATATTTAATACTCATATAATGAACATTCAAGCTAATTTAATATTCTTTCTGTGATTGAATATTAGGTTGGTGTGTCGTATATTATAGGAATGTCAGTTAATGCCGAATCCGAAAAATATGATAAGTTAATATATAAAACATTAGGTCATCACAACTTAAAAGTTAAAGGAGATTACCAATTTCCTGATAAATCGGAAACTATACAAGTCGATACAAAAGATTTGGAAAGATTTAAAACTCTATATAAACACACTGGGGGAAGTCAATGTATAGGTTACGGGGAGATTGCTTTATATTGGTTGTATGGTGGAAAATTACAACCCGCTGGAGAGATTGACCTAATGGTGGGGGATCATAAAATTGATGTAAAATCTTACATATCGAAAGGATATCTAACACTCGGTAAGTGGAAAGATAACATCAAAACTAGGAACATAGTCAATAATTTATTTTCTTGTTACAATTTAATGAACAAGGATTTTAAATCAGAGTTAAATTTTAGCACTTCGCATTTGGAAGATGCCATCAAAGCAAATATTCATTTATTTGCAGAACTATCCGCCATTTATCAAATCACCAACGCTGATAAACGTGGCAGTTTGGTGGCAGTTCTAAAGACACTAACTACACTCACTGAGGAGTTTAAAGAGATGGCTAAACATAGGGGTAGAGTGTTTATTCCAATGACTAATGATAACACAGACATAATTGTCCATGAATCCATTGCTGATATTATCTATGGGTTGGTTAGCTACAAGCTATTTGAAAGCCCTACAGGTATTGGTAAAAACGGATACATCATGAACGTCGTTAAAACTAAAGACGGAACAGACGGCGTTATAGACGTACATAGAGCAGCAGGTCTAAGTAAAAACTCAGACCTGCTACATGATAACTTTCGAGTTGTTTCAGGGGAAATTAAGATTCGCCCCTCGATTCTAGATCATGTGTAGACCCATTCAACTACCTTCTTCTGGCTGATACTCTTTCCATTAACATAGACTCTAAGTGTTTAATTTTTTTGTTTAATGGATCAACTATATCATAAAGGTCACCTAATTGATCTTGAATTTCAGATTCGGAAAGTTCTTCATCTTCTTCATCTTCATCATCTTCATCTAAATCGAAAAATGGGGGTTCGCCGTTTTCGGCCATTCTAATATCACCCAACCCCAATGGGTCATCTTTGGAAGAGTCTCCTCCACTGTAAAATGCCGCTGCTTCCTCTAGTCGTTGAGTCTGATAAGCTTCAGTAAGCATTTGCATTGTAGTCTTATTATTGTACAATAATACTTATAATTCATATGACCATTCTGTAGTATGTTTAGGAGCAGGAAGAAATAACTGTTCCCACTCTTCATCACCATCCTTGAGGATATAATCCTCAACGTCAGATAATACCACCTTAAGATGGTCTCTCGTAATTTCACACAACGGTAAGTGTCGATAAATCTCCTTAACGGCGGCTCTAGTTAATATAATTTGTTCGTTCTGTTCTTCGTTCATAATTTTACCCTTTCACTTTTTTATATTTCTTAATATCAATACCAGAAGCAATAAAAGATGCTTGTTGCACTATGTCGGATTCGTTTGGTGGTAAGAAGAAACTCATTTAGCGTAGGTCTCCTTTAAAAATTTAAGTCGCTCTAAAACAACGTCATCACCAACATCAGGAATTTGACCAATATTAAACCCATGTTTAGATACAAATGCGGTGTGCGCCTCTTGATAATTTTCCGTGTAGTTAGGCTTACCTGTTATGGTGGATTCCTCTCCAATATGTTCCAAAAAATCCCCACTATCTTTAGGACAAATGAAATACCAAAATGGTGGCAATAAATCCTTTTCTATTAATTGGACCTCCACTGAGATATGCTCAAACGCATTTTTCATGGTTACGGGAAACTCGCAAAACTTAAAAACATTTCTATGAAAGTATGAAAATGCTCCCTCCACATCCTTAGTTACAATGCCTTTAATGCCGTCGTAATCAACCTCAAATCGTGAGCCATGATAACGGTAATCATTCCAGTTAGTGTGATGCACCCCTGAACGAGATGAAAAGTCAACGTAGTAATCCCACACTTTATTATCTTTAATTAGAATGTCATCCTCAATGATAAAGATATGATCAGAGGTAGTAGTGGTCAATGCATGATCTATGCCAATTTGTTTGCAGCGTCCTACTCCGATGTTTTCTGTTTGTGGAAGGTACGAGAAGTTTTCAGATACCACCTTCTCCACCGCTGGATCATATGGTTGTCCACCTCCATCCCTAACAATGATAATATCATCAAATTGGGTAGGGTCAATTGACTCTAGCACCCGCTTTAATAAGGGTTCTCGGTTATACGTAACTATTATTAATACTTTATCCTTCACGTAACGACTTACTATTGAAATAATAGCAAATCAAGAGCATTTCTACACTCTGATACCTTTCAGTATATTTCTTTGAATGGGGTTTAACATAGACTCCGCATCTTTAATTGACACCCACTCCCAATCTTCACAATCAGGAAGTCCATCGCTCATCATAACCCAACACTTAAATTTATCCGCAGTCTCCTCCCCCTTTATAACATAGGGAACGAAAACATTGTTACCCGATATGTTATGTTTAAGGGGGCTGAAGTATTCTTCCTTATAATTAAAGAAGTCTATTCCCGTAAACTCCATTACGCCTTGCATCGCAACCTCTAAATAATCATCATTATTTTTATGCTCCCATGAGGGAACCTCCCAATCATCTTGGGAGTATCTTGCTATTACTAGCAATTCCTTTTTCTTATTGAATATAAATATTCCGCATCTTCTATTCGGTTTGTTCGTCTGATTTCTCATCTTTTAATAAATCTTTTCTAGAGTAGTTTTCTTCAATAAAATTCAACCGCTCTAGAACTTGCTCTTGGGGGGATGGTGGTATTTTATCTGGAAAGTAGTGCCACTTCTTTCTAAACCAACCCCATGCTCTTTGCATATTCTCTCTCCACTCAGGACTCTTTCTAATTACTGAACCAGTGTGACCATCATCAATATCTTCTAAATATTGTGAGGAATTTTCTATGTCGGGAAAATACCAAAAGTAACTACCCAACCCTTTAATGAATGCATTATAATAGTGATCTAAATGCTCAGCGGCATTAACGTAATACTCATCAAAGTATCCTAAAATTTTAATAACATTTGCGTGATATAATGTAAACGCCTGAAATGACTGGCCATATAAATCAATGGAGCAGTGGTCATAATCAACAGTATCTTTAACTTTGGATGTTCCGTCAGCGTTAACGTTACCTCCTGTGGTGCCTCCATGTGTCCCATAGCTTAGTTGACCTGCCCATAATCCCGTTTCTGCCGCAGTCTCAACATACTTTTCAAATACTTTATTATCTTTAATCCTAACATCATCCTCAATCAAGAATAAATACTCATAACCAGCATGACGCATTTTGCGCATAACTTGGTTCTTTGCTCTACCAACCGCTACTGGTTTGGGTCCACTCGCGTCAATAACGACTAAATCATTTCCGTTAAAGGAGGAAATTACTTCTTTCTGGAGTGGTTCACCTGCATTTATTAGGAATACCGTTCCTACCATTGGGTCTAATGACTCCAACACTTGTTTAACATAATCTGGACGATTACATGTAATAATACCAATTGCCGTCTGATCTGAAAATCTATTAATCATAATAAGACTTACTGGTAACTTTCAACCAATTCAACATCATTTCTCCCAAATCCAAACTGGTTCGGCAAATACTCCATCCTGCTTTGTTGCCTTACTATTTGGCCGTTTTGCCATTTTCATACCCCAACAATCCACGTAAGTAGCACCTAAACTTGTTAGGTAATCATTCATGGGATCACATATTTTATTAACGGTATGATTAGAATACACGTCAGATATATTTATAACCATATGACCACCCTTACGTAAGGCGATATAGGACTTCTTTAAAGTTGGGAATAGGAACTGCGTCAACCACTGGTCAATCTTTCTATATTTTTTCCATGATTGATTTTCCTCTTGAGTATATCTCTCAATATTATAATATGGTGGAGAGGTAAATACTAAATCATAAAATTCCTTTTCAATTAAATTCGAAGTCTCGGCAGGTTTAAAATCAAAATTATAACTCCCCTTAGTGCCAAAACATTTAAGTTGCTTTGAATAGGTTTCCTTTAAATTAATATTAGGATCAATTCCAGTATAATGATTATTTGAGCCTGACCATGATTGATATGCTAATAGTCTGTCACCCCACCCAGTTGAAAAATCTAAAATATTGGTGGGGTTAAAGTGTTGATATATACATTTGGCGACTGATGGCTTGAATTGAGACGCTATATACTTTCTTAGGGAAATGGTCGTACGTAAAACCGTAGAATTAACCTTAGTTACCTTGAGAGTCCATAAGCCATTCAATAAAGTAAGTCTAAACTTCTCACTCGCCCAAGTTCTATATGGGGATGGCGCGTTGATACTATCACAATTCCACCTCAACTTTTGATGAAAGTAATCAGATGCTTTATTACCTACATTTGACATTTTTATGATGGTGTTTCCAAAATCATAATCATATTCATATCTCGAATAGAAATCTGATTTTTCTATTAGGGAGGTTGCGTCAAACTCCTGAAGCGTTTTAAATGCCTCGTCCCTGTCATCCGTTGTTATTTTTCTGAATGGTAGGGCCACTTTTGATTTTTCAATAGTATCAGATATCAATTGCTTGATATACTCCTTAGAGTGTGTTGCATTTAAATCAATCCACTCCGATTCCGAAATTTCTATTTCGTTATTTTCATTTGTTATTTTCATTGTGGGACTATCCTACCTGTTCCAAATAATCGATCACCTTAGCATTGATTTTCTTTTTAAGTGTTTTGGATGGACCCTCAATGTTCTCTGTTACCTCCACGAAACCAGACTTAAAGTCTACTCCCTTAAAATCCGCGATGGTTTCTGCCGCCTTTTTGATCTGCTTATCTTCCACAATGGCTTCAACTGTAGCGGTATCCTTACTCTTAACCAACTCAATCAAATCAGAGTCCTTATCATCCGCGAATATTCTAACAATGTTCCCATCAACTAAATCAATATCAGCAGCATCTGAAATTTCTACATGTTTTGGAGATTCAGTGTTCTCTATATCTATAAGCTCCAGAGTTTTAAAATCCAATTCGTATATGTATTTCTCTTGACCCTTCTCCCCCCAATTATGTTGGTATGGCGATCCCATATAGATAATCTCTCCAGCCTTATATGTGTTTTTCTGTGGTTTGTGGAAATGTCCAGAGAAAATAAGAGGACTCTTTTTAAGCAAATCAGTAGCAGTCATTCCTTCCTTACAGAAGGCGGCTGGACCCATTTGGAATCCGGTAATTTCATAGTGACCGAACATCACGTCGCATTTAAGCATCTCTGATACGTTGGTTCCCCATGGGATGAATCCAACCATCTTACCTCCTATATTTTCATAATGAGGTTCATCATAAACGGATATGTTTTCCCACTGCTTAAGTAACGAGATTGAGTGAACATTTGAATTATCTAGATATAAACAATCGTGGTTTCCTGTAATAATTCTTACGTTGAAATCCTTCAAAATTTCAAAGAATTTATATGCTACATCAATTGTAGATAGTGCTATAGCTTTCCTAGAATGGAAAACATCGCCTCCACATATTAAGGTGTCTACGCCTCTGGCAGTTGCCTCTGCCGCCATCCAACTAGCAAAATCTAGAGTGGTTTGATGGAAGAGTGGGTTATCTTGAGACAACCCCAAGTGGATATCTGAGAATAAAATTGCTTTCACTATATGAAATATAGACCACCAATTAAGTATATTCAAGTTTATTCGTCAAATTCTTGCTCATTCTCTTCATTATAGAATGCACAACTATCAATCCCCAATGAATTGTAATAATCTTCCTCATCCTCGATCTTCTGGCGTTTGACGTTTTCCCATCCATTACCCGAAGCATATATGTCTTCATATATTTTCTCCTGATACGCATGGAGAACTTCACCAACTTTCTTCTCCTTCTTAATTCTATTAACAAATGCATGATATGCAATCTTAGTAAAATATGAAAAAGGATTATTCCTAAAAGTAAGAGTGTTCATGACTGGGTTATCTTCCAAAGTAACTACATCATATAGCTGTGGGATTGGTACATTACACTTACACTTTCCAGTGCATGGAACTTCCATGGAACAGAATGGCTTAACCCATGTTAAGTCATCTACCAACACTCGGTTGGGATATGTCTCATAAGAATCCCAAGGTTTTAGATATGTCTTCTTATCATCCCACATGTAATACTTGGATTTCTCTTCTTTATTAATTCTAACAACATGAAGAATAACATAATCTCTTCCGCCCTCAACCCGAAGCTCAGTGCAGGGTAAGGTTCTCCATAACGTAAAGTTTACGTCATATACAGCTTTCACCATTTTCAATCGGGCATCTCCCTGCATCTCCTCTTTATACGAGTAGTTAATGAATTTAGACATAAAACCTAGTTTAGTGGCTATATCATCTATCATTCTCCCTAATTCAGGAGACATAACTTCTTCTTTAGGATCATCCGATTCAGCGTGTAGAGTGTAGAAATTATCTAACTCTGTCCACATTGCATCTGGATCAACATAATAATCTTTAGCGGTTTTCTTTGATGTCTTTAATTTCATAATTAATTTCTTCTTCTTTGTAAAATTCTAATCGTTCCAATAGATGATCAGAACTGTATTTTGTGTGGTCACTAATGTCGAATATGGTAGCTCTCTTTTTGTTTGCGTGTAGTCGAAGGGATCTACCAATGGATTGTAATAATTTAGTGTAAGATTTCCCAATACACACAAACACAACATATTTTAAATTTTTAACTGAGATACCTGTGGAGAACACAGTATCCATTGCAACTACAGCTAGATCATCATTAATTTCCATGTCTGCAAAAATAACTTGGCGTTCCTCATCTGGGATATCTCCACATACCCACCGAACATCTTTCTTCCCTGAAGAATTTAGCAACTGCACCATCTCCTCCCCATGAGCTATTCTATCCACTAATATTAAAACATTTCCATTTAATTTGTTAGTGATTTTAGATATGAAATCATTCCTCCACTTACTCGTATAGAGGAAATCCATCTCTTTGATATATTGCCCAGTAGGTCGGAATGCCTCATTAACCTTCTTCCTATATTTTGGAACTGCTTTCTTATGGGTTAGTTTAATTATCTTGACCTCCACCTCGGCTATAGAGCCAACCGTCTCACGCAATTCCGACGATTTCTTTTTATAAATTAATGGGCCGATTTTTCCATAAACATTCCACATGTCTGGTAGGTTCTTTGGTACGGTACCAGTAAGTCCAAATCTATTTGGAGTGGTCATATTATGAACAATTTTATTAGTTTTATTTCCTTTTTTTAAAGTGTGAACTTCGTCCATTATTAACATATCATAATCTTTGACCTGTATTAATGCCCTTGTAACGTCTTTTGTGAGATACTGAGCGTTGGATATTACTACACTTTTACTGAAGTCGGGGGAAGGGACTTTCTTATCCCCCGTCCAACGAGTAACATCATGAAAATCAAATTCATTCACAAATTCATTATAGGTTTGTGTTAATAGTGATATGCTCGGTACCATTATCAATATTTTTGAATCAGGATACTCAGCCAAAAAGGTCTTACATAGTCCTGCCACTACGAGCGTTTTACCGCTTGCTGTTGGAAGCGATATTACTCCACGACCAAATGCTAAAGATTTCTCTATTGCTTCCAGTTGATAATAATAATAATCAAACCCATCAATAGTCTCTACATTACCATAAATTATTGATGGGGTAAATTTAGATTTAAAATCAGGATCGATGTTAAGTTCAAAATCATCGCCGTAAGTGTCATTCAAAAAATTATGGATTTCGCCATATAGACCCACATCAAATCTACCTTGAACGGTAATAGGGTAAGTATATTTATTAAAAATGGAAGCGTTGGGGTTAGGGTTCTCAAATTTAAAATTTGAACGCATTTCTTTAAACGATTCGGGAGAATCGTATACACCGTCTTTACCATCCAAATAAATATTGACCTTCATTAACGCAAGCCGAAAGACTCAGTAGCATTCCACTCAGCTAGAGTTTTATAATTGAATGCCATATTAGTTAATATTTTCATGCATCCATCAAGATAATCTACGATGAATTCTTCATCTTTAATTCTTCTAGTAATGTCTAAGGCGGTTGTAGTATTATTTATTTTAGTGTTGAGCTTAGCCATAGACACTTTGGCTAATTGTTTCTCCTTCACTGACTCGTCCCGAATAAATACCTCCAATTCCGCTTTAAGCTCATGGATTTTTTTCTTATGCTGCATCAAGCGGTAGTGCCATTTGTGATGTAGGTTAGGATGACTTAGAGTCTTGCTCGCCATATTTTTAATATCAAGCTCTACATCAATCTCAAATTCTCTTGCATATGGGTCTATAATCATAGTATTTATTAATACTAATATAACATTAATAATAGTATAATGCAAGTTTTAAATATAAATAATTATATGGAAACTGGAGACGTAGGCATAGGAACATCAGGAACTGAAGATACTCCAGATGAGGGTGATTTCTATGCTAAAGGAGATGCTAGAGTTCCTAAAGTTATAGGAAAGAAAAAAAAGAAGAAAATACCTACGTTTAAAAGGTGGTTGAAAGAATCCACGAACATAGAAGCGATCAAAAATGAATATAGTCGAACTGGGCTGGATGGTGATTGTGGATTATTCTCCATTTTCCTAAACGAAAAATTAAACTATAGAGGGGAATATTGGGCGGGTATTAATTCAAGAATTTGGGATTTAGGGGAATATTGGTTGAGCCATGTAGGGTTGAAAATAGATGGAAAAATATATGACATTACTGGAGAAATAACTGAAGAAGAATTGAAGGAGTGGGGGAAAATACCAGAAGGCGATGATAGTGGTGAAATTTGGGACTTCGATGCCGAAGATTATAATTCCGCCGAAGTAGTAAACCTATCCGAGCTTTGGGGTGAAGAAGCCGAAAGAAAAATAAAAGAGTGGACTTCATGTTAACTATAAATAATAATATGAAGACAGTAATACCTACGTTTAAGAGATGGTTGAAAAACGAATCTAGTAATTTGGATTATGTAATGAAACATATTGATGAAGACATCCCTAAATCAGTTGTCAAAAGAGCATACGAATTATTTAAATTAATGGGAATAGCTGATGATGATTTTGGACTTCAGACTTCAGATTTTGATTCTGCTGTATTTGGAGGAACCAATAGGTTAATTGCTAATTTAGATTATGATGACAATAAGTGGAAGTTCGATATAGACAGAGAACTTACAAATTTTAACAGAGTTGAAAGATGGGATAAAATCCCAAAAGAATACAAAACCATATCTAATAATTTAGAATCTAAAAGGTGGTTAAAAGAATCATTTGGAGGAGACAAATTTACTGTGAAGGATGTTGATGATGAACAAGATTGGGAAGAAGCCGATATTGCCCATATAATATTTTCTAACAACAATATCAATTACGGTAGAGATAAAGAAATAACCATGATATTATTAGATGATGATAATAATGTAGTTGGTGGGTTGGCATCAAATTGGTCAGTAGACCGCGATTTTGATGCTGTAATGTTTTCTATGGATATAGCCGTAGATAAGGGGACTGCTGGTGGTGGGATGAAATTAGTAAAAGCTGGAATAGATGAATACGAATCGCAACGAGAAGAACTAAAAGAGGCATACGGCGTGAAAAACGCGGGAATTAGGAGTTGGGTAGTTAACCCAAGATTATACCAAATTTTAATATCTAGATACGGATTCGAAGAGGAAGGAGACGGGGAACACGTTTACAAATATTAATATGAAGACAGGAATACCTACATTTAAGAGATGGTTGAAAGAATCCATAGATTGGGAAAGTCTAAACCATAAATACAATGGTGATGAATTTACCCACAGATTAGATTTTTTTAATAACAGTGGGGCAATCGGTTTCATAGAATGGGATAGGGATAGTGGGGAAGTGGAGAAAATATATGTAGGTGATAAAATTAGAAGAAACGGGGTTGGCACATATATATGGGACACTGCGGAAGAATGGGCGGAAGAGAACCAAGAGCTACCACCAGAACACTCATCACGTAGAAGTAAAGACGGAGACGAATTTGCCAAATCTATGGGTGGTAATATACCATCATTAACCGATGATATTGACGGTTGGAGTTCCTAAGTATACACATGTGGAAAAATATACCAAAAGACATTAATGACTATCTAGGCTTTGTTTATATTATTGAAAACAACTCTAAGTTGGGGGACGACGGTAAACCGCGATTCTATATAGGTCAGAAGAAATTCTGGTTTAAAAAGACATTACCACCATTAAAGGGTAAAAAGAGAAAAAGAAGAAGCTTAGTTGAAAGCGATTGGCTAACTTACACAGGAAGTAGCAATTCACTAAACGAAGATATATCATCAGGAGACCACATAACAAAAACTATACTTCATTTATGTGAAGATAAATGGAGCATGAATTTCATTGAAATGGTTGAGCAGGTGGCGCGAGGGGTGTTATTAACAGAAAATAGCTATAATGGGATCATATCAACTAGAATAAACAAATGCCCCAAAGGAATTATTAAAAATCAATCCCTAATAACTGAAGAAATATTAAAAGATTCCCGTAGCAAAACGAGACAAATATAAATTAATTACTGAAAGTATATTAAAACTATGATATATTAAGGAGTGAAGAAGTCCATACAATTTATTAGTTTTGATGATGCATGGAATAAAATGGAATATAAAGTAATTGATATTCTACTAGAATATGGATGTCTAGGCGCTCTAGACAAAGACGCTAAAATACTAATAGGAAAAATCATGATGAAGTATGTGTTGCGTAAAATCACAACATGTTCCATAGATTTTGATAATACAAAAGATGGTTTGTTTACATATCTCAGCACGACTAGATACCCATTCGTGGTGTTCTATTTAGACGAATCTAAAATCACTAGAGATAAAGAAATTTTAGAATATTACTCATACAATGAGTTTGTTTCTTTCTTTAAGGACTTAGTTAGAGACATAAACCAAGTTACAAATTATAAAATTATAAAATGTGAGTTCCCTTACAATCAAGTTAAAAATATTAGTATGGGGGAGATAACAACAACGCCAGCAGAGTTAGAGCTTAAGAAACAAATACTCTTACAGCACGTACAACAAAAAAAGCTACCCCTGAAACGAATTCAGGAAGTAGCTTCTCGTTATAGTGTTGATTTAGATGAACTCAAACTTCGTAAAATTACGAGTTAGGAAATCCATTTCCGGCGAGATGATCAACAAATCCATATCTATGGCTACCATTGTTGGTTAACATAATATATGGGCTGTTAATAATATTATTTATACTGACACTTGAGACATTATATTCTCACTAGAGCAGTCCCATATTCCACTATAATGGCTTACCCGACGATGTTCTTCACACCAATCAGGTTCTTCACACCGACCAGTTAACGACGGGGCAGTAGTAGTATTATTCCCATACATTCTGATCATACCAGCAACCTCAACCATTGCTGATTGCTCATCTGTTGCAAGACAACTACAAGTAGATTGAATATCATATGCAACCCAAATACCGTTGCCTAATTTTTTAGTGGATATTCTAAGATACTCATCTGGTTCAACACCCAGTGCAGAGTATGCCAGCGACCTTGCGGTTTTAACCCACTCAATAATATTAATATTTGTAGCCTCGTTTGAGTTCAAAACACCATTAGCATCATTTATGATTTCTTTATAGTTCATTTTTTTCTAGGGAGTCGTATCGCCTTAGCAGTTTCCTTTACAATTGTTTTACATGTTAGGGCGTATCCATCCACCACATCAATAATATTTGCACTCTTTACCCCAAAAACAAATGGACTATGAGTAGCAATAATAACTTGATAATTTTTAGATAGTTCCGCAAGTATTCCAAATAGTTCCTTTTGTTTAGGAAGGGCTAACGCTCGTTCCGGCTCATCAAATAATAGAGTCGGTTTACCATTCCTCTCCTTAGATTCAAAATAAGTTACCTCAGCTTGAGCGTGTTGCTTGTTAGCAATATGCTCAGGGATTACTGAAATATCAGGGGGAGTCTTAATTAACTCCATGACTTTATTAATCCTCTGGATTCTATATTGACCTGATGATGGTTTAGTTGCTAACGCTTCCATCTGCTCTGCCTCAGTGGTAATGCCATCAGCAGTCTGTCTTTCCTTATCGAAGAAGAATGTTGAATCCACTTTAATATCACCATCATTGAAAAATGAAGGTACACCATCCCACCCAACCCAAGCGTCACAATTACCTGGTGAGTAAGCGCGATATGAAAAGGGAAAATGTTCAGGAACTGATGTACCTAACACGGCTGGATCGCTTACGCGAGACCAGCCGCCCGTATCATTTGGTATGCCACAATAAGACTTTAGGGTGTGTAGAATTACACTTTTACCAACGCCATTTGTCCCAAACAATACGTTAAATCCGTCATTGAATTTGAAAATTCTATCGCCAATATTATCTAGTTGGGTGGCGAACCCAGTTTTAAATTGTATTCCTGTTATCATTATTCTGTAGTAACTTCAATATACGTGCTAACAAAGAATTGTAAAATGGCATTCGCCGATTCAATCCAAGCTTCACTTTGTTTTGTTTTGTTAGAATCCTTGTAAAATTCATCCCATGTCGGTAGAGGATCATTATTATATGCAATACCCCCAACAGCTTCACAATACGCAGTATACATTATACCTGCTGCGTGTTCGTTAGCGTCTCGACGGAGATCGTCTAATTCATTAATAGTATTATCTGATGTTTTCATTATATATCTCCAAGTAGTCCTAAAATATCGTCTTCTCTAAATTTCTCAACGGTTGCTTTAGACGCGAAGGTCGGGAGATGCCCCATATCTGGGACTAACTCTTTATTCTCCGCATCTGTTTCATCTCTATCTATAACCATGGACAATACCTCATCCATGTTTCCTCTATTAGAGTCAATGTATTCGTAGAATTGGTATATTGATAATACGTTTGGTGCGTCAATCGGCACATCATTAATATCAATTTTTGTACAAGCTAGGGAGTTCTCACTAGCTAAAAGCTCAATTTGTTTGGCATCTAGTTCGGAATTTTTCTTAGGTAGAAGAACCACTTTATCACCAACCTCATATGCCTCCAACTCAACATCCTCCTTTTTTAAATTATAGAGTTGGGGGTCCACTTGCTCGATATTATACTCATCAACCCATTCAACAAATCCAGCCAATTCCTCAGTTTCAGATATTAGCTTTTCAGCATCACCATCATCCAATGGAATTTCAATTGTTTTGCGGGTAGTTCCGCCTTCAAGCCAACCTTTACGAGCTTCGTCATAATCAGAAGATAGGGTATTATTAATACTAATGATCTCATCGCGTTTAGAATCCAATTCAGTCTTCATATAATCAAGGACACTATACTCAGTCACGCCATCACTATCATCATCTAAGATGTCTGTAAACGACATGGAGAATGTGGTTTTATAATCCACAAGTTCCTCATCAGTAAGACTAGAATCAATACCTAGCATCAGTAGAATTGATTTCCGCTCGTCCTCTTCATTAAATGGAAACTCCTGTTTCCAAGGTTCAGGACCAGTCTTTGCTGGAGTCCCCACCGAATATGTTTTAAACTTTAAAAGCATACTATAGTTTACACTACAAATTATATAATTTCAAGTCTTTTCAACAATTCTTCTGCAACTGCATCATAATATTTGGGTAGGTCGTGTATAACCCTATCCACTCCCTGCCCTTCCATCATATCCCACTCTACGTGATAATCCGCACACTCTTGTAGGATTGGATCATTTAACATCTCTTGTTCATTTGGTGGTAGAGTAAATACTGGTTCCCCAATTTCATCTTCCCCAACTTTCTTTTTAATATGAACTAATGCTCCATCATTTTTCTCTTGCACCCAATACACTTCATCTTCTGGATATTGACTATACCTAATATCCGTAACTATCGCCAAATCTATTACCTCTTTAGGTATATTACCTCCCGAATGTATATGACCTCGCCCATTAAGCATTGGCCAATCATGAGGGCGAAATGCTTCATCAATATCAGCTTGCAGTAAATTTGTTAAATATTGACCTTGAGATTTCTCACGCTTAATTAATCCCCAATCGACCATGATAGGTCGAACCATAGTTTTTTCAGCATCAGTGCAGTTATAAATATCAACACCAAATTGGGTTTTTATAAATAGGTGGAGTTGTCGCTTAATTTCATCTGCTATTGCAAATCTCTTAGCTTTTATGCCGTGTTTATTACACACATTTATAATATGTTCGCACATAGTATCTTTACCAACCCTAGAAATACCAGCGAGGCCAAGCAGTTTATATTTTAATTGTTTACTCATAATCTTTTTCTTTAATCCAAATAAATTCCCCGCAGATTTCGTCCTGCCAGATGTATTTCTTCATAATATAAATAATGTATCGCTAGGTCGTGTTACGGCAGTGTAAAGGATTCTCTGCATTTCTACAATTTTAGTGTTTGCTGCTATATCAGTATAGCACACAAAAGCATTATTATAAGTACTTCCCTGTGATTTGTGGCAAGTTATTGCATAATTATATGAAGTCTGAGCGAAGTTAGACATAAAATCATAGTATGCTTTCCATGCCATACCTTTCTTAGCCTTCTTAGTTGATAGAGCCATGTTCTTCAATTGATTTAAAAGCATCTGATATCTCTTGTCAGAATCTTCATGTAAAATTCTAATATTAAATTCTGCGGCAGCATCGTCATATACTCGCTCTACTGTGCAATCATAATATTTTAATTTCTTTGCAAAGTAGTTTGATTCTCCTACAGAGACCTTAGTTACCACTAAATCATCATTTACAAATAATACTGGTTTTGCTTTTTTACCGCTCCCCTCCATTATCGGTCTATTTAAAATTAATTTTTCTCCTTGGACTACTCGGTTAACTCCGCGATAGTATAGAAACGAACGAATGACCTCATTAAACGAGTCTACTGTTTTATTTCTCCAAGCTATCACTTTAGCAAAATCTGGATTATTTGCAAATTCAGGACCACAGAAATTCTCTTTAATTAAATCATATACTCGCTCTTTATCTTTAATATCTAGTTGAACTACTCCGTGTCCATCCGCATCGCGATCATCAGATACACCCCGCTCGAATGTACCCTTTCGGATACCTAGAGATGTCGTAATAATGGGATTAGTTTCAGCTTGTCGAATGATTGTAGATAATTCAAACTTTTCAATTCCTAATTCCTCTTGAACATCTTTAATCATTGGTTTGGAATGGAAGTGATTAACTGGTGGGATTTGGCACGGGTCGCCCACGAAAATAATCTTACAATCTCTAGCATCATTAATGAGGGTTTCAAAAATTTCATCATCGATCATAGACGCCTCATCGACAATTACACACCCATACAAATAGATCGACGGGTTCACTGACTTATCCTTTTGGTAAACCTCTTGTCCCTTATCATTGATTGTGTGTTTAAGTCCTAATAGAGAGTGTAGTGTCTTATATTCCACCCCACCAATATCTGACATTCTTCGCAGAACTCTAACTGCCTTATTTGTAGGAGCGGTGACCACCAAATCATCTAAAGATTTACCCTTGGCGGTATTATACCAATTGATGAATGCATTAACTAGGGTAGTTTTACCCGTACCTGCATATCCTTTAAGTAGGAAATATTTATTATAATGGGTAGGAGCGCCAATAAATTCTTTCAATAGTAAAAGTCCGTCTTCTTGTTCATCAGTAAGAGTCATATGTTTTGAATATACCACACTAATTTCAGGATATCAACTATATGATTTTCTTTTTTTAGTCACCTGTTGTATATAGGTCGCCACTTTGGGAATACTCGTTAATAAATTCTTTATAATAATTTTCCAAGCTACTTCCAACTGCTTTAGAGTAAATTCTAAGACTCTCATGCATTTTTAAATCCGACAACTGTGAACCCAACACCCATTGATAATTTTCAACCTTTTCTCCCAGAGTTGGAATAAATTCTGATGGAACCACCCCAATTATACTAATAAAATTATATCTACCAATATCGTATTTCATTTGAGATTTCTTAATGAGCTTCATTTTTCCTTGATATCCCGCATCATCTCTAACACTATCCCACATCCCCCAAGTTCCCGTTCCTACTAATGGGGACTGGTTGGCTAAAAGTAAACGACCCGTATTTTCAGCTAAAATCAAAACTTGGGCTTGATCAGCATTTCGTTGCTTTGTTAACGGAAAGACTGCGCTTTCGAACTTTGGAGTCATGAATATACTTACCATAACATCATACATGTCACAAAATATTCCAGTAAATTTAGAAATTCTATTACTTTTAGAAATTCTATTACTTCTAATAATTTAGAAATTCTGTACTTTCATAATAATGTGTTTAGTATTTCTTTCGAACGGCGATGCCTTACTATACAGCCCCAAATACCGAAATGCAAGGATTCCCGAAAAAAAGTGGAATAAAACTTGAAAATGTTTTTTTCTGGGCTATAATCTGGAATGGCTATCCCATTATCATTAGGAAAACAATTCACGAAAATGGCCAGAGGGGTCTATCAACATAACAGTCCTCACTTCTTTGGGGATTCCCATCGGAAGTATTTTCCAGTGGAACCTTCAGCAGAAGACCAACGGAAGGCATTAAAAAAATCATCCACATATCCAAAAATCAAACGGTGTTTGGGTGCTTTTGGGTATGAGGTGGTTGACTATATGTCAGGAACCGCCACCACAAGTGGAGTGAAACAGCCAATGAAAATCGGAAAAATTCTACAGGGGCTTGAAGAACAAACGCTATTAGATGAATTTAAAGTCGATAGTTGTAGGGCATGGAAAGAGCTAATGATTGTAGTGTCACGGCATCCATATGATATTGTGGGGATGTCTACGGGGCGTGAGTGGAAATCATGTATGACGTTTGATTCCGGTGGAGATGGATGCAATAGATACTACGTCCGTCGAGATGTTCTCGGTGGAACATTGGTAGCATATCTCACGTCCAAAAAGGATAAGAACCTAAATAACCCAATGGCTCGCCTTCTAATTAAGAAATTTGAGGATACTAAAGGAAACCATCATTATGCCCCAGCGTCAGTTGCATATGGTTTATCGAACACATTCTTTAGAGGTAGTCTAAGAAAAATCATCGAGTCGTTGAACGTTACATCTCCACCAAGCGTGTATACATTTGATGCAGATTACTTCTACGACGATAGAGACCAAAGGACTATTGATACTAGAAGCGAAGACATTAAAAATGCACAAAACATTGAAATGGCTCGCCGTCTAGACATTAAAAATATGGAAATGAAGAAAAAATTGGAAGCAGCGTTCACTGACGTTGAATCATGTGGGTTAACAATTCCCGCGTCTGCATTCCAAGACATTTTACATTTCGGAAAATGGAAAAGGATAATGGGGGAAATCCCACAAACGGTATGGGATAATTTTTACAATATTAGAGAAACACTATCTACTTCTGGTTATGGAAAAAGAATATATTCTGAATTTATTTTCAATAAGATTAATGAAAGGTGTAACACCTCAGATGAAGTGAATACTCATTATTGGATGTATATCTCCAATACTCGAACAAGTGCGGAGTCGTGGTTATGGTCACTAAACAAATTCGCGGATAATGGGTCGCACTACCATTTCTTGCGACTTTCCGAGTTGTCGTTATCCTACGAAACTGAGGATTTAAATGATAAGCTGGACGATCTTCTTATCCCTGTCTACCGCAACATGTCAAAAATATTTGAAGTTGGTAGCCCTTACAGGGTATGCTCAATGGATGTTATAGAATCTATTAATGATGGCGGATTTCACCGCATTCATGGGTTGAATCGAGGTCGGCGGAACATGGAATATGAAAGGACCATTATTGAGTTGGGAGAGATGGATAACTACAGAGAGGGTACGAATCTTGGTAATCATCTAGCACATAGGTATAATGATTACCACTCCGCTGAGATTTGCAACGATGGAGACAATCAGGGTTCAATCATTACGCAAATGGCTGGGAAATATTCTAGGTGGTAATACGCATAACAATTGGTAAATATTAGCATGAATTTTGACGATAAGGTAGAACAAATTGCTGATAGTTATTTAACGCAAGAAATGCAAGGATCGGTTAAAATGAAGTTTTCGGGCGGCGGTAATAATAAGGGCCAAAACCCCGTCAGCGGAAACTCATTGAACCCAAATCCACAAACTACAAGCAATACAGGCGCACCGACCAGTAATGGGGATGCACCCGAAGTAGACTTCGCTGACCTTATGTCTAGGATGACAGATGCACCAGACGATGATGAGGGAATAAACGGAGAATTGGGACAGTATTTCACCAATTTGGGTATAGATTTAGAAGACCCGATTGTTAAAGGGAATCTAGGAAAATTCTTTGGAGGGGGTAATTTATAATGATCAGAAAATTTGATAAATATTATAGTATTCTTTTACAGGAAGCATCACCACCACCACCACCAGAAGAAGAAGAGGATGGAGGTGTTATTAACCTTGATGACGAAGCACCAGAAGCCGCCCTAAATCAAGACTTACCAGTAGAAGGTGAGGGGGAGTTCGGTGAAGGCGGACCAGCAGAATCACAATCAGAGTCATCTAATACGCCTCAAGAATTCGAGCTTGGTCGATTGGCACTTAAAGCAGTGAATTTCACAGGTAAAATAAATCCAAAAATTTATGATGATTTTGAAGAAAATCGAAACTCTGCTCAAGTATTGAACTATGTCCAAGCGAAATTAGGTGGATTAGGGGAAGTTGATGCTGTTGTAGATGAACTTATTTCTACTCTAGGTGGAGAGGCGGACCCAAGTATAGTTAAAGGAAAATCAATATCTGATAAATTATCATACTACGATCAAAAGTTAGTAGGAATGGCTGACAATGATGTAGATAATTGGACAAGAATAATATTAAATGCATTAAAATACGATGGAGGAGATTATAACATAGGCAGCTTAAGTTCAGGTAATATAGGAGTAATATTAGACAAACTGAAAATAGATTTTAACTATGATGTCCGTGGAATGTTTAACTCATTAGTGGACGATACCGTAAATGGATCGTCAATTTCAGGCCCAGGTGTGTTCTAATGAATCTAAGATTTAATAAAATCCTTAAAGCAACAATGCCTAAATCTAAAATTAAACACTCCAATCGAGTGTTTAATAAATTAGACGGACTTCCAAGTGATGTAAAATACGCCGCGTTGTTCCATGATTATTTAGAGAGTGGAGGAAGTCTATCAAAAATAGAAAAGGTATTACCGCCGAAAACAATCGATCTTATAAAATTATTAACTATTACTGATGACACCTCAGTAATAGAACATATTAAAAAAACTTTAAAGTCTGGAGATATAACAACCCAACTATCCAACTTTTTAATTTTAATTAAAATTGCGGATAGGAAGGATAATTATAATAAAAGGGTTAGTAAGGGTAAGTTAACTAAAAAATATAAAAAGAAGTCTAAAACACTTTTAGCGTATTTAATAAAACAATATAATGGTCCTAGACAATTGCTAAAAGATGCATTATCATAACATATGAAAACTAATTACCAAAAGGGTAAAGAACCAACCGCAGCAGAAATGGTAAACATGGCCAAATCATACACCCCCAAACAATGGGAGGTATTGATTAGCAACGAAACATTTGTACAAAACTTTGATAAGGATTTAAACCTGATGGCAATCGCCGCCGAAATGATATTGAATAATCGACGTGTTTTAAATCTGAATGATGTGAAGGCTAGAATAAGTAGTTAGGTGGACTTTACCCAACTTACAGAATTAATTTTAGAAAAAAACCGACACACTAGGAATTTAAAATCAAATTCTGAAGAGAAGCGTAAGAGCAGGGGGGATAATGTTAAAATATTATCTCTTAAAAAATATACACCCAGCACTGCCCCACCAGACAAACCCCTACTTAAAGGTTGGAAATTATATGAGGCTGAGGTGGAATCAGCCGAAAAAACTGAAGGTAGAACGCATAAACTTTACATTGCGTTAGACGGGAATAACAACGTTAGAGACGTTTACTGTTCTTGCGCAGATTTCCAATTTTTATGGAGATACGCACTGTCAAACGGTGATATGGCCTCAAAGGAAACTTATCCTGAATACGATGCCATTGAAACAAATGCACCATATACTGGCGATCCGTCCGACGAGACCAACCCAGAATACAACAAAAAACTATGCAAACATCTAATAAAAGCATTTGACGACCTCCATATTTAGTTGTATAATTCTTGGGTTTTTGGTGGCAGAGTTTGGAGGAGAGTCTATGTATGTAGAATTTTGGTAATAATCATTGAAAACGCGGTAAGTATATGTTATTATAACACAATGAGAATCGCAATTAGTTCAACCGCCTGTAATGGCAAAACATCATTCATAAAATCTTTCCTTAAACAGTGGCCAACGTATACCCAACCGAAAAACACTTATAGAGATTTTATAGAGTCTAAAGGACTGTCCCTTAACATGGACGGAACGGTAGAGAGTCAGCGTATTATTAGAGATGCACTTTCAGATCAAGCCATGGAGAACTCAGACGAGGAGCAATGCATTCACGATAGGTGTATCCTAGATAATCTGATGTATACTCTATATCTAGCAGAGACGGGAAAAATCGATGATGATGAATTTATCGGAGAGTCGTTTCATATTACCCGAGAAGTTCTAAAAATGTATGATGTTATTTTCTTCCTACCGCTATCTAAATTATCACCCGTAAACTTAGAAGAGAGAGATGATAGAGAATTAGATTTAAATTATAGAAAAAGTATTAATACTTTATTTTTAGAAGCACAGCAATCCTATAAAAACAGGGAGGGATTAATATTCCCACTTGAGAACTCACCCGCGTTTATAGAAATCTTTGGAGACGAGGACAACGGAGAGAAAACAGCGATGGCTGGATTATATATTCAAGATGGTGGTGACTTTAAATCCACTGACGAATCATTACTGAAGACTATTGAACATGCCGCTGAAAATGAAGCACTGGAGCAAGCACTCCTAAGCCAACTGAGCGTAGAATAATGGACATATCAAAATTAATAAATTCGTTACTTAACTCAAATTCCATGAACCTAGATACGGCTACCATGGAGGAGAGAGAAGCATATGTAACACCCCGAATAGATCAATTTCGATTATGTAACGGGTGTGAGTGTTTGATTTATCACACACTTAATGCTTGCCCATATTGCATTAGTTATAACATGCAAGAACTTAAGGAAGATTTCGTTTTGGAACCAAAACATATTGATTATTTTACTATGTTGGAATAAATAATAATATGAGAAGAGTTGATAAAGATACAGTGGTTTTATGTCGCAGGGGAACTGGTTGCTGCCCAGTAGTAACCAATACTAAGGACGGATACACCATTACCGATGATTACAATGGGAAAGTTCAGATAACTGCCGATGAAGCGAAGATGTTAATTGAGCATCTACAGTCTCAAGAATCACCAAGTACAGATTAATATACAAAAAAAAGGGGGACATTTAAATGTCCCCCTTCTGTTATTCGGAAGGACTCCAAACACTAGGGGGTAATAGTGGTTCGCGTTCAGGGATTTCCAGCTTACCAAAATCCTCCGCGTGTTCATATATACCCAACTTCTTAACTACGAACTTACAGAATTCAGAACGAATTATATCGTCCACTCCGAATTCAAAAGATTCGATTCCATTATCTACACATTCGTCGTCCCGTAGTTTATAACAAAAATTAACAAAATCCGTTCTACATCTACCCTTAAGATCGCTCTGATTAGGATCGCCTAAAATCCATAAACGAGAGTGTTCCCCCATTCTAGTTATGGTAGTAATTAATTCATCTTCAGTAAAATTCTGTGATTCATCCAATATTACTAATCTACCCGAGAAGTTTAATCCTCGCATATAGTTTACGGGCATTGCTTGAACGTGATCAGCGTCTACCAAAGATTTAATAATATTGGGGGTCAATAATTCATCTAATTTATCTTGTAGTGGCGCAGCATATACTGCGAATTTATCTGTAATATCACCTGGTAAAAAACCAAGTTTCACTGAGCTACTTTCTACCGCTGATCGAACATATGTGATATCACTTATTTTCTTCTGTTTCAGTAGTTGTAGACCAGCATAGATAGCCACAATGGTCTTAGATGTTCCTGCACATCCCTTAATTAAGGCACATTTAGTATTCCTACTTTGGAGTAACTTAATAAGCGTCTGTTGTTTCTTCGTCCAAGGTAACTCCGCAATAGAGAAATCGAACTTAACATTTGGTTTTCGGTAAGCGTACTTACCGCCGACTTGGGTGGTCGTCTTTTTAGGCATAAGCTTACCTATACTTATTATTACTCATTGACATATATCTCAAAGGGTGCTATATTTTATCGAAATCAGAAAGAAAATATGAAAACCATTGTAATAGGAGACATACACAACCACGTAGACTGGATTGAGCCATTCTTGGAAAGTTATCCCCACGATTCTGTTATTTTTCTTGGAGATTATTTCGATAGCTTTCGCGATAATGCTAAAATTGCTAAAAAAACTTCTAAATGGTTGGCGGGATCGGTATTTAAAGAAAATCGAATCCACCTGATGGGTAATCACGATATGCCGTATCGATTTTCTAATAATATTAGGCAAGGGTGTCCTGGGTTCTCCATTGAAAAATTAAATATAATTAATAAGGAATTTGGCTTGATTGATACTCTGGGACTAGGTAAGGTTTGGGACCAAATAAAATTAGCCCACTTCGACCATGACAATAATTTCATTTTCTCCCACGCGGGATTATCAGAAGATATATTCAAGTGCTGCCCCATAAATGGCCCCAATCTAGTAGATTATGAGAAAACAATAACCGATACATTAGAAGGGTTGAACACAAATCCTGAATTTATATCAAATGTGGTTGGAGCTTCGGGTATTACGTGGATTAGACCAGAAGGCTTTAAATTGATCCCTAACGTCACTCAAGTCGTGGGGCATACCCCGACTTGGCAATATACTATGGACACTGATGGGCCTAACGATGGACATCCCATAGTAACTACTAATGAGTCAGGTGGAACTATGTGGAATATTGATTGCTGCCACACATGGGTTGGCGTGTTTGAGGAGGGTGAGTTCTATGGATTAGACCGAACTAATACTGATATAACGATGAAGGTCGCAACTAGATAAAATTAAGAGCGTTTACCCTCCATCTTATCTAAATCCTTTTCCGTTATAATCATAAACTGCATTCCCTTATTCTTAGCAAATTGGGTAGCCGCTTCCCATTTTTTAGTGTTCACTGCGAACATTGCATTTTCATAGAGAATGGTAGTTTTCTTCTTCCTCTTAGATGGGGTAGGAGCGCGAGTCTGTTTATCGGGCTTGATCTCTATTAAAAACTTCTTAGGCCCGTTAGGGGTCTCCATTTGGATATACGCGTCAATGTAGTATCTAGCCATCCTACCTTTAATTGGATGTGCGTATGGCACGATAACCTGCTCAGAGGACCACTCCACCACTACTGAATTCTTATCGCACATTTTCATTAAGCGAAATTCTAGATGTGATCGGTATGTTATTGGGCCTTTATTTAAACATTTATCAGGATTAATAGGTTTGAATATTCCCTGCTTAAACTCTTTAAATTTCTTTGCCATTTAAGTCAATTATTTTTGGTTGTCCTGCTCTTAATGCTTCCACTGTAGCAGTGAGTTCTTTAGAGTTCTTACGGTCATTGAAGTAGTATGCTATTGCACCACCAGCAACCGCCATGAACGCCGCAGGGTCAATGAGACCCATAAAAAACCCTGTTACGACCGCTCCAGTTAGGATTGCAGTAACCCCCATTTGAGTATAATTTTTAACATCTTCCTTTGTCATAAAATTACTTATTGAATATAATGATATTATAGTGTAAATTGTTATAGTGAACGACGTAACCATTATTATTCCAGTATTTGACCTAAAGAGCGATAGGTGGCTAAATTTCCGATTTGTGTTGGATACTATACTCAGTGTAATGAAAGTGCCAGTATTGGTGGTGGAACAAGTTAGAAGAGATGAGCCAACTCCCGTTAGCGAATATTGCAAACGGATGGGGGTTAAATATATATCTAAGGTATTTGAGGGAGACCAAATACACAAGTCTGCCCTTATGAACTTTGGGGTTGAAACCGCAACTACTGAATATGTTTGGATAAATGATGGAGACTCGTTTCAAAATTTTAAATATATTATGAGTGAGGAATGGACGCATGATTTTATCCAACCATTCATCACATCTGAGAAATTAGATAACGCACGATCCAAAGAGTTGCGAGCGGGAGGAGATATTGAAATAACCACTGAAGATGTAGAAGATGTAGAAGATGAAAAGGCTTCCCCTAAACATAACTTTATAAATTTATATGGAGCATTGTCGTTTATTGCAAGGAAAGATGCATTTATAGAGATTGGAGGAATGGACGAAGCATTCGTAGGTTGGGGATACGAAGACAACGAATTTTGCTGTAGGGTGTTTAGCGACATCCCTAACTTTAAAATTATTAAATGTATTGGGCTGCATTTGTGGCATGAACCAGCAATATATAATAATAAAGAATTAGCTGCTAGAAATCAGGTATATTTTGAATCTAAGTTAAGCAACATAGAACTAACCCAAACCGAGAAAAATATACAAGCATTTCTTCAAGATGAGCCAACCCTAAATATATTAACTATGTTTAGGGGGAATTATGAATATTTAGAAAACATTAGATACTATCTACATAGAGAATACTTCCCGTGCGATGTGAGAATAACTTGGGTGCTGAATACACCAGATCAAAATTTTAAAGAATGTGCCGCTAAATACGCAGAAGACTTCAACGATATTAGAGTTATTACTAATATGGAGACTTTAGAGTTAACCGATAATTATTATGATTTTAGGCATGAATACGTGTCGTCAAAATATGCCGATCTTCTCCCTAACATATCCGATACGTTCATCCTTACCCTTGAGGATGATATGATACCACCGAAAGGGTCACTGGTCAAGCTCTATAATTCGTTATATTTTGAACCCACTGCGGGGGCATCATCCGCCATCTATAAATCAAAAGACGAGCCAGAATTAGCTTGTTGTATAACTAAATATTCCACTGAAAGGCTACCCCTAAGTCTATTGCAAAATTATGGAACTGTGGGTGGATTACGCACAGGGGGCGGGTTAACTCTATGGAGAAATGAAGCAATAGAGGAATCGTTTCCGGTTAAATTTACGAGAACGTCGCCCACTGTTGTTGAGGGATGGGATTGGTATCTAAGTCGTAAGTTGATAGAAAATGGACACAAAATTTTACTGCACACGGATATTGTATGCGAACACATATCATGAATTTTAGAAACCCAAACATACCCACAGAAGTTATTAATATTAAATTAGATAGGGAGTTTCCTGATGTATTTTACATTGGTGCCGCCAAGACTGGCAGCAGAACCATATGTGAAGGGTTAAAAGAATCCTTCACTATCCATTGTCATGGAACCGACCACTTCCGTAAAATATATGAACATGAACCAATTCCCAATGGAAATATATTGGAGTTTATTCCTGAAATTTATAAAAATGTATATAAAAAACCACTAATTGTGGAGTCCATTCGCGATCCAATCGCCCGACGAATATCACAATCACATTTCGAAAACGAAGAAGCTACATACGACGAGTTGTATGATCTATTTAAAGACATAGATTGGTTTGCTGATAACACTATTAGTTGTCACTCTGCTCTATGGCCAAGGTATTTTAATGTAAGTAGTTCAGATGTTTACGTTGAAACTGAAGCAATTAAACTATTAATGTTAAAATTTGAGGACATGAAAAATTGGGCAGGAACATTCGAGATGATAGGATATAACTTCACCCCAAACCACGCAAATGAAGTAAAACATGAACCTTACCTACGTATGAAAAAAGACTTTAAATTACCCAGAGATATATTAAACGAATTATACGAACATCCAATTATAACTACGTTTTACTCCAAATATGATATAGAGTTGTTAAAATTAAAATGGGAAGAATGATCATTTAATAACCCACCAAGATGGAAACATATCATCACCACAAGTAATGTTCAACTTTAAGGACTGTTTAATAGTAAACAAATCGACTGCTACTATTGTTGGACTCCATTTATTATGGTAATCGTGACCTGCGAATATACCACCATTCTTTAATTTTGGATACCAATCTTTAAGTGTTTTCCCTGCTGCTTGTCCAGTGTGAGCGTAACCATCAATGTAGATAAAATCAAAAAAATTATCCTCAAACTGATCTAACGCCTCATCGAAGGTAGCCCTAATTATTTGTGAGTTTTTATACCATTTGGTTCTATTTAAGGCGACTAAATATTCCTTCATGTCATGGTGGTCCCCCCACCTATCTACACTCCACACAGTCTCACCCCCTTGGTTTTTTAATAGTTGCGATGTGTAGCCACCAGCAGCTACACCCAACTCTACCCAATTTTCATTTAACTTCAACGAATTTAATAATGCCGGAAAGTCGTTACGAGTATCTAGGGTAGCGCCCTCATAGTGGTCACTAAGCTTCCTTATACCCCAATTTTTAATATATTCCTTATCTATATCCAAGTCGTGACGTTTTGTCATTTCGTGTTCAGTGTTCCAGTAATGGCTGACACCATCATCAAACATCCCATGGATATATAAATCATACTCGGGGGTATTGAAGTGATTTACAACATGTAGTCCTGTAGTTGCGGTGTATTTTTTGGTGTTAATTCTCAGGGCTACCCGCAGTAGTTGCGTGTCGAATTCTGGGTAGGTCTCTTCAATTTTCCCAACCTCTGGAGGAAATAATAAAAAGCGACAGTTTGGAAATTCTTCCAACCTATATAATACGTGGGGGCCGAGTGCCACATAATCAGTCTTGGTGCCGACACGATCCTCATAGGATTC